ATTTTCGAATTCGTTTCGTGTTTCTTTTTCATTTCCCGTTCGTTTCCTGAAATGATTTCATGCCCGACACGATACGTTTTTTCGAATCTGTTTTCCGAAAACCGTTTTTCGGAAAACAGAAAAAAAAATTTGCATTCACTTCGCGAACCTGATATATCGAATTCGAAAGTAAAAAGGTCGAACTTATGCGTAAAGTTTCCGAAAACACAAAGAATACCAGTTTCTTCGACGTTGAAACCATTGTCGAAGAAGAGCAAATTTCGATTTCCGATCAGGATTCGTATCCGGAAGCAATATTCTTTTCTTCGAACGGAAACAGAATGTTCGTGCTCGGTTTGTCGCAAAAACGGATCTATTCGTACACCATGAGCACTCCATGGAATCTGACTACGGCAAGTTACGAGAATGTCTGTTTTCATGTAGGAAATCAGGTCAGAGGGCCGAAGACACTGTTTTTCTCTTCGAACGGAACCCGAATGTTCGTACTCGGAGACGACAACACGATATATTCCTATGATCTGACCTGTCCATGGAATCTTTCAACAGCAAATTACAATAACGAAAAATTCGATGTCAGTCGTTTCGGAAAAAAATTCATTGTCGAAATGTTTTTTTCTTCGAATGGAACGAAGCTGTTCGTACTCGATCGATACGAAAACAGAGTATATTCCTGTACATTGAAAAATTCGTGGAATGTTTCCTCCGCGATTCATGATGAAAAATTCCTGCATGTCAACGATACGGGAATTTTTCTGAAAGGTCTGTTCTTCGATCCGGAAGGAACGAAAATGTTTCTGATCGGATCTTACGACAAAATATTTTCGTACGAGCTGAGTGTGCCGTGGGACATTTCCACGGCAAAATACGATACTTTCTTTCATGGAAATACGAAACTGAAACCACATTCGTTGTTCTTTTCTCCGAATGGAAAGAAAATGTACGTATTGAACTGGAAGAACAGAAAAGTGCACTCGTTTTCGTTGAAAAATGCATACGAATTCGGTTCTTCTCCCGTGAAAGAACATGTGAGAGAAATCGACAATCCGAATATTCCGAAAGGAATATTTTTCAATTCCACCGGAACGAAAATGTTCGTCAGTGGAGACAACAATCGGGTGTATCGTTATACACTCGAAATTCCATGGGAGATTTCAACCGCGAAAAACGACAATGTATTCTTCGATGTTTCTCGTAGAAATGTCGAAAAAATCGATCCGACAGGCATGTTTTTCTCTTCGAATGGAAAAAAACTGTTCATTGTCGAAAATTCCGGCAATACGATCTTCTCGTTCGGTCTGCGCATTTCGTGGAATATTGCCACGGCAAGTCATGATTTCGAATTTCTCGATGCAAGTTCGATGAATACCAATTTGCAGGGAATTTTCTTTCGTTCCGATGGAAGAAAACTGTTCGTTGTCGGAAAAGACGAAAATCGTATATGTTCCTATACTCTGAGCATTCCTTGGGACATTACGACCGCAATTCCTGATTCTTCGAATTTTTCCACCAGTTCTTACGACAGAAATCCGGGCGGAGTATTTTTCAATTCCCGGGGAACGATGATGTATCTGCTCGGAAGGGACAACGAAAGAATATTTTCCTTCGAACTGACTTCTTCATGGAATCTTTCGTCTTCGACCGCAATTTGCAAGGAAAGTTTTCCAATTTGCAATCCCGGTCCATTACAGGCAATGTATTTCGACAAAACCGGAAAATCCATGCATGTACTGAACAGAAACATGTACTCCCGTTACGAACTTTCGTCTCCATGGAAAATTTCGACTGCATCCCTGAGACATACGCAACCGGTCGAAGGAATCTCGATGTTTCTTCAGAACAACGGAAAAAGACTGTTCATTCTGAATGGCAGAATTCTGAGTTCCCATCTTCTCGAAAAATGAATTTCACTTCTCTTTTCTTCGAAAAAGAACAGAAATTCTGTTCTTTTCGAATTTTTTCGAACGTGGAATTTTTTCGAAAACAGAAAATTTTTTCCGAAAAAAAAAAATTTTTCTTTCGACCTTTCCGAAAAAATTGCCTGTGTTCGAAGAAGTAGAAAGCAGGAAAATGAAAATCGAAAAACGGCTCGACAATGCCGTTTCGAATCGATTCGAAATCGACTGGAAACAGAAAGACTGTCTTTTTTCGAGAAACAGTTTTTTCAATTCTTCGTCGATTGTCTGTCGATCATCGACGAAAAATTCGTTTCCGAAATTTTTTCCTGTTGAATTTTTTTTTCATACGGTGTATGAAAAAGTCGGACACAACGAGAGGGAAAAAACATGCAGATCACGGTGGAAGGCAAGACTGTCAGCCTTCCGGCATGGATCGAGAATATCAAGCAATTTGTTCCTGTTTCCGAAGAATGGGAGATTGCCCGAATTACAGAGGGCAAGAATAACAGAAACAAACTGGCTTTCTACTCCGGACCAGTCAATCAGAAAACAGTCGGAAGCAGAATTGTTTCCGACATTGTTGTTCCGGATCGAAATTGTGGTAACTTTCATGTCGGTGAAATCGTATTGGCAGATGCCAATATGAAAAGATGGAAAAAAATTTACGAAGGCAGGCTTTTCAAAATTTATGCCACAAACGTTCGCAGATTTCCACCTTGCTTCAATTACGAAGAGAAAGTGGAAGAACTTGCGAATCTGCTTGCAGAAAATCTGATCGAAGACCTGGCTGCCAAAAGAGCTATGAGTCTCGGTTTCATGCCTTCTTACAAAGACAGAAAGATGGAGGAAATTGTCCAAATTGCTCTGGAGAAGATTCGTAAGGAAGGATTGGACGAATACGAGAGAAAAAAGATGAAAATCAAGGCAGAAGAGATCATTCATCAGGCCATTGTCGGAACTCTTCGATACAGAAAAAGTTGAAATACTGAATTCCGAATTCGGGGAAGGTGTCGACAACACCTTCCCCGAATTTTGTTTCTGCCAGAAACAAACGCGAAAAACAATCTGTCTTTTCGAAAAAACTTTTCTTCGGAAAAGAACAGAAATTCTGTTCTTTTTCGAATTTTTTCGAAATTTCGAAAAAAATTTTCGAACATGAAAATTTCGTAAAAAACGAAAAAAATTTTTCTTCGAACGAATGTGAAAAAAAATTTCTTGACAGTGCGAAAAAATCGATTACAAGAAGGGCATGAACGACAAGCACCATCAAAGATTGATGTTTTTGTCGGAAATTGCCAAGGCGAACAGAGGTGTCTGCCTTGGCAAGAACAGCTATGCCAAGCTGGCCGCCGCCATTTACGTCAAGAATCGACTGATTTCGATCGGACTGAATTCGTCGAAAACTTCTCCCTTCCAGCAAAGATTTTCGAAAAACAAGAATCATATCTATATTCATGCGGAAATCAGTGCAATAAAGCAGGCAATTTCGAACATGGGACTCAATGAATTCGTCGATGCGAAGAAGACTCTCTATGTGTGCCGTGTCAAGAAATTCGCTCCGAATTCTTCATATATATGGGGACTTTCGAAGCCTTGTCCCGGTTGCCAGTCGGCGATCATGGAATTCGATATCGACAGAGTGATCTACAGTCTGGACGAAGACGAGATGAACGGAAAGTTCTACGAGATTCTGGAATTCTGAAAGTCGAAGACAGAAAGAACATCGTGAAGGAATCGAAAAAATGCAGAACAGGGAAGAAGAAACCTTCGATTTGACGAATCTGACCAAAGAAGCAAGAGATCTGTTCTTTCGAAACTACATCAAGTATCTTCTGAGCAAATATCTGACTTATCTGGGAATTCTGATTTACATTTACAATCACGAAAAAATTCACGACACACTTTACAATCATCCGGAAATTTTTGCATTTTTCTCGCTTTTTCTGATTCCATATTTTCCGAAATACGGATCGATCATTTTTGTCGTTCTTGCATACATGACGAAATATCATTCTTCTCTGATTTTCTTTCTCGTGATTCTCTTTTTCACGTGGAATACCAGAGTTTCGTTCTGGTCCACCCTGATTTTCTGTGTCGTACTGTATGGTGCGGAAGGTGGAATTTTCGGACACATTCTTGCAATTGTCTACGGTCTCGCATGTGTGCTGTACATGTACGAATATGTTGTCGAAAAAAAGGAAGATGAAGAAGAACAGGAAAATTGACAATTTTTTTTCGTACATGTGAAGAAAAATTTCCGCAAAAAAGGAGTTGACAAATTCGAAGAATGCTTGCATAATTCGACAGCATGACAGGCAAGACCCCGTAGCTCAACCGGATAGAGCACCGGCCTTCTAAGCCGGGGGTTGGTGGTTCGAGCCCACTCGGGGTCGCCATTTTTTTTTGTCACGAATTCTTCTTTTTTTTTTTTTTTCGAACTTCGAATTTTCGAAAAGTAAATAATATCGTCGAAAAAAAAAATTTCGAAAAAAATCTTCTTTACTTTTTCACGACAATGACAAATATTCGAAACATCGTAGAAAAACGTGTCGAAAGAATAAAAAGGAACTATTCTTCCACTGAATTGAAAAGCATCGAAAATCCGAACAAAATTGTTCTGCATTGCAATTTGCACGATTTCACATGGAATTCGACATACGAACAGCTGAAATTCCGTTCGAAAAAAGGTCGAACTTCCTGTCCCGAATGTTGGAAAAATCGAAAAAATTCGAAAATTCGAAATTTCGCGATCAACAGATTCGAAATTCTTGCAAACAGTGAAGAAGAATTCATTCGGGGCATGCTTTCCATACATTCGAATCTTCGCTTCGAAAAACACGAAAAGAATTTTCTTGTTTTTCGTTGTGATTCCTGCTCGAAAATCTTCGAAATTCCCGAATTCGAAAGAAAATTTTTCTACGTGAAATGCAATTCCTGCAAAAACAACGAACCGTTTCGAAGAAAAATTTTTCTTCACACGATAGAAATGCTCAATCCGAATTTCGATATTCGGGAAGAAAGAAATTTTCTGGAACTTTCGTGCAGAAAATGCAGAAACGAAAAAATTCGCATTGCAATTCGAAAAAGAAAAAATCTTAAATTTTTCTGCAGAAACTGCGAGAAAGAAGATTCGAAAAAGGAAATCGAAAATCTTTTCGGGCAATTTTCTTCGAATTCGGAAAATTTCGAAAAATATCGAATCACACCGGAAAACTTTTCGAAAAAACTGCAATTGGCAAGAAAAAAAATTTGCGAAGAAAATTACGAATTGTTGTCGGTGGAAGGACATCGACTGATTCTGAAATGTCCGAAACACGGAATTTTTCGTCCATGGTTGTACGATTTTCTTTTCAGAAACACGAAATGTCCAGAATGCCAGAACGAAAAAAGAAAAAATACGGTCGAAAAATACAATGAAGTTCTGAAAAAATTCGATATCGAAATCGTCTTTCCGAAATCGGACGAAAAAATCGGAACAAAAAGTCCGGTTCTGTTTCATTGCAGAAAACATCATGTTTTTTTCACGAGTTCTCTTCTTTACGTGACCAGAAGACGATACAAATGTCCGGAATGCAGAAGAACCGAATTCACGAGTTCCGGTTGGGAAAACGAAGTTGCGGAATTCGTTTCTTCCCTGAAGATCGAAATTTCGAGAAATTGCAGAATTTTCGGCAATTTCGAAATCGATATTCTGGTGAAGAATTCCAGAATTGCCATCGAATGCAACGGATTGTATTTTCACAGTTCGAAATTTCTTCCGAAAAATTATCATGTGAACAAAACCGAACAACTCGAAAGAAGAAATTATCGCCTGATTCACATTTTCGAAGACGAATGGAAATTTCACCGAAATGCGGTTCGAAATGTACTGAAGTATGTTCTGAACAGAGCGGAAAAAGGTGTTCCTGCGAGAAAAATCACTTCGATTCGAAAAATTTCCTTTTCGATGGCTCGAAATTTTCATGAAAAACATTCTCTGCAGAAAGCAATTCGTTCGACTTTTCATTATGGTGCATTTTTCAATGACGAACTTGTGGCATGCATGTCTTTTTCGAAAAGAAGAAATTTCGAAAATTCATGGAAAATGACAGGATTCTGCACGAACGGAAAATGTCATGCAGGATTGTTTTCCCGAATGTTGAAACATTTCGAGAAAGAAAATCGTCCGCTTTCGATAACGGCAAATGTCGACAGAAGATGGTTCACCGGTTCGACTCTGAAAAAAAACGGCTTTGTTCTCGTGAAAATTACCGAACCTCGCCGTTGGTATGTACATGAAAATCGACGTTCGACAGAAAATTCGCAAAAGAAAAATCTGTCGAAAATCTACGATTGTGGAACTCTCGTATTCGTGAAAAATTTTTCGTGACAGAAAAAATTCGAATTTTCGAAGAAAAGATCGACATTTTCGTTCGAAGTCGATGAAAATGATGTCGAACCGAAAATCATGCGAAAAAAAAAATTCGATTTCACAGAAAAAAAAATGTTCGTACATCGAACGAAATTTTTTTTTTCGTACAATTCGAAATTCATCGTCGACTTCACAAAGAAAAAATTTCCGAAGAGAAAACAGTGAATCGAAACATGTCACGAAATGGCGAAAAGAAATTTTCGTGACTTTCATCGTGAAATTTTTCTCGAAATTTTTCGTGAAATCGATTACGATATTTTCGTTCGAGGGCGAAAACGGTGAACCGAATCGAAAAAATTTCCGAAAACGATCATTTTTTCGAGAAAAAAATTCTGCAGAAGAAATGAAAATCGGAATTCGGAAGTCGACATGAAAAAATTCGAAATTTTTTTCGATTTTCGAAAAAAGAAAAGAAAAAAAGAATAAATTCATTTCGAAGAAAAGGAGAGAAAGAAAAATGCGTTTGCCATGGTATATGAGATTGATGCATCTGCTTCCACCGGAGACTTCTCACAGATTGACAATTGTTTTTCTCAAATATTTCTTCGTTCTGAAATATCTTCCTTCGATTTTTCTTCTCGTATTTCTTTTGTCCGTTTTTTCTTTCGTTTTCTGAATTCGAACAAATTTCGGAATCGAAATTCGTTCGAAAGAGCCGAAATCGAAAAACACGAATTTTTCATTCTTTTTTTCTGCCCGATCGATTTCGTTTCATCGAAAATCGGTATATCGATCATTTTCGACAGAAGATGACGAATAATGATCTTTTTGGCACTGTCGTGAAAACAGGAAGTCGATTTCACCGAACTTGTGCCAAAAATCAACGACAATTTTTTGCAGAGGAAATTTACGAGAGCATTTTTCGACATTCCCGTAAATTCGAATACGAATTCCCGTCGAAATTGTCTGCAATATGTTCATGTCGTGCAGAAGTCCGATCGTATTTTTCGAATACAGTGAAAAAGCTTCCGAATATTCCAAATCTTCCACTTTCGTGAAAAAACAGAATGACTTTTCTGTTCTTTTTCGAATTTTCTTCGTATATGTGTTTCGCGAGTTCTGAAATTCTTCGATTTTCACGACAATTTCATCGAATTTTTTCGAATTTTTCGAATTTCGAAACAGATACGACAACTTCGAAGATACAATGTACAGATTCCTGTTTTCGAAAAAAGGTCGAATTTCTTTTTTCGCATGATATTCGGAAAAAAACAATTTATCGTTTTTTTTCCGGTAGAAGAAGATGATTTTCCAATTTCTTCGAACAATTCGTCGAAAAAACGAAATTCCGGCAAATCTTCTTTCGGACAGAAAGAAGTGAAACGACGAGCATGACAATGAAAAACATGGAGAAGAATTTTTTCGTACATTTCGAATATGTCGCGAATTCGTCGATTGTACGAATTCTGCAAATTCGTATGAAAATCGCTTCTATCATGCATTTTTTCTCCAGAAAAACATCGAAAAACATTCCAGACAGAAATCGACATTTTTCGAATAAATAAAATCGGAAATTTTTTTCGGAACAGAAATGAAAATCATCGAAGTCACGAACACGGACAAGAATTTTTTCTTCGACGAAAAATTCGAAAAATTTGTTCGGGAAATGGCAAGAAACACGAATCCGGAAATTGTGAAATTTCTGTTCGAAAATTCATTGTACAGAGCCTTGACTCCGAACAGAAGTGAATGGACGACAAATTATGGAATTTCGAGTATAGAAAAGAATCGTAAACCATTGAGTTCATCACCGTTCGTACAGAAACTCATCGACGACTATCTGAAAAATTCCGGTTTTCGAGCATTGAGATCGAACAGCATATTTGTGACAGGAGAAAGAACAACGGCATTGAACTATCGAAAAAACGACAGAATTCTGGCAGTCGTTTTTCCTTCGAAAAAATTTTTCTTCACATGGAATCCGGTATCTCACGATTTTTTCACCAGTCTTTACAGTCACAGAATTTTTCTGTTGAATTTTGCCGAAATTCGAAAATTGAAAAAAGAAATTGTTCATGCACTGACAGATTCGATCATGTTTCATCTTCCATCGGAAATTTTTCACGAAGAAAAAGAAAATATCGAACTTCTGATGAAGAAAGGCCATACGAAAGAAGCTCTGAACCTGTTGGAAACAATCGTGAAAAGACATTTTCAGGAAGATCGTTTTCAAACGGATTACATGACAATCATCAACGAAATTGCCGACAATCATCGGAAATTCGATTTCGATTCGGAAGAAGAATTGAAAAAAATCATCGTTCTGAACAGAAAAAATTCTCTGTTACGAAATTTCACGAACGAAAATTTCGAAGAGGCAGTGAAATCCGGCAATGAAATCATGATCACGAATGATGTCTTTTTCTATATCGAAGAAATCTGGTTTCGAAAAAATCGGAACAGATTGTGGAAAATTCTGAAAAAAGAATATTTCTCGATGAAAAACTGAACATTCGTGCGAAAAAAATTTTTTTTTTCAGTTGTAGAGAAGAAAATCGTAGAGTTTTCTGGATTCTTCTTCGCTGATATTCGAAGAATTCGCGAAAAACACGAAGTGATATGTCATTCGATTTTTGATTTTTCTGTACAGAAAAATTCTTCGATCTTCTTTTTCACATACCAGAAGCCGATTGTCGTTTTTTTCATGAATTTTCTGTTCTGTAATCAGGGAACAGGAATAATCGAAAAGTGAATTTCCTTCATCGTCGTTCGTCACGAAAACCAGAACATGAGAATTTGCCGAAGGATTCGAAAAAATTGCATATTTTTTGTTTTCGTCGACAAAAACGGGTTCTTTTTCGAAGAGAACAGATCGAATATCGAGATTTCGGACAACATCCTTCAGATGAAGATAATTGCTTCGATTCGTTTCATTGTTCAATTTTTCGATATCGAAATACGAATTCGTCGTTCGAACAACGGTCTGTTTTCGAATTTCTTCCTTTCTGGCAAAATTTTCGATGGCTTCCTTTTTCGTTTTTTTACCAATGCATTTCAGAATTTCATTCGACTCTTCCGGGGAGAATTTCAATGAAATTTTTTCGTTTACGGAATTTCTGTCCGATACGCCATTTTTGTTTCGAATCGAATTTTCGTTCGAATTTCGACCTTCGTTCGATTTTTCATGGAACAAAGTCACCTGAATTTCAATTTTCGCATTTTTTTCGAGCTGTGTGACCATTTCCTGAAAAGAAATGAAATTTCTTCGAATTACGGCAAATCTTTCATTGACTTCGTAATAATATTGATAATCTTCGAGAAGAATTTTTCTGTATTCCAGATCATTTTCGCCGACTTTCTTCTTCATTTCCAGAACAATGTAAGCTCCCCTGTATTTCAGTTTTTCTTCGGGAAAAAGTTTTCTGGATACATAGAATTCTATCGTAGGAGTCAGATCGACTTTCGTTGTTATCAACACTTCGTTCGAATTCTCGGTCATTTCGACATTTTCTCTGGTATTTTCTTCGATATTTTCTTCGAAATTGTTCCAGTTGGAACCTGAATTCATTCGATTGAACCATACCGTTCTGTCGGCGATTTTGTATATGTACAACAAATCTCGAAGAGCAATGACGACATTTTCGTACCGAATGTAGATCGAACAGTATTCTTCACTTTGATCTTCGCTGCTGACATATATTTCCCTCGAAAACACCTTGTTGTCGTTTTCACGAATTTTTCTGACGAAAATATCTTTCTTGTTTCTGTAATACGGATGCAGGTCGCTTTTTCTCGTTTCGAAAGCCAGAGTCGAATTTTCTTCCAGTTTCACGAAATTTTTTTCGGAAAATTTCGAATTCCAGTCCATGCCATGAACGGAAAAGGAAAACAGAAGAAACGGAAACAAAAAGAAATATACGAAAATTCGGGAAGAAATTCCTGTCTTCATGATCGTTTTTTCCCCGATGAGAAATTTCATTCGAACAACCATGTCAATATGATGTTTTCGATTTTTTTTCTTTTTTCGAAATCGTAAGAATTCCAGAGATTCTCCAGAAAATTCGACGAAAAATCGTTCTTCGAACTTTCCTTCGAATCGAAAAATTCTTTTTTCAGAATTCTCACCAGTTCGTCATCGTGACCAAGTTCTTCTTCGAGCATTCCCAGCAATCGATTTCTGTCCAGAATTCTGACTTTCGTAAATTTTACCATTTCGTTTTTTTCTCCCTGTTGCATATCGATAATAACAGAATATTTTTTTTTCGACAAAATAACAAATCAATCGACAAGAGGAAAAACCTGCTCCAGATATTTTTCCTTCTGTCGGGTATACCTGTTCCTCGTGAATTTTCCGGAAAAGATCCAGAAATTGTCGAAAGTCTTTTTTCTTCGAATTCCTTTCAGGGCGGACAGATCCGGATTTTCGACGATATCGAAATTTTGCGTTTTTTCATTCAGGGAAAACGAAAAGAGAACATTCGGACCGGTAATTGAATTTTTTCTCATGTTTTTTATTTTATTTATGCAATCGAAAGCGAAAAATTTTCCGAAATTTTTTCTTCGAAAAAAATAAATAATCTTGAAAAAAAATTTTTTTCGAAAGAAAAAAAATGTCGAGAATTCCTGTGGAAATTCTTACAAATTCGGGAACCGTCGTTTCGATTCCGAATTCCTCCCGAAGAAATTTCATGACGAGAAAAGTTCGAACTTCGGCCAGTATCGTTCTGGAAAATGGAAGAACGATTGATCTGGAAATTTCGGAAAGTTCCCTGACAGTTACGGTCGATACCGAAATTTCGACTCTTGTGAATTTTCATTCTTCGTTTACTCTCGACATCAGCGGAGTATCCTTTCAGATCATATCGACTTCGAATTTCGAAACTTACAAGATAAGCGACGGTTTGTGGGAATGTGGTGTCTATACCGTGGAGCCTGAATTGCTTTCCGAATGAAATTCCGAACATGAAACTATCGGGAAAAATCGCAATTTTCCGGTCTGTGTAGAAAGAAACCCTGCAATTCGTCGATATCGTATTTCAGTGCTTTTTCATACGACTTTTCATTTTCGATTCCTTCGAGTACGAGAATATGATCGTCTTTCAGAACCGATACCAGTTTCGAAAAGAGATTTTCGACTTTCGAATTTTCTTTTTCCAGTTCGAAGGAAAATTTTCGATCGAATTTGATCATGTCGAAAGGAATATTCAGAACATATTCGAGTGAACTGTATTTTCTGCCCATGTCATCCAGAGCGAGACGAAAGGAATTTTCACGAAGCTTCAGAAGATTGGAAACATATTCCTTTTCTGTCAGAATATTGTATTCTTCCGTAATTTCCAGAATCAATCGACTCGAATTCAGAATTCTTTCGTAATTTTTCAACAGGAGAAAAAAATCTTCGAACTGATTTCCCAGAAGAGAATGGTCGATATTGATGTGAATTCTTTCGTTCTGCAAATTTTTTCCGGAAACGAACAACGAAATCTTTTCCAGAATTCGATTCATGAATTCGATCGACAGTCCGTTTTTGTATATTTCCCGGAACACATCTTCCTTGTTCAGGAAGAAACTTCGAAAACCGGAAAGAATTTCGAAACCTTTCGAATTGGAATTCCTGTCGAAAATCTTCTGGAAGAAAATGTGAATGTCATCGAGAATTTCTTCGTTTTTCGCAGAAAACAGTTTTTTACGATTTCGGAAGATCGTCTCTTTTTCCTTGTCGAAAAAAACGAAATTCACGAATTTTTCTTTCGATTCCGTCAGACAGAAATCCAGAATTTCCATCGTGGTTCGAAAACTTTTTCTTTTTTCTGCAATCACCAGACGAAAACGAATTTCTTTCGAAATTTCGTTTGCAAACTCGAAAAATTTTCGAATTTCGCAAATGTCGTTCTTCGAAAAAACGAGAAAAAATTCGTCTCCTCCCAATCGATAGACTTTTTCGACAATTTTCTGTTCTTTCAGAAAATTTGCGAATTTTCTTATGAGATTGTCTCCGTACATGTAACCGAATTTGTCGTTGACGAACTTGAAACGAATCAGATCACATATGCCGACATATTTTCTGTGAATTTTCGGAAAATCGGCAACGAGCCTGTTCCGGTTCATCGTCTTCGTCATGTCGTCGTAATAATATCTTTCATGATGCACATTCAACAATTTTCGATAATGAGTCATGTCTTTCACGATTGCGATCACTGCATCTTCATTGTCGAAAATCGTTCTTGCAACATTACATTCGACATACATTTTTTCGCCATTTTTCTTCACCAGAACCGATTTCCATGTTCTTTCCGGTTCTTCGTTCTCCATGGATGCTCTTTTGCGGTGTATTTCGAGAATTTTTCTTTTTTCCTTTTCATCGAAAAAATCGATGAAATTTTTTCCGACAACTTCTTCCAGACTGTAACCACCGATTTTTTCCATTGTTCTGTTGATGAAAATCACTTTCTGATTTCGTATGATCACGATGCCGTAGTCGTTCAGATCCAGAATCTGTTTCAGAATACTGTTTTCATTTGTGAAATTCGTCGAAAAACCAGATTCGTATTCTTCCAGAGAAAGAAAAACATGAATATCACAACAGACACCCGACGAGGGAATTATCGACAGAAGATATTTTTTTTCCCCGAAAGAAACTTTCAACAGATCCGGTCGAAGATTTTTCAACGCATCGAAAATCGGAATCTGCAGATTTTTTCGAAGTTCGAGAAAATTCAGAATATTGTTCGATTCGTTCGAATCGAAACTGACAATTTCGTATTTTCTGTTTCGAAATTTCAGAGTTCCGGAATATCGAAACATTTTCGAAAAAACTTTCTCAGAATTGAATTTCCTTTACGGTGAATTTGTCCGTGTGGAACATTCTGTTCAATTTTTTCGCCAGATTTTTTGCAAATCCGGGATTGGGAAATACCGTTTTCCTGTATTTCGGAACATGATTGTCCAGAAGCTTGTTCGATATCTTGTAGTTGAACGGTTTGTTGTCGTAGAGAACAACATAGATTCTGTCAGACTGAATGATTTCTTTCACGAAATAGTTCGAATCTGTTTTCGATAGTAGAATTTTCGGTTTTTTCTTCATCTGTTTCCGCACCCTTTTCCAGAATATTCTTTATGTATTCGATTCTCTTGACAATGACATCGAAACCGGATATTTCCACATTTTCACGATCTGTTCGAATCGAAACATATGGGCATTTTTCATTTTCACTGTATACTATGGCATAGTCGATTTCATGATTATCGAAAATATTTATGAGAACAACATTGTGAACACAGTTCTTTTTCAAAAAGAGCCGAATCATTTTTCCTCCATTTTCATGTTTTTGCTTTTTTTTTCTTGTTTTTCAGGAAAAAAATATCATTTTTTCTTTTCGGAAGACGGAAAGAATCCGGAATCGAAATCGATACTTATGACTTCGCTCTCCCGATTGTCCGGGTTGTCGAAATTTTTCTCGTGAACTTTTTTCATCAGGGAAATCAGTTCGTTCAACAGAATATCGGCTTCTTCCATCGAAAGAAGAATATTTTTCTGTTTCTTTCTCAGAGCTTCTCTGTGTTTTCGAATCAGGCTTTCTATGCTCATTTTCGTACTCGTGAAATCGAAAAAAATTTCACTGAAAAATTCTATTGTCGAAAAAAAATCATTTCGAAAAAACTCTTGCCCAGAAATTTTCTCTTCGGGAAATTTCGATCAGATTGTATTTTCCACAAAATTTCAGAAAATGAATGCCGATATTATTTATTTTCGGCTTGTTCAATCGATTCGAAATGCATTTTTTCGCTTCTTCTTCTATTTCTTTCGGTAATTCCCGAAGATTTATCAACAATTGATTTTCACGATATCGATCGAGAACACGAAAAGTGTCTCCACGAGAATTCGTCCATGTGGAAAGCATGAAATTGTTCCAGTGAAAACCCTTGTTTTTCCTGTCGAAAAAAACTTTTTCCAGAGAATTTGTTCTCGTTCCCGGACAGATCGGAAAAATTCCATCGGAAGCATCACCTCTGCAGATTTTCAGAAACAGAGCCCAATCCGTCCAGTCTTCATTCAGAATGTTCGGTTCCCTGTTTCTGTCGATTTTTATTTTTCCCTTGTTCGTGATCGAAACGTGAACCGGTTTGCCGTCGAATGTGAATGCGAAATTTTTTGTCAGAATCACATCTTTGTGTGCAAGATAGAGATTCACGTTTTCATTTATCAATTGTACGAAATCATTGTCGTTTGTAATTATGAGCGTTTTTCGAACATCGAATTTTCTGCACAGAACCGATATCAGATCGTCGGCTTCCAGAAATTCGTGCCGAAGAACGATCGAATTCGTGAATTTTTCGAGAAAATTCACAAAATCGAAAAAAACTTCTTCGAATTTTCGATCTTCTTTTCTTTCTTCGTGACTTTTCTTTGCTTTTGCAATTCTTCTGTCGAGTTTGTAATTCTTGTAAATTTCGTATCTCCACGATTTTCCATCCAGAGCAAAAATCATTTTCGTATTCGAAGAGGAAAATTCGGAAATCAGTCTTTCGATGATTCTGAAGGTTACATGCAAAGCAAGGGAAGTTTTCATTTCCAATGAACCTTTCGTGACATGACGACTTCTGTAGAAAATCGAATTCAGATCGAAAACAAGAGTATCATATTTGTTCATCGAAAAAAACCTGCTACGGAACGAAAGAATTTTCGAAGAATTTTTTCGAAAAAATTCTTTTACTCGTATTCTTGTTCGTATTCCTGTTCGTATTCCTGTTCGTATTCTTACTCGTATTCTTCGATATCATTTTCGAGAACTCTGCGATGTACCAGAGAACCATCGTAATTTTCATCGAATTCGAAATATCCTGCCTCCAGCAGAGTCGTCTTGAAAAGATCGTGCAACCATTGATCGACAATTTCGGTATCGTTTCTTCCACGATAGCCTCTTTTCTTCAATTCTTCTATGAAATACGAATTCCAGTCGAGTTCCATTTCCAACGAAACATTCGAATCGTTCGAATTCAGATTTTCTCCGATGACTTTCACCCAAGGCCTTTTTTCGATATTTGCAATTTCTTTTTCATATTCGTCTTTGCTCATTTTTCCATGTCTGTAATTCAATTCGAGAAGTTTTCGACTTTTTTCTTCTTTCGTCAAGGAAGAATTCATTTCTATCGTCTGTATTTCATATGTTTCCGAATCGATTTTACCGAAATTGTAATCCAGTTCGAGCAATTTCAGTTTCAATTTGTCGGGAAAATTTTTCAATTCGAGTTCGAGCAGTTTCCTGTTTTTTTCATATTCGTCATTTTCGTTCCAATGAATTTTTGCTCTTTCGAGCAAATCTCCTTCCAGCCCCCAATGAGCGGGAACAGCCCAGAAAGGTATGATTTTTTTGAGAAATTTTTTCATTTCATGCCTTGAATCTGTTTCATATTCGAATTTTTTTACAATCGAAGAAAATTTTTTCCAGTTTTCGTTGTTACTTCATATTGCAATATTCATATTGCAATATTAGACAAAAAGAAAAAAAACTCAATTTTTTTTTTTCGAATCGAAAAATCATGTTGTTCTTTCACGATAGAGAGTGACAAAGAACCATATTTTCCATGAAGAATTCGAGGTATTGTGAGATATCAGTCTCACGAAATATGGATGAATCAACTGGGACGAATCTGCCGATTGTAACATCGTGTACGAATATGTTGTTCCACCGATGGGAATTTTTTCCAAAAATCGAAATACCGTTTTTTCTTCGGTATATATTTTGTACTTTCCATTTCCGGAAAAGTCGGGAATCAGATTGTTGTTTTCGTCGATATTCCAGTCACCGGTGGAATCGTACACCGGTACGGGAGCAGGTATCGAAGCAAAACCATGCGTTCCTGTTCCCGGACCGGAAGAACTGTATTTCACCGTATTTGCAGACAGAACGAGATCGAGATTCGAAAGTGTCTGCAACTGAACACCGGGAGCCATGACATGAACACTTATGGCATCACCGAAACCTGCACCCTCCCACATTGCATAACCTTCGTGAATCCAGACTTCACCGAACAGAGGATCGAAACTGAAATCCACGGTTTTCGTGGCAATTCCCGGCTCGTTCTGTATTACCAATTTCGGGCCGCCCCATATTACGTGATTTTCTACATCGTCACCGACGCCCGACCAACAAGAAACATATTTCTTGTCGGTTCTGTCCGGTCTGCTGCTTTCGTGTATCTGCAGTTTTGCTCCGGTTTTCATCACACCCGAAATATTGACAGGATTGGTATCGGGAGGATTTGAATCGATTTTCGATTTGAAATGATGAACAAAATCCCAATAATCATCGTTGTTCGTCGATTTTTTGCCGATAACTTCTTTCGAATATTCGGGTTTGAAAAGATTCGTGACGAATTTCGTCGTGTTCCAGACAACGAAAACGTTGTAATATTTCTTGAATTCGATATAATCCAAAGGCGCATTTTTTGTCAGATGTATGTTTTTTATGGTTTCCCAATCTGATTTTTTCACCAGTCCCAGTGTTACATTCTGCATTTTTTTCCCCGATTCCTCTTTTCCGAAAACTCTATAATCTCTTTTTTTCCGAAAAAAACATTTTTACAATTTTTTTCGCATCTTTTTTCATATATTTACCAGATATTTACCAGATATCTGCCAGATATTCGCCATATCTTCCCGAAAAAAATTTATCACGAATCCTGATAACCATAAACTGTCACGGAAATCAATCCTGCCTGCTGATCATCGAGATTTTCGATCTTCAACGACAGATATGAATTTTCGATATTTCTGGAATTCACCTTGAAAGGATAGTCTGTTTTGACAACCGAAGTATTTTTGTCTCCGGTCAATGTCACTATAGGTCTTTCTGCAAAGATGATTTTTACTTCACGATCCAGATTTACGGTCAGGGGATTTTCCAATGTGACGATTTTCGAAGAACTATCGATATCGATGATTTTTTCTACATATATGGTTTTTCCGGACAACTGCCGACCGATTGTGTCACCCTCGAAAATATAGTAAGCACTCGAAGGAAAATATTCGAATTTGAGTCCTCTGGCAGCACTTACGACAAAAGAAGTTCTGTTCGCACTTACGAAATTTTCATCCACTTTCATTTGCCATGTATTTTTCATGTTCATGAAATCATTGAAAACAATTTCCTTGCCAGAAGAAAGCGTTCGAATTTTTTCCAGACTCACTCTGTAATTCACTTCCGGACTTGTTGCTATGATCTGCTCGATATATATGGATTTTTCTTCTTCGTCATCGAAAAAAATGTTTTCCCTGTATTCGGAAAAACTGTCCAGAAATACACTCGCTGTAAGAAGAAACGGCCTTTTTGCAGGATCTTCCGACGGATTACCGATGACAATGGTCCATCTTCCCAATGTATCTGTCGGTGGTTTTATGTCTCCCTGAAGATATTTCCATCCTTCCACCGGATTCGTTATATCATCGACATCATCCTGACCTTTGTTGACAACAAGAATACCATTCGATATGAGATTCATGACTTCCGGATCATTGGCCCATCTGTTCAATTCGATACTTTGAATTTCATGGTATTTCATTGCCGATATATACTGTCCGACAACAGTTATGCCTGAAACTCCGGTATTTTTGACTCTGTAAATCGGCATGACTTCTGTTCCTGTATTTTTCGTTGATTCACGAATTTTCCGTTTGTCGATCTTTTCTTTGCATATTCTTCATATATTTATGTATTCTGAAAGTAATTTTTTCTTTCGAAATTCGAATTCATTTCGAAATATATGCATACACTCGGATAACTTGGATTCTGATGTTCATTCATCTTTTCGACAAAAACACTCAGACCGTCGTTAGGTTCGAATTCGATATTCGGTGGAATGTCGAAAATTGTTATTTTTCTGTGAGTAATGATTCTGGTGAGAACCTTGTCATCGTTTCGATATATGTTGAGTTTGAAATACAGATTCGTTTCGTTGTTGTCGAATGTTATTACTGCGAGTTTTCCTTTGAAAGGAATATTGTAAGATGTTTTGTCACTTGTCATGTCATCGATCAACAACCATTTGTTTTTCACATTGACAGTATTGTGTGAAAACAGATAAGGTCCTTTCAGACTATTCAGAAAATCTTCATCGACAAATACTGGTGGAGTCGAATTTGTATTCGGATCGGTGAAATTCAGATCACAACTCCAGACATTCACGAGATTCTGTATCTGATTTTTTTCATCATTCGTCAAAGGAGCATTCGACAATATTATTGTTCGATGTGTCGAATAATCGACAATTATCTTGAAAATCTTGGAACCCCAGGAATAATTCGTATTGATGTACTGAATCAGTATATCGTGACAGGGATTTTCATGATTGTTCAATACAAATTCATATTCCATTTTTCATATTCCTTCATATGATGTTTCCGTGAAAAATTTTTTGAAAAAAACATTTTTTTGCTTCTATTTATTCGAGTTTTTTTTTATCTGATTTTCTCCACAATGATCGTACATTCGTATGTCGTGGCTATCAGATTTTCACCACTGTACACTCTTGCTCGCAAACTTACCTGCTGCCCACCTGTTATCTGTGCAATGACTTCTTTCGAAGCCGTGTCTTGTGAATTGGGAGTACCTCTGTGAATACCATAAGAATAGGAAGTTTGAAAAGCAGTTCCACCAATGACCAGAGACCATTCGGAAGTTGTCTGTGTATTTACGTTGTGAAATGCAGTTCCATGATATCTGATTCTATAAGTACCACTGCTGTTGATTTGAAGAATGTAAGGTGACAGAATTTCGTAGATACTGTCGATTATCGAAACGGTTGCAAAGACGGCAATGTTTGTCCACGTTGTGGTTATGGTTTCTGCATAACCACCGTTGTTCGAAAACAGAATATATGTTTGATTTACATTCGTGCCGGCTGATACGGGTACGGCTGTCCATTGACTTCCGTTGAAAAATTCGAGAAAATTGGAACCGGTATTGTAACGGAATTCTCCTCGGACAGGAGAAGATGGTCTGTTTGCACTTGTACCCGCCGGAAGAACAAAAGAAGAATTTGCGCTATTGCTCCATACATTGTCGGAACCGTCGAAAATGATGAAAGATCTCGGTGAAGCCTTAGGCAAATTTTTAATCTGACTGATGTTTATCTTGCTCATGAATTCCTGTTTTCTTTAAGAATGAATTTTGAAATGAATTACAATAAAATTTCCAATTGAATTTTTTTTCCGGAAAAAAATCGATTTCATCATGATGTTTTCACGATCGACGAATTCGATTTTTTCATATCATTCGAATTTCAAGTATCTAATGTTATTTATCATTTTTTTCATTTTGTCGAATTCGAGTCGATTTCATTTTTTTTTCCGATTATCGTCTCTTTCCACCCTTTTTCGTTTTCGATTCATTGATTTTCTTTTACTTTTTTCATTTTTTTATTTGTCATTCTCGATTCATTCGATTCATTCGATTCATATTCATTCGAATGATTCGATTCGTTCGAATGATTCGAATCGATTTTTTCATTGCTTCGAGACAAAACCGAAATCGAATCGGAATTCGAATTCATGCCAAGTTCTTTTTTCATATTTTCGACCATACTCATCAATTTTGAATTTTCATTGGCAATTTCCTCCAGTTGACGAACTCGATTCGACAAGTCATTGTACAACAATTTTATCATTTCCATATGTTCTCTGAACAGATTTTCCAAATTCGAATTTTCTTGCGAAACATGTTGCAAATTCGATGTTTCCTGAAACATGTCATTTGGCATGGTACTTGGCATGGTTCGATTCGTATATGAATCGTTCATGTATGATTCGTCGGTTCCGAATCTTCCCGACATATGTTCATTTGCAAAGTTCGTTTCTGCAAAGTTCTGACCTTGTCTCATTTTTCTCAAGGCATTCATGACTTCTGCCATTTCCACTCTGTTGTTACCCCCGGGCATCATGACAATATTGGTATGCGGCACGGGTTGAAGATATCTTCGATTGTGAAGTTCCTCCAGAACTGTAGTATTTTTGTCTGCGAGAAATCTTCTGCCGAGCACTTCTCCGAAATTCGTTGCAGCTTGCCCTTCCGCACTTTCGAGCAAACTCATGACATGATCATGTAGCATGTCGGGTAAACTGTCAGGTTCTACAACAAGTGCGTGAGTTTCTCTTCCCGGAATTTCGAGAAACAGAATGACACACTTTTTTCCGGTGTTTTTTATGACTCCAACATGTTTGAACATTATGTATCTCCTTTTTTCGAAAAATTTTCTTCAAAAAATTTACAGGAAAAAACATTCGAAATTTCGAAATGTTTTATTTTCTTCTATTTTCTTCTGTTTTTTCGTTCCCTGCCCGTTTCGTTTTCCTGAACTTTTTCAATATTGGTTGTATTTGCCATATTTGTTGTATTTGTTGTATTGGTGGTATTTACCGAACTCGTATTTTCCTGTCTGTTCGTATTGTTTGCCGAAGCTGCATTAGCCGATGCACTGTTTACGAAATTTACAACCTTTTTTTTCAATTCGGTAACCTTTTCACTGATAAAGGTAAATTCCGAATAGGCTCCGTTTTTCTCCGCATATTCGACAAGATTCAACAGATCTACCAGATCCTTGATGCTGAGTGACGATGTGTTTTCCATAATTACTTTCTCCTTCATTTTCTGATTTTGTAATAAGAATAATTTTTCTTTCGAAATAATTCAATATTAATTTATCATTTTTTCATCGAATTTTTTCGAATTCGAAAATTTCGATTTCGAAAAAAAAAAATCATCGAAATCGAATTTTTTTGTGAATTGTTTTGTCTTCGTCCCAACACAGATACAGATTCCATGTTTCGTGAAAAATCGTAATTGGAAATTTTCTACGTTTTTCGGCAAGTTCGTAATAAGAAGGAACATGTGGTCTTTTCAATGGTTCCACATATGTATCCTTTTTTTTCATATTACAGATTTCACAGGAAGTCACGATATTTTCCCAAACAGTTTTTCCGCCTTTGCTTTTCGGTATTACATGATCGAAAGTCAGATTCTGGCTTCCGAAAAATTCCTTGTTGCAATATTGACAACGATATTCGTCTCTCAAAAAGAGATTGTGTTTGGTCAGTTTTACTTTTCTTTCCCGATAGGAATAAGAATTCAACATTACAACGGATGGTATTCTGATTTCATGTCTCTGACTTCTCAGAACTTCGTCGTATGATTCGAGAACGATCAATCTTCCGAGAAAAATGTTTTTTATGGCAAATTGCCACGATACAATGGACAATGGAACCAGACTGAGTGGTTGAACATCCGAATTCAGTAGAAGAACACAACGATAATTTTTCATTTTTTCGATGCTTCCCTGTGTTTATTTACCTTTCGAAAAAAAATTTGCAATAAAAAACGAGCAATCATATATTTTCACCGGAAAATATGTCATATCTTTCTTTTTTTGTCAATTCCGAAAAAATTTCGATACGAATCGATCGACGAAAAAAAAACTTTGTAAAAAAGAAAAAAATTCACGAAAATTCTCTTCTTCGAAAAAAAAGATTGACATGCTCGAATTTTTCTGTTACTCGTATTTACCCGAATGAAGATGAAATCGGATCGAAATTTTCATGGACCGATAGCTCAGCAGGTAGAGCAGCTGACTCTTAATCAGCGGGTCGTGGGTTCGAATCCCACTCGGTCCTCCATGAACAAAAACAGAAAATGAAAAAAGAATCGACGAAAATACTGGCCTGTGAAATATGTAAAGAAAAAGAAGAAAGATCGATTCATGCAGGCAGATTCGTCTGTCGAAATTGCAGAAAAGAAGGAAAAAAACTCTTTCGTATGGAAGATTCGCAAAGAAGAAAGGAAATAGCCAGAAAGGCAGCATTGTCGAAACACGAAAAATATCTCGAAAACAGAGAAAGAAAAATACGGAACGCAAACTGGTCGGAACTTACGAATCGGGAAAAAAGAGAAAGAATTTTGATGGAACAGAATGGAAAGTGCATTTCATGTGGAATTTCACAAGAATGGAACAACAAACCACTGAAATTCGAATTGGATCACATGAATGGAAACAGAAATGACAACAGAAGGGAAAATCTTCGTCTGATATGTCCGAATTGTCATAGTCAAACCAACAACTACAAAAACAGAAACATTTCGAAACCCGGAAAAACGATATACGAAGAAGAAGAAATTCTGAAAGCACTCGAAGAATGTGACAGCATATACAAGGCCATGAAAAAATTGGGAATGAATCCACATGGTGGAAATTACAGAAGAATAAGAAACATTATCGGGAAATACAATCTGACGAACAGGTTCATTTTCTAGAATCGAAAAAAAAAAAAACGACATGAAAATTTCTTTTCGACTTTCCGAAAAAACGATTTCGGTTTGTCGTGAAATTCGATATTGTTCCGATAATCGAATTCGGAAAAAACAGAAAAAAGAATACATTCGTCGTAGAAAGCAAGAACATGTAAAAAAAGAAATTCTTCGAAAAAATGATCGAAGTTCATGAAAACGGAATACTGTCTGTTTTTTCGGACATATCTGCAGAAAACTTCGATAAATAGGAAAAAAGGAGATTTTTTTTCATGAAAATGAATGAAATTTTTTCTCCGGAAAAAGAAAAAAGAATTGTCGAGTCGAATGAATTCGACAGAATTCTGCACATTTTTCTTCGGGAAATGGCTTCGAACACCGATTCGTATACCACTCTGTTTCTGATGAAACATCCATTGTACAGGGCAGATCGACACAATCCGGAATATTCGAAATATTTCGGAATCAAGAAAATTCGAAAAAATCGTGAACCTCTGGATACACCGAAAATCTATTCGGAAATACTGGACGATTTTCTTCGAACCAGAGGTTTGAAAGCTTTGAGAAAAAATAGCATATTCGTGACAGGAAGCAAGGAACTTGCTTCCGAATTTCTCGATATTTCGAGTGACACGAAAAGGAATCTGTTCGTAATTTTTCCTCCGAAAAATTTTTCCTTTACATGGAATTCACATATCGTGGATTTTCATCTGGACAAATTTGTCGAAGACGACATGATGGACAAACTGGTCGATTTTTCCTACGAAGAAATTGTGAAAAAATCATTGGATTTCTACAATCTGTTGATGAACATGAACTGGGTGAAACTGGATAAGAATGAAATTTCGGAAATCATGGAAAATATTTTCTATGAAAAGAATTTGCAGAAAAGATCCGAAACAGCGAAGAAAATCATGAAAGAACTGATTTCGAAAAGTGGAATGACAAAAAGCAGTTTCCATTTCAGTTTGATGAAACTGATTCTGAAAATTTTTCCAGAACAGAAGATTCGTAAAATTCTTCGAATTCCGCGAAATGAAATTACCGAAGACTTCGAGAACAGATATTTCGAAGAAGCGGTGAAATCCGGTAACGAAATCATGATCACAGACGATGTTTTCTATTATTTCGAAGAAGATTTCTTTTCGTACAACAAAGAACTTGTCGAGAAAAAACTGAGAGAATTCTACAATCTGAAAACTTCACGTTGAACTCTGATTTTTTTCATTTGTTTCGAAGAAAATTTTCGACACGTCGCGAAATATTTTTCGATCGATTTTTTTCGAATCGTGAAATCGACAATTCTTTTCACTTTTTTTTCGATTTTTTTGTTCGTATCTGTTGCTTTTCGGTACATAATGATTTCGAAATCTCGTTCCGTCGAAAATATTGAAATTCGAGAAAAAAAACCATAGTATGAAAAAAAAATTTCGATTCATGAAATTCCGGAAAAACAGAATGAAAAACGAAATCGAGAAAAAATACGAAAGTTTTCTGAATTTTCCCGAGGAACAGTCGATATATGTGGAAGTTCCGATAAAATTCGACATTTCGAATCTGGAACATACCGGAGAAGAAGAAATATTTCAATTCGTGAAAGAAATCTATCATGGCAGAATTGTTCGTCATTACAATGAACTTTACGACAGGAAAGATATCGTGGATCTGTATTTTCCGGACATCGGTTTTGCCATCGATTTTCACAGTCTGGAATGTTTTTCCGAAAATGCTCTGCGAAAAAGAGGTATTTCCAATCCGTCACATTATCTTCTGAACAAATGGTTGATTGCAAAAAGCAGGAACGTTCGATTGATACAGATTTTTTCGGATGAATGGCTGTTCAGAAAAGACATATGCAAGAAAATTCTGAAGAACGTTCTGAAACCTACGAGCAAACCGATACCGGCAAGAAAATGCTTCGTGTCGATTGTCGAGCCTTCCGAAGCCCGAAAATTCTACAATCGTCATCATTTGCAGGATTTTGCTCCGGCCATCGTACATCTTGGTCTGTATCACGGAGACGAGATCATTCACGATCTCGTTTCGATCGCTTCTTTCAGCAAATCACGTCTCGGAATCGGCTCGAAACCGGCAAAAGACAACAATATATGGGAATTGACAAGATATGCGATCAAGGGTGATGTTCGTGTCATCGGAGGATTCGAAAAAATTCTGAAAAATTTCATCAAAATGAATTTCCCGAATTCGATATACACGTTCATCGACAATCGATGGTTCACCGGCGAATCATTGGAAAGATCGAATTTTGTCAAGGAATACGATTACTATGGTCCCGGTTACTGGTATACGAAAGATTTCTATACCCGAAAACATCGTTTCAGTTTTCGAAAGGATCTTTTGATTCGAAGATACGGGCATCTGATCGACAATATCGAAAGCTGGTCGGAAAAAATGATAACCGGCGAACTCGGATTTTCGAAAATTTACGATTGCGGACATTCGAAATGGTGGTATTTCGTGAATTCGTGAAAAATGACGGTTGATTTTTTTCATGGAAAAGATCGTATATCTGTTGGCAATTGGAATTTTCGAACTCGTGACATGCCGAAAAAAGAAAATTCTCGATTGAAATGATCATGAAAGCATATTCGAGCGGTACTGGACATTCTGTCCGCAACATTCGAATAAATGAAGCAATTTCGGGTTCAACCCGAAATTGCTTTCGAAAAAGCAAAGAAAAATTTTCGTATTTTTACAGAATTTTTTCAGACCGTGACATGTTCATCTGTTCCTGTTCGAAATGATATTGATATCGAAGTATTTTTTTGTCCGTAATTGTGCCTGTTTTGCAATCATGTATGGTGAATATGACATTTCTCTTGTGAAAACATCATGTCCCGTATATCTGTCAGACATCCGGGACAATTCTGTCGAAAAAGAAATTCGAAAGAAATTTCCGTTCAGATTGTTTCGAAATGATACTTGCCATAAGAAAAAATTTTCTGACAGAAAATACCGTATTTTCTGTAATCAGATCAAAGTATACGAATATACTCTATCAGTGCCAGCTCCAACCATGTACATTTTCGTACCGTCCGGTCGAAAGAATATACCTGTAGGAGTACCATCCTGAGAACCTACAAAAAAGCTCACATTGTCATAGGTTACCGTACCGATGTTCCATGGAGTACTCAACGTATAGGAATATACTCTATCATTGGTAGATCCAACCACATACATTTTCGTACCATCCGGTTTGAAAAATATGTCTCGTGGTGCTGAATCCTGAGAACTCACGGAAAAAGAACGTACAACGGCATCATTTTTCACAAGATTTTTCAAATCGAATACATTCAGTTCATCGCCGGACGAAACACCCGCAACTGGTATGACATATTCACCTTTTCTTATCTGAAATGATATCGTTGGCATCGAATTTCTCCTTTTTGTTCGTATTTATGCCTGTTTTACAATCAGTAATCGTGTATGGTCCAGTGGAAAGTCCGTTTCATGAAAATATTTCACCTCGAATACCGAAAAAAAAAAACGAAGATAATTTTTTCGACAGAAAAAATTCGAAACAGATTTTTCTTTCGATGTTTTTCGAATATTCGTGTCGAATCGAAAAAATTCGAAAAAAATTGGGAACAATTTTTCTCGATTCGAAAAAATTACTCTGAAAAGTTTCGACAGTCGAAAGAAAATTCATCAATAATTATACTAGTATCACACAAGAAATGATCTCCGTTTCGAATTCGAATTGTCTGTCTGGATGGACAATTCGAAAAAATTCCGAAAAATTTTCATATTTTTTCGGAATTTTTCAGATCATGAATTGAAAAAATTCGATTCGAAACGAATATGATGAAAAGAAGAACGAACATGAAAAAACGTATGAATTGTCGCCGAACTTTTTTTCGAAAAAAGATTCGAAAAGAAAAAAACTCGAATTTTCGAAAAAAAAAATCATGAAAGAAATTCACAATGAAATTTTCGGCACGAGTTCTTCCGTATTCGACGAAAATACGGGCATCTGATCGACAATATCGAAAGCTGGTCGGAAAAAATGATAACTGGCGAACTCGGATTTTCGAAAATTTACGATTGCGGACATTCGAAACGATCGTATTTTGCGAAATTCGAAAATATCGAATGATTTTTTTTCGAACATGAAAAAATCGAAAACCGGAAAACGAAGCGAAAACAATCGCATGTTTGTCACGCTTTTCGAAAAAAAAAATTTCGACAGATAAATAGAAAAAAAGGAGATTTTATCATGAAAATCAATGAAATTGTTTCTTCGAAAAAAGAGAAAAACATTGACAATTCGGAGAATTTTCGAAAAGAGTTCGAAAATTTTCTTCGAGAAATGGCAAAAAATACAAATCCCAAAATTACGATGTTTCTTCTGGAACATCCTTTGTACAGAGCAGATTCCTACAGTGAAGGCAAATTCGGAAATTTTTTCGGAATCAAACCCATAAGAAAAAATCGCACTCCTGTCGATACTCCATTGTATTATTCGAAAATTCTCGACGAATTTCTGAGTTCCAAAGGAATTCGGGCAGGAAGACTCAACAGCATTTTCGCGACCGGTGACGAAAAATTCATCACCATATTTTTCAGTAAAACTTCCGGTAAAGAGAGAAAATCTCTGGTGATTTTTCCTTCCAGAAAATTTTACTTTTCGTGGAATCCTTACATAAAAGATTTCTACTTTCCAAAACTTGTAATGTCCGATCTCATCGAAAAGGTTTTGAGCATTTCATACGAAGAAATGACAAAGTATCCGAAGGAAACTTACAAAGTCGTGGAAGATTTCATCGAAAAGTACAATATGAAAAATCTGACTGGAGATGAATACGACGAATACGACGAATACGACGAACACGACAACGAGGAAGACGAACAGGAAAAAATACATGATTTGTTGTCGAAATTTCTTCTCGAAAAAAATTCGAAAAAAAGAACCCGAATTCTCGAAAAAATCATGAAAGAACTTCACGATACGATTTTCAGCACGAGTTCTCTCGTATCGGACGAAATTTACGGTGATTTTCTGAAAATCATGGAAGAACATTTTACGGAATCTTCATTGGAAAAAATTCTGAAAATTCCGAACAACGAAGTTACCAATGCCTTTACCGATCGAAATTTCGAAGAAGCTGTCAAATCCGGTAACGAAATCATGATCACGAATGATATTTTCTATTATTTCGACAAACAGTTCTTTTTTTCGAAAAGAAAATTCATCACCGAAAAATTGAAAGAATTCTACAATATTTCGTAAAACGATTCGAAATCATTCTTCGTTCGTTTTTTTCGATTCTTTTTCTTCAAGAGACGAATATTTCTTTTGCAGATCTTTCCACAATCTGTTTTTGTGTTCGACGAAGAAACTTTCTTCGATGTAGAAATATACATCATCTGTAATCATGATTTCTTTTCGGGATCGAACCGCTTCCTGAAAATTTTCGTTTCTGAATTCTTTTGCCAGACGACTGTTCGTATCGACGGTGAAAATTCTCGTCATTTCTTCTTCCGAAGCAAAATCGAAATCTTTGTAATTGTTCACGAGATGAAAAAATTTTTGAATGAATTCCTTGTTTTTTCTCTTTTCATCGAAAATTTTCTTCATGATTTTTTCGAAAAGATTCAAGGCTCTCGACCAATTGCGATTTTCGACCAGTTTCAGAATGTCTTCTTTTTCTTTCGAATAGAATTCATCCGGAATGATTTTCGTGAATATTTCCAGAATTTTTTTCAATGTTTCTTTTTTCGATTTTCTCAATTCATCGAAATCGAAAAAGATGAAATCCTCGTAGAAAAAAGTTGCATAAAGATCTTCGGAAATTCGATTCCATGTGAAAAAAAATTTTTTCGGAGGAAAAACAACTGCAAGAATTCTGGAATTCGATTTGTAGAACTCCGATATGGATTTCTGTCTCGTTACGAACACGCTGTTCGATCTCAAAGCCCGAAAACCCATATTCTTCAGATAATTATCGATAATTTTCTGTATGGCCGGTGAGAAACTCAATGGTTTACGATCTTTTCTTATACTCAGAATTCCATAATTCTTCGTCCATTTGTTTTCATCCGGTGTCAAAGCTCTGTAAAGTGGATTTTCGAAAAGAAATTTCACAATTTCCGAATTCGTGTTTTTCGCCATTTCTTCGATGAATTCTTCGTATTTTTTTCCAAAAGAAGATCGTCGACCCGCGATTTCGAATATTTTCATTTATTTTCGCCTTCGTGAAAAAAAGAATTTTTTTTTCGTGTTTCACGATTATTTATTCGAAAAAAAAATCCCGAAAAAAATTCTCTACCACGAAATATCGTTAGAAATAAATATATTTCGAAATTCACTTTTCTGGAAGAAAAGAAATGTCCATACCGAATATGGAAAACTATCTCGTACCGGCGAATATTCCTTCTTCGAAAGAAGCGAGAGAAAATCTGCAAAAAGAAATATATCTTTCTCTCGGTGGAGGAATGATAGATATCGAATTGGATCCGGAACATTATCATCTTGCCATCAATCGCGCACTGGACAGATACAGAACAAGATCGACGAACGCATTACAGGAAGCTTTCATATTTCTGGAACTGCAACCGGATGTGAACGAATATGCTTTGCCGAAAGAAGTCATGATCGTGAAAAATGTCTACAGAAGAGGATCGACCGGAAATACTCCCGGCGGCACCTTTTTCGATCCCTTCACTGCCGGTATCATAAATTCGATATATGCCATACCTTATGCTTCGGGAACTTCTGGTGATCTGATCACTTATGATTTTGCATGGCAATATCAGGAACTTGTCGGAAGACTTTTTGGTCGTGAATTGATATTCCATTTCGACAGGGTAACCAAAAAATTGACATTTCATCGTCATTTCGTTACTGTGGAAACGGTTCTGTTGTGGGTTTACATGATGAAGCCCGAAAATGTTCTTCTTTCGGATCCTTCATCGAGAATCTGGATAAGAGATTATGCAATAGCACAGGCAAAATACATGTTGGGCGAAGCACGATCCTATATCAGTGGAATTCCATCTCCGGGAGGAAGTGTCACACTTAACGGAGAAAGTCTGAAAAACGAAGCAACTGCAGAAATGCAAAGGCTCGAAGAAGAGTTGATGAGATACAAGGACGGTCCGTCCGAAGGTTATGGTTTTGTCATTGGATGATCGAATTTTTCCGGGAAAAATTCGGCTGAAATTCGAAAACAGACGTGAAAAGAGAGAAAGAGAGAAAAAATGAAACTTGTGGCATTGTGTGGTTTCAAGGGCAGCGGAAAAAACTGGACTTCGCATTTCATTCGAAAACATTACGGTTTCGAAATTCTGAGTTTTTCCGATCCGATCAAGGATATCATGTCTTCCATCTTCGATCTGGACAGAAACATCATGATCGGCAGTCATCTGTCCGACAGAGAGAAAAAAGAAAACAGAAACGAATTTCTGAGTCGAATATGTGAAAAAGATTTGTCGGTGAGAGATACGATGATAATAATTGGTGAAACACTCAAGGAAAAATTTTCCGAAAATCTCTGGATCAACATTATCGAACATCGAATTCGCAAAAACAATTTCGAAAAAGTTGTAATTTCGGATCTGCGTCTGAGAAGTGAATACGAATGGATAAAAAGAAATCATGGCAGAATAATTCTGGTGAAGAAAAACAGACCGGAGTGGTTCGATATTGCAAAAAAAGCCGCTTTCGGTGACAGGGAAAGTCTCGAAAAAATGAAAGAAAAAAACATTCATCGAACCGAGTTCGAATGGTTGTCTTTCGATTACGATCTCGAAATTCATTTTTCCTCGACTCTCGAAGAACTGGAAAACACAATCAGAAATCACGAAAAATTCTTCAATCTGTAGTTCTTTTGCGATTTCGAAAAATTTCCGAAAAATTCGAATCTTGAAAATACGTATGAAATAAATAGAATCATAAATATTCAAAACGTTCGAACTTGTTCGTTTACCATAAATAATATCGAAACAGAACGAGGAATTATGAAAAATGGCACTAGTTTCTCCCGGTATTCAAGTAACAGTAACAGATCAGAGCCTCGCCACAAATGGCGGTTCCACCACTTTACCTTTGATAATAATAGCAACTGCACAGAACAAAAATGCTCCGGTCAATTCTTCGACCAATGCTTCGTTGATTGCTCCCGGAACTACCGTGAACAATATCGACAATCTTTGGCTCGTAACAAGCCAGAATGAACTGATCAATACTTTCGGTGTTCCGATTTTTCATTCCGATCCGGCAAACGAGTTGAATGAATATGGCCTGTTGGCTGCTTATCAGTTCTTGGGAATCGCAAGCAATTGCTGGATATTGAGAGCTTCTGTGCCTCTGGATCAGTTGGTTCCTTCCAGTTTCGAACCGACAAGAGATGTTCCGAACGGAACCTATTGGTTCGATACATCGAGCACGGTATGGGGAATTTTTCGGTCGAACGGTTCTTCGAATCTGGTGACGGCATGGAATGCAGTCGAGCCTCTGGTGGCTTCTTCACTGTCCGAAACGGAAACCGTCATTGTCGGTAATGTCGGATTTGCTTCGAACACAACCGTTCCCGGATTTGCCGGAACATTGATTGTCAACGGAACGACCGTGAATATAGCTGTAACGGATACCCTGATACAGATAAGAGACAAGATCAATTCCGCATCGATACCGAACATAAAGGCCATGATTTTGCGATATCGAGGAAGAAGCTGGCTCGTTCTGAGAAATACCGCAAGCGAAGATATCGTTGTTGGTGGAACCTTGGCAGGTTCTTTAGGTTTTTCGAATACCACACAAATTACTCAGTTGCCGCTGATCAAGGGCGTTGTCGGAGATACGGGAGTCGTTGCAGCGAACACGGACAATCTGTATTTCGAAAAAATAAGACCGACGAACGAATTCGGAGAATACGATCCGGATGCGACAGATTTCTGGTTTCTGATCGGTTCGGAAATCTGGAAAGCTGCAACACCGACTGCTGTTTTCGGTGTCACGACCACGAATTATCTTCTGAATCCAATTATAGCAAACGATACGCTGGTCATAAGCGACGGCACGAACACCGTGAATGTCACATTTGCGGCCGCAGATATTGCAACCTTGACAACCGTTGTCAACAAAATCAATACCGCAATCAATTCTGCCGGTTTGTCGAATACATTTGGTGCAAAAGTAACGACAACGAATCGATTGGTGATATCGAATTTCAAAGGCGAAGATCTGTTTCTGACCAATGGTCCGGGTAATACGGGCAACGTATTGACTTCATTGCAGATTTCGAGTTCGAGAGGAAACAGGTTGTTCTATGCACCACATTATCAGATTCCTGCAAATTCCGTGTCCGGAGACATATGGATAAAAATTACCAAACCGAATGCTGGAGCGAATTATGTTGTCAAATTCAGAGAGAATGATACATGGTTGATAAAAGATGCTCCTTTCCATGAGGACGATGACAAGGCTCTGCACAAACTCGGAACGGGAATCGCACCGGGAACACTGTATGTACAGTACAATCTCTATGGTACTTCGACTCGACCAATTGCATCACATATGATCAGAAAATACAATGGATTTACCGAAGTTGTCGCATTGTCGACAGAACAACCCGGCGTATCGACTCCGGCACTCGTTCCCGGAGACAATTTTGTAATTGTTGCCGGAAATACACTTGGAAATCAGGAAGTGAACGTGATAACGATTCCGAGCACATCTTTGGAAGATCTGGCAATTGCCATAAACAATGCCGGTTTTTCGAATGTTGTCGCGGATGTTGCCGGTGGTTATCTGAGAGTCGTGAACACGGCAGGATTTACTCTGACGTTCACATATACGGATCCCGTAACATTGATCGATTATTCGACAACAAACAGTGACGATCCATTACAGAGCCTCGGATTTACCGATGGTCAGACATTCAGCAACTTCGAAGAACTTTCTTATATAGCCAGTGAAAGCGAACCAAGATCGGAAGCTGAAGAAAAAAGACTTTGGTTCAACGATGATCTGAAAGCCGACATAATGGTGAGCGACGGAAGCAAATGGTGGGGATACAGAAATTACTTCCCGACAACCGATCCGAATGGCGTAATCATAAGAGGCTCACAACCACTGACACAAAGCGACGGAACTCCTCTGGTGGAAAACGATTTGTGGATAGACAGTTCCGATATCGAAAATTATCCTCGCATATACAGATATCGTTCTGCGACACGAACATGGGAACCAATCGACAATACCGATCAGACAACTCCTCTTGGTATAGTTTTCGCAGATGCAAGATACACGAATGATGGAACCAGAGAGGGAAGCACGAATTCGGCAGATCTTGTTCTCAGCGATTTTGTCGATCCGGATGCACCGGATCCAAGAGTCTATCCGGCAGGAATTCTTCTGTTCAATACCCGTGCATCGACATTCAATGTAAAAGAATGGAGACCGAATCACTTTGCAGAATTTGTCGACAAGGAAGTTTCCCCGGGTGTACAGTACACTGTCGGATCGGTGTCGTTTCCGACAAATACAATCACGAAAAGAAATCAGGGAAGATGGGTCACGATTTCGGGATCGAAACCGGATGGTTCACCGTTCATGGGAAGAAAAGCTCAGCGTGAAGTCATTGTCACCAGCCTGCAAAGCATGATAAGCAGCAATCAGGATATAAGAAGCGAAAGCGTCTACTTCAATCTGATTGCATGTCCGGGATATCCCGAAGTGCTCGAAGAACTTGTAAATCTGAATATTGACAAAAAAGAAATTGCCTTCATTGTCGGTGATACTCCCTGCAGATTGAAACCGGACGGAACTTCGATAAGAGAATGGGCGACAAATGCAAACAATTCCTTCAGAACAGGCGAAGAAGGTCTGACAATATCGAGTCCGAACATCGGTTTGTACTATCCATGGGGATTGACCACGAATCTCGATGGTAACGAAGTCATCATACCACCGAGCGGAATTGTTCTTCGAACGATTGCTTACAATGATCTCGTAGCATTTCCTTGGTTTGCTCCCGCAGGTTACAATCGGGGATTGGTATCGAACGTATCTACTGTAGGTTATATTACGAATGAAAACGAATTTCTGCCAGTCACACTGAATCAGGGACAAAGAGATGTTCTCTATCAGAACAGAATCAATCCGATTGCCTTCATTCCCGGAAGAGGCATAGTTGTATTCGGACAGAAAACATTGAATGCCGTAGATTCTGCAATGAGTCGGGTCAATGTTGCAAGATTGGTGAACTTCCTGAGATACAATTTCGAAATATTGGCAAAACCATTTCTTTTCGAATTCAATGACAAAACCACCAGAGATCAGGTCAAATCGGCTTTCGACAGATTTCTGTCGAATCTCGTAAGTCTGAGAGCGTTGTTCGATTTTCTGGTAGTTGTCGACGAGTCGAACAATACTCCGGAAAGAATCGATCGAAACGAACTCTGGATCGATGTGGCAATTCAACCGGCAAAAGCCATAGAATTCATCTACATACCGATAAGAATTACAAATACCGGAGAAAATCTGCAGAACATCGTTTCATTACCATCGACATGAAAAAACGGAAAGTGAAAAACAGAAAGTGAGTTCATTTTTTCAGGAAGGAGAGATTTTCGAATCTCTCCTTCTTTTTCGAACGGACAGAAAAATTTTCTTCGTATCATAAATAATTTCGATTTCAGAAAAGAAAATTACAGATGACATCGAGAATCGAATTACTTTTGACAAATACTACCGGACAACTGGAAGGAGTCGGAGAACCCAGAAAAGGAAACGCCTGGTTCGGTGCTTTCAACCCGATTCATACCGTACAGATAACAATTTCGAAATACATAGGAACAATAACTCTGGAAGCATCGTTGGCAAGAAATCCGAAAGAAGACGATTGGTTTCCGATATGGTTGAACATCGATCGGCCCGAATTGATTTTCAATGCACCCTTGAACGAAGGAATTACCGATACGTTCATTTTCAATATCGAAGGCAATTTTCTGTGGTTTCGGGCAAAATTCGACAGAAGCAATCTGTCCGTCGTTCCTCCCAGAGAAGAGTGGAGTTCTTTGGGAATCATAAACAAGATTCTTCTTGTAAGATGATTTTTTGCGAAAATTGAATTTTCAATTTTCGTTCACTATAATGTTTTTCGGTATCTCGGGGGAAAAAAAGTGAAAAGAACAGCTTTCATTACCGGAATTCTTGGTCAGGATGGCGCTTATCTTTCGAAATTTCTTCTGGAAAAAGATTACAGAATTTACGGTCTGGTAAGAAGAAAAAGTAACCCGAATTTCGAAAATCTGGATTATTTCGGTATAACAAACGAAATCGAATATCTTGTTGGTGATGTTACCGACGAAATTTCCATCATGAAAATCATGAAACAGATCAAACCAAATGAAGTTTACAATCTGGCTGCACAATCCTTTGTCGGAATATCGTGGGAAAATCCAAAGTATACTTTGGAAACGAATTTCATGGGAGCATTGAACATTCTGGAAGCGATAATTTCCAATAGTCCGAAAAGCAGATTCTATCAGGCATCCACATCGGAAATGTTCGGTATTTCTCTGAACAGTAACAAGACTCAAGACGAAAATACTCCTTTTCATCCCCGTTCGCCATATGGAGTTTCGAAGCTGGCAGCTCATTGGATAACGGTGAACTACAGGGAATCTTATGGTATTTTCGCCTGTTCCGGAATACTCATGAATCATGAATCTCCACTTCGAGGAAAAGAATTTGTCACGAGAAAAATCACAAACGGAATTGCAAGAATAATTTCTGGAGAACAGAAATTCATCGAACTTGGAAATCTCGATGTTTATCGAGATTGGGGATATGCGGGGGATTTTGTCGAAGCAATGTGGTTGATGTTACAGCAATCGACACCGGAAGATTACGTTATTGCGACCGGAGAGTCTCACAGTTTACGTGAATTTCTGGAAAAAGCCTTTTTGTTTTCCGGTTTGACAAAACGCCGGGAAGATTATGTTTCCTATGTCAAAATCAATCCTCTTCATATGCGTCCCGCGGAAGTACCATATCTGAGAGGCAATCCGAAGAAAGCCAAAGAAAAACTTGGTTGGTCGCCAAAAGTTTCTTTCGACGAACTTGTTCGAATGATGGTAAACGAAGATATACGAAGAAATTCGAAAAAAAGGTCGAAAAATTTTGTTGACAAAGTCTGTTTTTTGGATTTAATATGATCTCGAATTCAGCAATGAATTCGAACAAGACCAAAGGAAAGGGGCAAGGTGATGAAAAAAGTACCAATGTTTATTGTCAGTGGTCTTCTTTTGACTGTGTTTTCTTATTCATCTGATGTCAACGCAGAAAACAGAAGAGTTTCCAGCGTTCGGGAAACTTTTGTTTGCGATGATGAAAGTGACAGAGGAAAATCCATTTGTTATGTCGATGAATATAATGATAGTGAACAACCTAACTACTTCATGAGAGTGGATGATCCAATCGATCCGGTTGCTGATGAACCGGGTGCTGATGAACCGGTTGCTGATGAACCGGGTGCTGATGAACCGGTTGCTGATGAACCGGGTGCTGATGAACCGGGTGCTGATGAACCGGTTGCTGATGAACCGGGTGCTGATGAACCGGTTGCTGATGAACCGGGTGCTGATGAACCGGTTGCTGATAAACCGGGTGCTGATGAACCGGTTGCTGATGAACCGGGTGCTGATGAACCGGTTGCTGATAAACCGGGTGCTGATGAACCGGTTGCTGATGAACCGGTTGCTGATGAACCGGTTGCTGATGAACCGGGTGCCGGTGATTCGGATGTCGGTGATTCGGATGTCGGTGATTCGGATGTCGGTGATTCGGATGTCGGTGATTCGGATGTCGGTGATTCGGATGCCGGTGATTCGGATGTCGGTGATTCGGATGGCTAAGTTTCTGGTAATGTAAACCAAAATCTGGATAAAGTAAAAATGACAAGAACAAGATAAAAATTGAAAAAGTAACTTGAACAAATTCAATCCGGTTGAACCTGTTCAACCGGATTATTTTTTTTTTAATTTCGGTTTACATATGATCGATATGAACTTTTTTGGTAAATAAAAATTAAAATAAAAATTGACAATTTCGATTTCGTATGTAAAATATCATTTGACTTGAAATTTCGAAAAAATGGAGACAATTTATGAAAAAATTTTCTTTTGTCGTTCTTGCTTCTTTTCTTTCGACTTCTTGCTCTTATGTATATCATGTCAATTTCGAATCCAAAAGATTTTTAGACAATCAAAAAATTTTCATGTTTTCGGAAACAGAACACAAAATCGAAAATTCGAAAGATGAATGTTATCTTTGGCCGAAAGAATATGATGAACCCGAACCAAATCAGGAATGCTATTCCTTGAATTTCATCAAAAGTCATATTTTGAACAAAGAAAGGGAAAGACAGAAATTGGAAAACACTTATTTTTCTGAAAATATATCTTCTTTTGACAAAAGTGGAAAAAGAATCGAAATTGCCAAAAAAAGTTCTGAAAAAGAATTCGTGTTTATCGAAATTCGAAGAAAAGAAAAAGAAATTGTCATGAATCAACAGATCTGTGAAAAAGATGAAGAAAAAAAGATAACTCTTTGTTTCACTGACGAGTATAATGACAATTCCAACAATTCCAGAAATGACAACAATGGAAAAGACAATGAAAATGGTAAGGATGGAAAAAACGGTAAAGATGGTGTGAATGATGGAATTGGACCGGACAATGGCAGTATCGGAGCAAATACTGACAGTATCGGACCAGATATGAGCAGTGTAGGACCAAGATAAAAAACAATGGAGGAATGAAAATCATGAGAAAACATCTGATTACATTGTTTTCAGGTTTTTCGATCATTATTTTCAACTATTCTGCACATGCAGAATTTGGACAGAATGACATTTGGAATTTTCGGGAAAGAAAACTCGAAGATCTTGTCAATCAAGCCACGGCAATTGAAATGAAAAAAGGAAACATGTTCGAAAAAAATTCGAATGGTAGCAATATTCCTCATGGTGGAATTTCAATTTACGGCGGTACTGTGGGAAACATAACAAACAGTAATATTTCTCTTCACAATAGAAACGGAACGATTTCGAACAATCCAAATTTCAACTTGACACAAGAAATAGAAGACAGTAATATTGAAACAGAATTGAACGGAAGCATCAATTATTGACGGAAATCATATCATGAAAAAGAAACTTTTTTCTGCGATTTTTCTGGCAAGTTTACTGTCTGGATGTTCTGTTACTACCTTGAACAGATATCCGGTAGAACAAAACGTCACGGAATATCAGAATTATCTGAAATGTTTCGAGTCGAAAGCACTGAATTCCTTGAAAAACAACAAAGGTGTGATTACAATTTCCGTCGGAAATGTAGATGATTACAGCGGTAAAATTTCTCTGGTAGATGGAAAAAAGGTTTCTTCCGGTATTTCACATATGGTTACGACTGCTTTGGCAAAAACAAATGTTGTTCGAGTTGTGGAAAGAATCGATCGTTCCGTATTCGATGTCGAACTCAATCTCTCGAACAACAAGGTTCTTGGTGATGACGAACCGGGATATAGAAAAATTTTTCCCGGACAGGTTCTGGGTTCGGATTATTATATTGCAGGTGGTATTACAGAAATCAATTATCTGATTTCTGGTGGCTCTGAATTCTATATCAACGGAATCGGTGGTGGAACAAGAGAATATATAATGGAAATTGCAGCAGATTTCAGAGTTGTCAACACTCGAACCACTGAAATCGTAAAGGCAATTTCCCTGAAAAAAAGAATTACCGGAAAAGAGGTGAAAAGTGGTATTTTCTCCTTTTTCGGAAATGTACTCATCGATGTGAACAGTGGTTTCAAGGTTCAGGAACCTCTGAATGTTGGTGTGAGAGATGTGATAGAAACTTCGGTGGCGTTGTTGCTGGCCGATATCTATGGAATAGAGTTGAATTGCAACAACAATGATATCATTTATCTGAACAGATACGAAAATACCGAATTGTATCCGGGAGGATACAAAAGGTATGTGGACAGAAACATTGAAAGTGATCGCGTACGAATTTTTGGTATGCAATGAGTTTTTCGAATATTGGCTGCCAATCCAATTCAAAAACTGGGCCTACCGATTTCTGGTTATCGGGAAGTCATGCCGGATTCTCCGGAAGTATTGGTAAATTGATGCAATTTACCAATATGAATCAGAACTGACAACCAAAGGAGGAAAACATGACTGTCAGTATTCGTTATCTTGCTTCCATCGCAACTGCAATTGGTCTTCTGACTTTTGCAAGTACTGGACATGCCACGAGTTGTGATCTGACACACCCGGGCACCAGTATCGATTGTCGTTATTTGAACGAGATCGACAACATCGAAGTGAATGTGAATGTCGATATCAATGGTCAGTTGGTCAAAAACAGCAATGTAACCGCAACAGCTGTCATTGCCAATGTTTCGAATACTTCCGACCCGGAAGTTCGTTCGACTGCTGTTGGAAACAATCTTGCTGGTGAAAATGTCAGAGTTCTGAATAACGATGCGGTAAATCAGGCGGTGTTGTTCAGCAACGTTCAGTCATTTTCTTTGGTTACCAACAGCAATCTCAATGGTCCACTTACTGTGGAAGCAACATCTGTCGGTAACAATGTCAATCTGAATGGAACCAACAATCGTCTTGGAAATCTTGGTCAGGCTGTTGTCGGAAGCAATGTCACTGCCGTTGCCGAAGTTCGTAACAACGTCGTTCGTGGCAACATCGAAGTCAATGCTACTGCCGTTGGCAACAACATCAATCTGAACAACACTGTTGTGCGACCATGACAAGATCGTAAAACAGATCGAAAAAATTGCAACTTTTTTCAAAGCTGCCCGGTATCGGGCAGCTTTTTTCTTTTTTACAGAATAATTCTCCAGAAACCTTGTTCATACAATCCATTCACAAGATATTTCCATTCCTTTCCATTCCATATCAATTGATTGTTGTCATAGAGATTCTTGACATAATGAATTTTTTCTTTCTCCAGTTCTACATTGAATGCGACAACCCATTTCGATCCGTCCCATTCTATTATTTCATGTTTTTTTGCCTGAATGTTTCCCCAGGCAATGGAATTTCCTATATCTGACAATAAAAGATATCTGGTTCCGATCACTGGAATCGAAAGACCTCTTTCGGGAAAAGTTTTCACAGGATCTATGATGGCATTTATTTCCCGAATGGTATTCAATGGAAGTGTAGATGGATTTGGAAACCACAAAAGTTCATTTTCACTCGAACCATAATCGAGTATACCAGAAATCAAATGTTCTTCGTCTTCGATATTGTCGGTCGGATTGATCACAAGTTGTGTAATTCCGGGACGAAAACCTCCGCATTTCGAAAAGATTGTTTTCCAAGAAAACGGTTTGCCATTCTCATTGACTTCGATTCCTCCCGGACCTGTCAATTTTACGACATTCTGATTTATCACGATTGTATGATCATTGAAAGTTGTCACCGTTCTGCTCAACAGATCGATTTTGTCGAACTGTACACCGTAACTTGCTTCTGTTTCGTAATCTTCGTATTTTTCTGCTTCCAGAACATTTGTAATGATTGTTTTTATTATTTTCTGTCTTTCGACTATTGCTGGCGGATTTATCCATACCGGAGCGGAAAACGTAAAGGTTATGATTTCTATTTCACCACCCGTTCCTATCGGAATCGAATTGTTACTCCAGTTGATTTCTTCCAGAGTCAATTCTGTCAGGCTTGTCCAATCCAGAGGATTTTCGGTGAATTGCAATTGTATGGAAGGATTGAAAAGAACTATTATCTGTTCCACCAACTGTTCTTTCTGGCTTTCGTTGCTCACCCACAAATCCACGTTCCATCTCATCGTGTAAGGAACTGGCATGTATCTTTCGACAGTGAATCTTTGTCCCGGTTCTTGAATGAACTCACCGGAAATCGAATCGAATTTTTTTTCGTTGAAGCGAATTTTTTCCGAAAAGAGAGGATCCTGCACTCGATTTCTGTCATATGTCAGACCTGTCAGATATACGGTGAACATTGGTACGGACAACATCACGTTTTCCGAATTGTTTCTCAGAACATAAGCAACCTGCCGATTTGTCGAAGCATATCTCGCTGGAACTCTTCTCAACAAAGGCTCGCCGTTTCGATTTTTTCCAATCGAATAATGAAAATTTGTAAAAATTCGAGTGAACTGAATGTTCATTCTTCTTATCTGACCGTCGTAGAAATACGAAAGATCGAATCTGTTGTCCGACATTCACTTCACCTTTCTCAAAGATCCGGCTTCAGAGCACGAGAAACAAACTGTCTTTTCTTCAAAACTTTTCCAGTGTTTTCATGTTTCATTTCTCCTTCCTGATTTATGAATCTCTTCAATGAATCATGAGCAGGAACCCAAGGTGTTCTCCAGTTCGCCTCGATTCTTTTCCAGACATTTCCTTTTCTTTGAAACAGAATTGCGGGATTGTAATCCGTTCGAAGAAAATATTCACCTTCCACTGGATTTTCTGGAAAAACCGTACCTTTTTTCACTTCTGTTCCGTTTGGTGGAATACCATCACCAAAAGCCAGAACCGGATATTCGTCGATTCTGGGATCGAATGGATATTCTCTTCCCTGTTCATCTATACGTGGTACTATATATATGTGTTTGTGAATGAATTTTCTTCTTCCGACTTCTTCTCTTGCCGCTTTCGATATGTTGTCGGTAATTTCCAATTCCCTGTCCAGAATCGAGATTTGATCTGCAAGAGTTTCTCCGGTTCCTTCGCCGTAGAAATTCTCCATTTCTTTTTCCAGAATATCGAAATATTCCTGTTGATTGTGAATGGGAACAGCTCTTACTGCCCACAAATGATTCCACCAATTCACATCGTAACCATTGGAAGGTCTGTGAGCATCTTCGACAACATAATATTTGTTAATTGCCATTTTTCTTTCATCCAGTTGTTCCTGTCTCAAATGAGGAAATTCCAGAACATCGCCGGGAATGATTCTTCTGCCGATTCTTTCCACCATGTCATTGTAATGAAATGTCACATTCAATGTATCGTTTGCCAACATCAAGCCAAATTGTCTCAAATCGAATTCGACATCTGTCGGATTGTAATGTGCTTTTATCTCGTAAATATTCGGATCGTATTTTCGATCACGATTTTCGAGATAGAAAATATCCTGAATATCCATTTCGGTGATTTCCGAAGATTCCGAAGAATTCAGAAAAACATCCGGAATCTGTTCTTCTTCGTTCAAATTTTCGGAAATTTTGTCATATGGAGATTCTTCCAGATTCAGATTTACTACATTTTTTTCTTTTGGTCCAAGATACTTGTGAACATACACCAATGTTCCGCCAATGTTGATGGCTTGTCTTGCATGATTGTCGAAGAATTTGTAATTCAGCGACTTTTTGTCTTTCCACAAGCTGATTCTCGGCATGAAAAAATCCTCGATACGATTTCGATAAATATTTGTCGACACGAATATTTATGAATAAATTTCATTTTTCGATTTTTCTTCAAAAGTATATTTTTTTCGAAATAATATAAATAATTTCAGAAAGGAAAGGAATCGGAAAAAATGGCTGGATTGAAAACCGTTACCAAGTTCGGAGTTCCCGTATTTTCCACGGGCGGGGATCCGGGTAAAATTGGTCTGTTACAACCAAAACCAAAATATCGTTTTCGTGTTCGCGTCATAAATTTTGGTGACAATCAGAATGTAGAAGATTTGACGAGACAGGTTGTCAGTGTCAGTAAACCGAAGTTGTCTTTCAATACACAGGAATTTCATTCGTATAACAGCATAGGATACTATGCTGGCAAACATCAATGGTCTACCATAAATCTGGTATTGAGAGATGACATAAGCAACAGGGCAACGCGATTGGTAGGTCAGCAGGTACAGAAACAATTCAATCATTTCGAACAAACAGGATTTGTTGCAGGTGTAAATTATACCTTCGACATGTATATCGAAATACTGGATGGTGGAAATGTCAAAGTTCTCGAAGAGTGGTTTCTCGAAGGATGTTTTCTCACCGATATAGATTGGGATTCTTTGGATTACTCTGCAAGTGATCCAATTCAGATTTCTCTTACAATTCGAGCACAAAACGCTCAATATGCAGGAGAAGATGGTGTGGATCGAAGCGTTTTCCCGCTCGTTCCATTCAACAATATTGCAGGAACTACAGGAAAGACTATTGCCTGATAGTGAATATGGTTTATACGGAAAAGGCGGTAATTTCTTACCGCCTTTTCTTTTGGAAAATCGAAATTCGAATTTTTTTGTTCGAAAAATTACATTTTCGTTTACAATGTATATCGGAAAGATCGGGAACTTCGAAATCACCGAAAAAAATCATTCAAAAATTTTTCGAAAAACATCATGAAAAAATATCATGAAGAAATACATGACATATATTCGAATTGTAAAACCGCAATTTTTGTAAGAAAAGTAAAAAACAACGAAAAATTCAGAAAAGAAATCGAGAATTTCTGGAAATTTCCGGAAAATGTCGAATTTGTCGAAAAAGTTCATTATTATCTGTTCGAAGAAAATCCATATTGTCTTCATGGTTTCAAAAGAACCTTTCATGGTTTGAAAAAAGGTTATCTGTCGGAACAGGTCAAAAAATGTGAAAAATGCAAGAAAATCATCGAAGAAAAAAGAGAAAGGACAAATTTGAAAAAATATGGTTGCAAAAATCCGGCTTCTTCACAGGAAGTGAAAAACAGAAAAGAAAAAACGAATATTCGAAAATACGGTTGTAAAAATCCATTTTCTTCGGAAATCGTGAAAAAAAGAATAAGAGAAACATTACAAAAAAAATATGGAGTCGAAAATCCTTCTCTTCTGGACACTGTGAAAAACAGGAAAACGAAAACGACAAAAGAAAGATATGGAGTCGAAAATCCTTCGTGTTTCGAATTCTTTCGAAAGAAAAGAAAAGAAACATGGTTGAAAAAATACGGAACGGAACATCCTTTTTCTTGTATCGAAATTCTCGAAAAAAGAAAAAAAACATGGTTGCAGAAATACGGAACTGACAATCACGTGAAAAAACACATTTCGAATCTCGATGATTGGGAAAATTCTTTTTCGGAAATTTACGAGAAATTTCATGGTAACGAAAGAGAAATTTCGAAATATTTCTCTGTCGATATTTCCACGATTCGCAAAAGAGCTTTGAAATGTGGTCTCAGGGAAAAATTTGTTTCGTTTTCTTCCTATGAAAAAGAAATTGGTGAATTTCTCGCTGAAAACGAAATAAGTTTCGAATTTCGAAACCGGAATATTCTGAATGGAAGCGAAATAGACATACTGATTCCGGAATATGGTATCGGAATCGAGTTTCACGGATTGTACTGGCATTCTTTCAACAACAAAAAAGACAAATTCTATCATTACAGGAAATATATGGAAGCAAAAAATCGAAATATTGTTCTTCTGCAAATATTCGAAGACGAATGGAATTTTTCTCGGGAAAAAATTCGGGAAATATTGAAAGCGTTTCTCTATCGAAATTTCTTCTTCATCGATACGATCGATACAACCTCGAAAAAACTTCTCATCGATAACCGATTTCATCCCGGGGATGAATTTCTTCGGCAAAATGATTTTGTGAAACTTGCCGAAATTCCCCCGAAAAAATGGTATACGGATTATGTAACGAGAAAAAGAAGAAAGTTCGGGAATTGCAAAGATGTGATTTTCGATGCAGGATACGAATTGTGGATTCGAAAATTCTGAAAAAAAAAACAATTCGAAAAAATTGTTGTTTTTTCGAATTGTTTTTACAATGAATCGAAAAAAAATCGAAGAAACATGAAAAAATATTATCGGGAAATACATGAATTTTATTCGAAATATCGAGTCAATGTTTTTGTGACAAAAATGAAAAATATGGAAGAGTACAGAAAAGATATTCAAGATTTCTGGAAATTTCCAGAACACGTCGATTTCGTCGAAAAAATTCACTACTATCTTTTCGAAGAAAATCCCTACTGTTCGCATGGTTACAAAAGAAAATTCCTGAGTTTGCCGAAAGGTTACCATTCGGAAAACGTGAACAACTGTGAAGAATGCAAACAGATCATAAAAGAAAAAATAAAGAACACGAATTTGAAAAAATACGGAGTTGCCAATCCTTTTTCTTCGGATATTGTAAAAAGCAGAATAAAAGAAACATTGATGAAGAAATATGGTGTCGAAAATCCATCACAAAACAGAAATGTTCATGACAAAAAGAAAAAAACATGGTTGAAACGATATGGTATCGACAATCCAATGAAAAGCGAGGAAATAAGAAATCGGGCAAGAAAAAAAATTCTGGAAAAATATGGAGTGGACAATCCGACAAAAAGTGAAAAAATAAAAAACAGAATAAAATCGACAAATCTGAAAAAATATGGTGTATACAATACGGCAAAAAAACACATTTCGAACCTCGATGATTGGGAAAATTTCTTTCCGGAAATATATGAAAAATTTCATGGAAATGAAAGAGAAATTTCGAAATATTTCAATGTCAACATATGTTCCGTTCAAAGAAGAGCCGTCGAATACAATCTCAGAAAAAAATATTTTTCTTCGTACGAAGTGGAAATTCGTAAATTTCTTTCCGAAAGAAATCTGAAAACAGAATCGAGAAAAAGAAACATTCTCGAAAAACACGAAATAGACATACTGATTCCGGAATATGGTATCGGAATCGAATTTCATGGTTTGTACTGGCATTCCTGCTGTAATCAGAAAGACGAATTGTACCATTACAAAAAATATATCGAGGCAAAAAATCGAAACATTCTTCTTCTGCAAATATTCGAAGACGAATGGAATTTTTCGAAAAAACGAATGAAAAAAACAATTCGAGGATTTCTGGATCGAAATTTTTTCTTCCTGAACATGAAATCGGAAAAACTTCTCATCGATAACCGATTTCATCCCGGGGATGAATTTCTTCGGCAAAATGATTTTGTGAAACTTGCCGAAATTCCCCCGAAAAAATGGTATACGGATTATGTAACGAGAAAAAGAAGAAAGTTCGGGAATTGCAAAGATGTCATTTTCGATGCAGGATACGAATTATGGGTAAAAAAGTGAAAAAATACAAACAGAAAAAGCAAAAAAGAAAGCCCGGAAAATTTCCGGGCTTTCTGTGTGTGAAGAAGAGTTCTGGAACTTTGTTACAAGAACTTCAGATTTGCGGTATTGATATTGATCAATCCAAGATAGTCAGCTGCATTACCGAGCGATGATGCAGTGTTTTTGAGTTCGATGTATCCATAACGTGTAAGGAAGGATACAACGAGCTCGAAGGTTCTTGGATCTGGTACGATACCGCTGCTTGTCAGAGGAATGTATGGGCAGTAGTAGGCAGCCGCATCTACTTCACCGGGACCTTTATAACCAACCAGAACTGGAGTATTGTCCGAAGCATATTGGTCGACATAGACTCTCATGCTGCTGTTCAAAACACCTACGAACTTGGTGTTTGTTGGTGCTTCGAAAACACCTTCGGTTGTACGTGCGAATGTCGAAGTTGTTGCGCTCTGCAGTATCGTGAGAGCTGTCGGGCTGACAATTACCCAGTTACCAGCACCTCTACGGGTACGGGCTGCAATCAGGTTGGCCTGTCTGTTGATGAGAACTGCTAAAGCAGCATGTTCGTCACCAACGAATGTTGCTGTACCACTGACCAGACCCTGATCATAGGTCAATGCCGTGGTTGGAAGAGCACGAAGCGAAGTCAGAATTTCCTGATCGATTTCTGCCGTAATTTCCTGAGCAAGGGCTGCCATGATCTCAGCCTCTATGTCGATACCCTGCTGTGCCATGGCATCTTGTGCTGCTTCGAAAGTCCAACGAGCAGAAAGACGACGGCTTCTGGCTTCGACGGTTTCTTTCAGAATCTGAATGCTCAGACGATTGCCGGGTGTACCTTCAAGTGTAGATGTTGGTGCAGCTTTTGGACTTGCGGGATTTTCGTTACCCGAGTAGTAACGTGCTATGTCGAATGGTCCAAGAGCTTCGGTACCTGCCGTTACACCACCACCAGCTGCTGGAACGGTATCGGCATAACGAACTCTGAGTGTGTGAATCTGGGCAACAGGTCCGGTCATTGGTTGAACACCAATGATTTCATTGGCAATGACCGTAGGCATGACGCGTCGAATGACTGGTAGAATGACCTTGTTCAATGTTGCGATATTGCCCGATGCTGTTGCACCAGCAGTTGCTGTTTCCATAAGAGGAACACCAGCACCATAAAGAGCTGCCCGAGAAATCATATCTTTTCTTGTATTTTCAAGGCAGACGTCCATAACTTTTCTTCTGTTTCCGGTCAAGCCATCGAGAAGTGCTTCTTTCGTGGCTTTCCATTTCGATTCAGATAATAGTTCTCGCATTTAATTGTTCTCCTTCTTTTTTTTCAACTGAAATCAGTTGATACCTGCTAGTTTTTTGAGTGTAATTACCTCGATTATATTCGAATCGTTGGTTTCGTTTCCTTCCAACAAAGATGTTTCCTTGTCACCGGTGATCAAATTCTTTCTTTCATCGAAAGAATTTTCGAACAATGCTTTGCTGGTAATTTTCTCATCTTTGTCGGAAGTTTCCTGTAAAACAGTATCGAGATATCTCGAAAAAGCTTCTTCGAGTCTCGAAGTTTCGACTTCTTCGAGAAGATTTCTCATGATTTTCTTCTGTTTTACAGAAAGTGGTGCAATCAATCGATTGATTGTTTTCTCTCTTTTCAGAGATTCTTCAAGTTTCTGTAATTTATGTTCAAGAATGTTCGATTTCTTTTCTTTTTCTTTCAATGAATTGTAAGCCTCGGCGAGCTTTCGGTTCATTTCTTCGAGATTTTTCGTCAATTCTTTGACTTTGCTTCCTTCCGAAAGATAGGAAGCCATATACTCATGAGCGAAAGCTTCGAAGATTTTTCTACCAAAATTGTTTTCTCTTGCAACTTTCAAATCTTCTTTCAATTGTCTCAATTCATTTTCGACATGTTCCGACACAACTCTATCGACAGCCGATGCTGCCTTGGCAATGAACATTTTTCTTGTTTCATGAAGTTTTCTGGCAGCATGAGCTTCGAGTTCAACTCTTCTTCTTTCGAGAAGTTTTTTGTCCCGTTGAAACTCTTTCAGTTCTTTTTCGAGATTTTCAACTACAAATTTCTCCAGTGTGGAAATTCTTCTGAAATGATCTTCTTTCAATTTCTTCTCTTTTTCATACATTTTTCTTTTCAGGTTTTCGTATTGTTCTTTCAATTTCTTCTTGTCTTCGACAAATTCTTCAATTTCCCTGGCAAGTTTTTCTTTGACAAAATTTTCCAATGTTTCGACATTTCTGTCGAACTGTTCCCTTACTTCTTTCTTTGCATTCATTATTTTCTTTTGCAGAAGAACTCTCTCTTTGGCAAGATTTTCTTTTTCTTTTTTCAGTTCGTCGATCTCTTTTCGAAGAGTTTCCCGAACAAATGATTTTGCTTCGTCGACTTTTCTCGAAAGTTCCAAAATTGTATTCTTGTAATCTTCTTTCAATTGTTTCTTTGTATTTTCGAAAGTTGCTACTTCTTTCTCAAGAGCTTGTGAAAAGAACTTGTCCATTGTTTCTATGAGTTGTGCTTTATCGTGCTCGTATCTTTCGACAAGTTCCTTTCTTACTTTTTCTTCTGCTTCTCTTTTTGTTTCTTCCCACGCTTCTAACAGGGCATCTTGAAGATTTTTGTCTATACCCTTCAGCGCGGTATTTTCTAATAATGATTTCAAATCACTCATATTATTATCTCCTTGTATTCATTTTTGATACCGCATTTACTTTGCCTTTGCATTACCTTTGCTTTACCTTTGCTTTACCTTTATTTATCGATAATTTTCGATAACCAATTTTTTATCTCTTTTTTCAATAATTCTTTGGCTCTTTTATCTTTCTCGTAGTTGAAAGACAAATCTTCGATGATATTTCCTCTTCTGGAATTCAACAAATCTATGATTCTTCTTTCATATACAGGGGTCGGAAAAGCATCTGGAGCACTTGGTCTGGCAACGATATCTATCGTGACTATCTCGAAATCGCTTACTCTTCCGGTATATGAATCGACGTTGCCACTTCCTCGTGAGGAAACACCAAGTTTTCCACCGCTACTTATTATTGCTTTCACTATATTTCCCATAGGTGTATCGATAATTTTCAGTTTTCCGCAACCGTTGGAACCATCCATCCACATTTCGACAACCATATGTGAAATTCTGTCGAGATTTATATTCAATGTGTCAGGATGATCTGCTTCTCCGAAAACCGATTCACCACGAGAAACCAGATCGTTGATCTGTTTGACTGCTTTTCTTATTTCTTCGGAAGGATATATTCTGCCATTGTGATTTTTGACATCTCCCTGTATGCAAATTCCTTTCAGAAAAAGATTTTTCTTACCATTTTCATCTGTGTTTTCAATTTGTATTCTGGCATCGTTCCAATTGATTCTTTCTGTAAGTATCATATTGTTCATAATTCAACTCCTTTCCCTTTTCAGGGCCGAGTGTCGGGGAAATTTCCCCGACACTCTTTTGTTATTTTTTACTTTATTATTTTTCGTCAGAATAATCTTTTGTCAAAATGGCATCTGAATTGCCTTTTGTCGGACTGTAAAATTCAGAGGCACTTTTGACTACACTTTTCGATTTCTTCGCCTGACTGAAAATCTCTGCTTTTGGTGCAGGTTCTCTGTTGAAACCAACGTGAGAAGATTGTTTGTACCGAATTCCACGATTCGATACATTCAATCTTTCATCGGCACTCATATGAGGAAGAGGACTTTGTGTATTTCCAACGGCATTCTTTTTTCCGCTTCCAACTTCACCCTCGGTTGGATGAAAATTTACATTCAACATTTCATAAGCTTCCTCCAGTTCGGAAATATTCAATTCTTTCAGGAATTTTTCCATTTCTTCCGGAGTAAGAGATGAAGTATCGACTTCACTTTCATCGTCATCTTTTTCATTCAATTCTTTTTCTATCGTTTTCAAAAGTTCGTCGATTTCGTCTTCTTCAGGTTTTTTTGTTGTTTCTTCGATATTTTTCATTTCTTTTTCATGTTTGTGAACACGTTCCACCATATTACGTTTTTCATCTTCTTTATCTTCTTCACGTTCATCTTCTTCACGTTCATCTTCTTCGGAATCCATTCCTTCATCATCGGAAGTCATTTTGTCTGCAATATCGTCGACATCAGAATAATCTTCTTCGTCTTCAACTTCTTCGCCTTCTTCGCCTTCTTCGCCTTCTTCGGAATTCATTTCTTCATCATCGGAAGTCATTTTGTCTGCAATATCGTCGACATCAGAATAATCTTCTTCGCCTTCAACTTCTTCGCCTTCAACTTCTTCTCCTTCTTCGGAATTCATTTCTTCATCATGATCTTTTGCAAGAATATCTTCCAACTCATCTTTCAATTTTTCTATTTCATCGTGCATCTCAGCTCTGAGATTTTCGATTTTTTCATCGATATCATCATAATCATGTTCTTCCATCGATTCGTCTTCTTCGATCAATTTTTTGTGAATTTCCCTGCTTTTTTCAACTATCCACTCGTGTAGTATGGTGGATGCTTCGTCTTCCCTGCCTTCAGCTAAAAGATTCATGATTGTTTCTAATTTGCTTTTACTCATTTTTTACTCCGCTAGTGAATATGGTTTTATACATTTATATTTAATGTTTTTCGTCAAAAAAAGTATATTTTTTACTTATTTTTTCAAAAATAATAATGTTCTTGTACTTTTATTTTACTCCAGATCACTTTTTCTTATTACCAGAAAAAGATTTTGCATCTTTTTGATGAAATAATGATAAGAAGACATTTTGTGATTTTTCAGAAAAAGAAATTTGTCGAAAAACAAATTTTTCATGAAATATTTCAGATTGAATAAAAAAAACATCATCAAATTCAAAAAATCATTTTTCAGATTGACAACACAGTTGTGAAAATGTTTATTCATCAAATCTTCTCTCGTGTCGAGAATCATCTTGAAACCGAAATGACAATAACCAAAAAGAGAAGGAGGCAATTTTGGAATCATGTCCCGATCTATTACTATTCTGATATAATTCAATTTCTGTTCATAATATTCGGCAAATCTCAAATCTCCAAGTTTTGGTTGCCCGAAAGTGACAACATAACAATCTGCAATTTTCGAAATTTCGATGGCAGCAAGAACTGCCATGGCTCCCCCCAGACTATGACCACCAATCACAACCGGTTTTCTGTTTTCTTTCAGTAGTTTCAACATATATTTCAAAATCGAAAAAGACAATAAAGAATAGTATTTGTAAATTCCTCGATGAATTCTTCCTTCTTTCGTTTTCACGAAATCGAATTTCAAATCTGCCAATATGTCATTGATTTCATTCAGTTCTGTTCCGGTGAAAATCAGAAAATAATAATCTTTGTTTTCGAAAATGAATGCTTCCGAAGATTTTCTATCGATTATTTTCAACAATTTCACGTCGAATTCTTTCAATTTTTCTTCTATTTCTTCCATGTTCTTCTTTTCTTTGTACGAAAGAAGACATAAAGCAGAACATATGTAAATCAGATCATAATTGAGTATCGATATGTTGTTGTTCGAAATTTCAAGTGTATCATAAGGCATTTTCGCTCTCTTTGCCGTACATTTTTCTCAAAAGTTTACTTCTTTTCTTGAATTCGACTTTTTTGAGTATTGAAATTTTTCTCAAACGGTTTATTTTTCTCAAAGTCAAATTCGAATAATATTTCGACGAGTTTATGTCGATATTGAAATCGAAAAAAGATTCATTCAGATTCTTTTTGTTTTTCATTGAAAAAAATCCTTTGAAATCATTGTATTATTATTTATCGTCTCTGTTTTTTGCCGAATTTGTCATGAGAAAACTTTTCAGATCGAATTACGAAAGAAATTACATTACAGACATTTTCGTAAATGACAAAATTATTGTTTTTCGAATCGAATCATGAACTCGTCGAATTCAATTGAAATGTTTTTTTGTCATGTTCATTTTTCAAAAGAACTTTTTATTTCTTCTTCGACTTTTTCTTCTTCGGGAACTTCTTCTACGTCTTCTTCCGGTTCTTCTGTTTCCAGATTGTCAGAATAATTCATATCTGTCGAATGTATACCTACGTCCGGCAAATTCACATTCAAATCGTCGATATCATCTTCATCCTTGATTTCATTTTCTTCTTCCCAAAGTCTCTCGTTTTCGAAAATTTCTTCATCGGAAAGATTCAGAAATCTTTTCATAAGAAATCTCTTGCTCAAATACGGAATATCTGCAAGTGACGTAAACACGGAAGCTTGTGCACTATCGATTTCAATTTGACGATAACGAGAGAAATTCTGTGGTTCGTGAAATTGAATTTCAAAAGAATCGAAATTCAATTCTACACCGGAACTTTTCATATAGTTTTTGAATTCCTCATCGAATTTTTGAATTATTGCCTGTTGTAATCTCATACAGTATTTGTTGAAACGAAATTCCTGTATGAATGCTGTTCCGACTTTGCCATCACTATAAGATCCGCCTTCTTCTGTCGATCCGGGAAGATAGGCGTTTGGAATTCTCAATCCTCTTCTCAATTTTCTGTCGAAATAGATCAGATCGTCGATTTGTCCAAGTTGATCTCCGCCCGGAAGAACTTCGACCTTGGATCCTCTACCGTCTGCACTTTGTGCGAAAAAGTAATCTTCGAGTATCGACAATGGATTGTAAGCCGTTGACATTACACTTTCACCACCACCATTGAAGGTAGGAATTCTTCTCTGATGTATCTGATTTTTGATTCGATTGATATATTGATTTGCCATTGCCGGTGACATATCACCGACATCGATATAGAAAACTCTTCTTTCCGGTGCTCTTTGTACACGATATATTATTATCGAGTCTTCCAGAAGTTCCTTCTGTTTGAAAACTTTGTACACTGATTCGAGAATGGAATTGCCAAAAGGCCAATTGTTGTCCATGCCATCCGACAATGAAATATGAACGATGTTTTCTGCTGCAATAAATGCTGGTTGCGTAGCTTGTGCAGTATATCTTCCCAATGTCGAATCCATTCTGGGATAAGAGTAAGTTACCGGACCGGGAGATCTTGCCACCAGGCCGGTCGTCTGCTGATATGCAGGCGGAGGAGTTGTTGCTACAAGAGTTTCGAGATTTACATCGAGCCCTTCGACAACATAAAACTCGGGCTTTTTTCCTTTTGCCGAATTGACAATTATCGATGCTACTCTTGCCGGATCTATCCATAACCATTTTTTGGTTTTCGGATGTTTTATGAATATCTGGTCGCCATATTTTATGGTATTTCGAAAAATATTGAACAATCTTCTTTCGAATTCGTTGATTCTGGTCCATTTTATCAAATTTCTTCTGATAATTTCCATTTCGGTGTCCGACATGGACTCGAAAGTGTTTATACGAAATGGCAAATTGTTCGGTTGATCTGTTTGTGTACAGAATTCGGCAATGATATCGAGAGAAGCATTGATTTCCGGATCGGCATCCATTATATCGTATTGATTGTATCTTTCTCTTCTTTTAGGTTGTCCGGCATATATGAGAGGCAGATAACTCTGCCATTTGAAACCAAGATCATTGCTTGCATTCAAAAAATTTGTCCGTGAAAAATTTTTTGCCTGTTGAATGTAATTTCCTTGAATTTTTTTTCTGTATTTTACCATGGAACCTTTTTTCCTGTTATCGAAAAATATTTATTTTCGACTTTCGACAGTTTTCGAACTTTTTTTTCGAATAATTCGAATTTGCACGAAAATTGTCAATTTCAATCCGGCATCAAGGATCTTGCAGTTTCCGAAGAATTTATGGTTTTCAATTTTTCGAGCAGAAGTCTTTCGGTCTGACTCAATTCCTTTTGCATGTTTTCCAGTTCAGAAGAAACGATTTTTTTCATCTGCTCTGCTTCTTTCAGAATACTCTGAACATGATCCGACATTTCATTCGAAGGTAAAGCCTGTTTCGAAATTTCTTCCTTTATGCTTTCTGTTGCAATACTTTCATATATTTTTTCCGAAATTATTTCTCCAATCGAGCTTCCGGCAAAATATCCCATGCCGGCACCTGCCAATGTTCCAATTCCCGGAAACACGAGAGAACCGGCTGTTGCTCCTGCCGTTGCACCACCAATTCCACCAATGGAAGATCCTATGACAATCGAAATTCTTTTTTTGAGTTCTTCTTCTGAAATTTCTCCATTCTGATAACGATTGTACAAGTCGTAAATTTCTACCGATGCTCCTATGGATTCGAGAAAAATTGCCAAAGGTGCACCAAGAGTTTTTGTCAGAAATCTTTTGGATGCTGAAAAAGCCGTGCTTCCTGCTGCTTTTGCTGCTTTTGCCGTGGATTGAATTCCCGCACCTGCAATTCTTGCAGATTTTCCGATAAACGAAGGTATTACATATTTCGATAAAAGCAATGAAGATGAAATTGCGTATCTTGTCATTGTTTGTATTATGGAAAAAGTACTTTTCAAAACGGAAAACAGATTGTTCATTACCGAAGATTCGATAAGTCTCTGTGGAACTTTTATGCTGCTCATGAATTTGATGGCAATGTTTTCGATATTACGCAACAAAGTTGCACCAATTTCGAGAAAACTCGAAATTCCAAATTTTCTGATAGCAAAAATCGACCCCGCAACAACACCGGATGAAATCAGAGCATCGATAACATCGATTTTCTTTATTATCGAATATATTGTTTCAGCCGCTTCGCTTACAATGAAAAAAGAAGTTTTTGCAGCATTTTCGATTACCGAAGGAGAAAAATTCGTCACGATTTTTGTCATTTCATTGAAATTTTCGATAATGTTCGCGGCTTTTCGATTCAAATCTTCTTTTTGTACAAGTTCCAACATGCTTTTGAAAGTTTCGGCTGCATTTCCGATAATTTCAGCTTTCGTAGAATCCATGATCTTGATCATTTCGGGAATGACACCTTTCGTGGTTTGTGTGACATTTCCTACTGTCGAATTTACGGTTCTCAAACGAAGCGCCAGATCCGACAATCTTTTGCCCAGATCGATTTCTCCTCTTTTTATCAAATCTTCGGAGATATTTTCGATTTCATTCACTTTCGAACTCAATATTCGAATGAATTTCGTCGATTCGAAGGTTCCTTCCCTGACCTGATTTGTCGCTTGCTGTACAACTTCGAGAAGATTTGCTCTCAACAACAAATCGAATTCCTGAGAAAAAGCCAGATTTCCTCGATAGAGAGATTCCATGATCGCATTTGCAACCTCTGGAAATCTCGTACTCAGAAAATCGAGATTTCTCGCCGATTCTTCCGGAATCATGCGATAGGCGATTCTCACAAATGGATCTTCGATTCTTTTTCGAATGGAATACAACAAATCTTCCATATCGACGTTTGTCATTGTACTGAATTTCGACATTTGTCGAACAAGTTCGACAATTCTTTTTTCACTGACATCTGTAATTTTCATGTTTTCGGTATTCAACAATTCCAATGTTTGAAAATATCTTATGACAAATCTGGAAAGAGTTTCGGCATTGATACCATAAACTGCAAGATTGTCTTGTGATTTTCGAATATTCGTAATGAAATTTGCCAGTTCGTTTATGCCAATTCCTTTGGTAACCGTGAAATTTTCCTGCAAAACATCGATAATTTCAGAAAATGTCATGCTCAAACGGGAACTCAACAGAACAAAATCTTCGACAGATTTCGAAAAACTGAAACCGATCTGAAAAAATCTCGAATAGACTTTTGCCATGCCATCGACAGCACCAATGAAAGCCGCGAAATATTTCGAATTTCTCGAAATTACACCAACGAAACCTTTCGTGATGTTTCTGAACAATTTGTAATTTTCATTGATACTTTCGGAAAGTTGCAGAATGTTTTTTCTCAATTTTTCGTAGGTGTTTATCATACCGGCATAATCCAGAGAAAAAATGAAAGCATTGTGAATGTGATATGTTATATCTTCAATGGTTTTTTTCATATCGGAAGAAAATTCGCCTTGATTTCTCAGGAACAATTCCATGTTTTCGGAAATTTTTCTCATATTTTTTCGATCTTTCGAAATCGAATTTCTCAAGTCCTTGAGAATATCCAGAAATTCTTTTTCGAGTTCTGGATATTTTTCCAATTCTTTTTTGATTCTGTCCAGTTGAGAAAGATTTAACATTTTCCACTCACATTTCTACGGTGAAATCATATTGGAAATACTTTCGTTCACAGATTCTTGTGTTTTTGTCATTTTCTGCAACAACTGGAGCTTTCTTTCATTGGCTTCCTTGATTCTTTCGTGCATCGAATTGATCTGTTTCATTATGTTCGAAAGCTCTTCCATGCTTTTTGCCAAAGAAGCCTCGGGATTTACACTGCTTTCGGATTCCAGAGTTTTTGTTACAGATGGTGTGATCAATGGAGTTTTTGCAATTTCGGCACCAGTGACAGGAGAACCGGCTACAGACGGATTCGAGATATTCGGAATTGTGGTCGGTTCCGTCGAAGTTGACGGAATGTTTTGTGACAATGATTTCGTTTCGGTTGCTTGCTCCGAATTTTCTTCCGGAAAAAGATTGCCAAAAAGATTACTCAAACCCGATGCTGCAAACATGCCAGTGACAAGAGCGAGAAAAGTTCTTTTCGTACTCGACAGAATATAATTCATTAAATTCATGATAGGTCTCAAAATTGCAGAACCGAAAGAAGAAGAATAATTTGCCAGAAAAGCACCACCAAGAGATTGAAAAATTCTGTTCAGTCCTTTTGGCAGAAACAGAAGAATTCCCGCGACTATGGCTTGATATATGGTACCGTTCAAACCGAAAATTCCGGCAATTTTATCTGAAAGATTCACTATTGCAGAAACGAGTTTCGTTGCAGCCTGTGAAAAACCTTCCAACAAATCCAGCCACAAAGTACTTTTCGCCATATCTGTCGTAATTTTTGTAATTTTTATGAGATAATTCGAAATCAGTTCGGAAACATTTCCTATTTCCGAAAGTCTTCTTATGATTTCGGAACTTACATCTGCGATTGTTGCCCGAACACGATTTCTTGCCAGAACAACCTGTTTTGCAAATTCTTCGCCCATGTTTTCTTCGGAAGATTCAATTGTATCGAGAGTCTTTTTCGAAAAAATATCGAGTTCGTTCAAAATGTTCACGATATGATCCTGTCCCATCAATGCGAACAATTGCATATTTCTACTGAGAACATCGGAATTGCTTCTTATCAGGTCCAGAAGTGAATTCAAGGATCCTCGATTGGACAATATCATCGAATATATTTCAGCTATCATGGGGGATATTTCTGTAGTGGCAAAAAGAGCATAATCATCCGCTCTTTCCAAACCACCTCTCACTATGGCTTGAGTCAGAAGTTTTTGCAAATTGGGAGCTTCTTTTTCCAGTACCGCCAATATTTCCTGTCCTCTCTGTCCCAATTTTCGCAAAGCAACTCTTGCTTCCGGATCTTCTGAAAGTTTTTCCAGACTTTGCAGAATTTCAGTAGCCGCTATGCCAAGTCGTTTCGATGCAGAATAAAAATTTTCGATTGTTGTCGAAAAAAGTTTCGATTGTTCTTCGGCATTGATTCTTCTCAAAAATCCAAGATTTCTCTGAATGACCAGAAATTGTGCTGCACTTTCTCTCAGAGTTTCCAGATCGTAACCAAAACTCAACAATCTGTCCGATGTTTTCATCGAAATATCGAGATAATTGATGAATTCTCTGTTACCTCGATTGACTATGTTCGCATATTTCGCCAGAAAATTTGCAAATTCTGGTAGAGTCATTACCAAATCTCTCGAATCGGCATAAATCTGTTCAATGGTTTTGGAAAAAATCACACCGCTTTTTGCCGCATTCGAATAAGCGTTCGCAAGATCGTCGAACATTTCGTAAATTTTGAAAAATGCAATCGAAAATCCTCCTATGATCGGCAAACTTTCCGTAAATGATTTGAAATTTTCGAACGGACTTTCTACCAAACTTTGTGTTTTTTCCGAATATCTTGCTACCGATCTCGAAAATTGATCCAAACTTTCTTTGAGATTGGTGAATTTTCGAATGACATTTCGAATCACGTTTACAAAAGAAAAACTGATTCTCAACAAAGAGTTCAGATTTTTTCGAGTTTCCTCTACGGAACGATTTGCATTTTCGAAATTTTCATGAATGTCCTGACTTTCGGAAACCAGAGATTTTTTTATATCTTCGAGCAATTTTTTCTGTTCTTCCTTGATACGAGGAATTTCTTTCAATTTTTCCAGAATATCTATGATTCTGTCCAGATTCTGATCCGACATTGGTTTTTTTCTTTTTTGTAAATTTTTTTCAAATAATTCAATATATATTTAATGCCGAAACATAATAATATCATTTTATGAAAAATGATTTCATCATTTTACGATTCGTGAAAAATCACATAAAGGAGCAAATATGGACAGAGAAAGAGAAACGGCGGAAAATCTGAAGAGATTTTTGCAAGAACAGGCAGAAAGAATTGGAAAAAATTCATTGAATAAAAAAGTCGGGCAAATCGAAAGAAAAGATATTTCTCTCGATGATATTGAAAATTCTGAAAATTTCGATGAAAATGCTGAAAATACACACGCAGAAGATTTGTCATTCATAGAACCGAAAAAGAAAATCGAAAATTTTCGAATGCCACCGACAAAATTTTTTCCTCGAAACGATTCTTTCGAAGAAAAGAAAAATTCCAATCCTTTGCAAAAATACTTTCGAAAACCCGGTATCTCCATAAAACTTCCGACAATGGGAATTTTCTACGAGCCTGATATGGTCGATTTTTCGATCAATGGAGAAGTTCAGATTTTTCCATTGACTGCCAGAGACGAAATCTGGTTGAGAAATCCGGATGCATTACTGAATGGAAAAGCTTTGGAAGAAGTATTCAAAAGCTGTTGTCCGTCGATAAAAGATTTGAGAAAAATCGTAATCAACGATGTAAATGCAATTCTTGTAGCGATAAGAAATTGCAGCTATGGATCACAAATGAAAATGACCTCGACATGTCCACATTGTGGAACGATGAACAATTTTGTCATAGATCTGGACATAATTTTGAGCAATATGACATTTTTCGAAGACATACCTTGTGCACAAATCGATTCTCTGACATTGATATTCGAACCCATCACTTATGAAAATATGGTTTATTTCGAACTTCTCATGTTCGAAGAAGCCAAAGTTCTACAGGTATTGAACAATGAAAAAATGAATGATGAAGAAAAAAAGAAAATCATACAGGAAACAGTGACAAAAATTGCCGATATGAACATATATCTTCTGACACAAGGAATCAAGGAAATAATTACACCGGAAAAAGAGAGAGTTTTCGACAAGGATTTCATTTATGAATTTCTCGTGAATTGTCCGACATCGATATTCAGGAAGGTGCAAAAAGAATTCGAAAATGTTCTACAAATTGGTGTTCCCACGAAATGGGAAGCAACATGTAACAAATGCGACAAAAAATACGACGTGGAGGTGCAATACGATCCCGCAAATTTTTTCGACACAAAATCCTGAATTCCAATTCCGAAACCATTGTCGAACTTGTCAATTCGATGAGAAACGAAGTTGATAAAATCGAAAAACAGATTATAGAAATATGCTGGTTCATGAGAGGTTCGATTTCTTACAATGAAGCATTGAATTTATCATACTCGACATTGAAAAATATAAGAAAACACATAAAAGAACACATAGAATTGGTAAAGAAAACAGGAATGCCTCTCATATGAAAAAAAAAAAAGACAGAAGATCGAAAAATGACTGGAAGAAAAAGTAAAGAAAAAGGAAAAAGAGGAGAAAGAGAACTTTGTTCTCTTTTGACGAATTTTTTCGAAAAACCTTTTCTTCGAGTTCCGAACAGCGGATCTTTTCTCGGTGGAAAAAACATCAAAAGAGAAAAGAAAATCGACGATTCACAGAAAGTTGTTCTCAAGGGAGATATCATTCCTCCCGATAAATTCGAAAATCTTCTCATAGAATGCAAAAATTACAAAAACATCAATTTTCTCAAAATTTTCAATGGCAACAATTCCACGATCGATTCATGGATTCGACAATGTCTCGATATCGTACATGAAAAAAATGTCTGGTTCATATGTTTCAAGATAACAAATCGGGGTTGGTTTTCGATAGTTCCGGAAAAATTTTTTTCTTTCGAAATTTTTTCTGGAAATTACATGATTTACAAATACAATCAGGAAAAATACATCATTGTTTCTCTCTCTTCTTTTCTCGAAACACACAGAAAAATCATAGAACAGAAACTTTCATCTATATCATGATTGCCTTTTCCACTTTGACAATTTTTTCGCCACACAGAAGTCTTGCGAGAAAAGCTTCGTCAAGATCTTTACAGTAAATTACTGCACCTTGAAATTTGATATTGTTTCCAAATTTGGCCTTGAGATGACACTCGATTTTTTTCATCCATTTTCTGTCTTCTTCGCTATGCCAGTTTTCGTATTCTGGAGTCCAATATACTTTTACATTCGTATAAATCTTGTAATTGTAAATTTTGTGAAAAGGTTCGTTTCTTTGTATTTCCAGAAATGTTATGTCTGTCATTTCATGTTTTTCCTTTTTCTGTATTTTTTACCTTTCGATTTTCGATTGAAATTTTCTCTACTCATGTTTCTTCCGTCAAGATATTCGTAAATCCATTTTCCTTGATCACATACAATATGTTTTCGACCTGATTTGTCAGATCTTCACGATGCGAAATCAGAAAAATATTTTTTCTGTTTTCTGTCGATATTTTCTTGAGTTGAAGAACAGCAGACTCGACTCCCAACTGATCGAGACCATTGTCTATCAATTCGTCGATAAACATGATGTTGATATTGTCATTCATACTTTCGTAAACATCACGAAATGCCCAACTCAAAGCAAGTATCAAACGGGTTTTTTCACCACGACTCAAATTGTCGAAATCGAAGTCTACTCCAAGCTCGTTGATTTCCACACTCAAATCATTGAGAAATTTGACCTGATGCGGAAGTTGAAGTGATTCTGTGTAATATTTCAATCTCGAATTCAGATAATTCAGGCTTTGATCCATTATTTTCTTTCTTATGAAAGAATCTTTGTTCATCAGAAGTTTCAACAGAAGTTCCTGATGATTTTTTCGATATGTCAAATTGTTCAAAGTCGTGAAATCGATTTCCTGTATTCCTGTTTCTTCGAGACTTTTTATCTGTTCTTCGTAAGGATTTTTCTGATTCATTTTTTCTTTCATACTTTCTTTCAATTTCTGCAATATTATTCTGTGATTGTATGCATCGGAAATTTCCTTGTAGAATGTTTTTTCATTGAGAATATTTTCATCCATGAACAATTGCTCGATTTCTTTTTCATATTTTCTTTTTTTGCTGTAATTTTCTTCGAGATTTTTCTTCAGTTCGAAAATTTCCCTATCCAGATTTTCGAGCAAGGTATCCTTGTTGTGAAGTTTCTGACCACACATGGGACATTTTTCTTCACAAATTCTGTTTCTGTAATTTTCCGATTTTTTCAATCTTTTTTCATTTTCGAGAATATTTTTTTCGACATGATTCAAATTGCTTTTTGTTTTTTCCAACAATTCCCGATTTTTCAAATACTTCTGCTTTTCTTCGTGAATTCGTATTTCTTCTTCTATATTCAAATTTTCCATCAGAGAAATTTCTTTTTCGAGATTTTTCAACGTTTCACTCAGATTTTTCTGCCAGATTCTCGATCTGTTTTCCAATTCCATTATCGATTTTCGAATTCTTTCGTTACTTGTCTTTATCGACTCGATTTTTATTTCCTCTTCTCTTATTCGATCTTTTGTTTCCTTGATTTTCAATTTCAGAAGTTCTGCTTTTTCCGACAATCGGGTAATTCCGAACAGTTCTTCCACAATCTGTCTTTGTTGAGATACCGGCATGGATAGAAAAGGCGTGGTGAAAGTATTGAGAGCAATCAAATGACGAAACAGATTGATACTTATACCGATAACTTTCTGAATTTCTTTTTGAGTCCAGCGAAAATCACCTTCGGTTTCTTCCGAAGAATTCGAATTGAAATTTTCATCATCTTCGGTTTCAGGTACATTGTTTATTTTTCTTTTGTCGATATAGAAATTCAGAAAGTTCGGTTTTCTTCCTCTTTCTATGAAATATTCGACTCCATTTTTTTCGAATTCCAATGTTACCACCATATTTTTTCTGTTGATCTTGTTTATCAGATTGTCTCTTTTTATCTGAGTAAGTGGAATTCCGTATATTGCATAACACAATGCTTGAATTATTGCAGATTTTCCAACTCCGTTTCTAGCACCTGATCCAATACCCGAACCAATATCGGCATTTTCTCCCAAAATCAAGGTCAAGGAATTGTTATCCAGAAAAACGACCTGTTCTCTGTTACCTATACTCAGAAAATTTTTCAGAGTCATTTTCTTGAATTTTATCATAATTTATTCATCCATATTTTTTTCGAATATGTTCTTCGATGAATTCTATACATTTTTTCTTTCATCATCTATATTCAATTCTTCATATATTTCTATCAGAAAATCCACATTGTAATTCGATTCGACGTTTTTCAGATTTTTCAATCCTTCGATTACAACCTGATCTACCGTTTTCACTTCGAAATTTTCGAAATTCAATTCATCTGTTTTCAAATTCATTGGTATCAACTGAACCTCTCTGCATTTGTAATCTTCCATCAATTTTTCTTTCAGATACAGAGATTCTTCGAAAGACAGATCGATATCTATCAGAAGTTTCATATAAGTCTTTTTTCTGACAATATTTGCGAATTCTTTGTTCAATGCTTCCGACAGATTGATTTTGGTATAAAATGGCATGTTTTTCCAATTTACGAATTTTGGTTCCTTGTTCCACTCCAGAATTACCAATCCTCTTTCCGTATCATCCATGTCCGAATAATTGTGCGGAAAACAATTTCCGATGTATAGAATGTTTCCTCTTCTTTGCCTTTTGTGAAAATGTCCGGAAAAAACGAATTCGTTTCGGGAAAAATGCTCTTCGTTGAGTTCATTCTTATCTGGCATTTCGACATAGGAATTCATCAGAAATCTTGGAATCTCGAAATGTCCGAAAACATATTTTTTGGAATATTCCTTGATTTTCTTCCATTCGTCGTTTATCAGCCAAGGAACAAAAAGACAATCACCAATTTCCCGAATTTCGTCGAACAATACAACATTCGAATAATTTTTTGCAAGATTGAGAGAACTTATATCTCTTCTTTCCTTGTAATACAGATCGTGATTTCCCATCAACATGAAAATCTGATCGAAAGCGGAATTCAATTTTTCGAGATTTCTCATACTGTAATCGAGCGTCTGTACGTTTACGAATCTTCTGTTGTGAAACCAATCTCCCAAAAATATGCACGTGTCTGCTTTTACCTTGTCTTTTACTTTCAGAAGCCAATCGATATATTCTTCACAATCATCATTGAATATGGAACTGTTGTTCTTGTTACCGAAGTGTATATCTCCGAAAACAATTGCTCTATCGAATAATCTTTTCATTTGTCAATTTCCACTGACATCTTGCTTGGCTTGTTGTTCGTATGTTTGAAATGCCGGGTTCTGTTGTTGTGACAACTTTGTCTTGATTTCTATGTTTCTATGTTCCTGATTCAATGTATGACGAAACGAATTTGTTATTATTGTAGTAAAATAGGCAAAGGGATTTTCCGATTTCACTTCCCGAAATTTCAAAACAGATTCCAGAAGATGCAATGTTGCTTTTCCTTTTATGTCTTCTACCCAAGAATATCCTCGAAAAGAGGATTTCTGTGCAAATCTGTCCACGAGAAGAATTATCATTTTTCCGAGATTTTCCGTAATGTATCCATGTGTCATACTGAATTCACCATCTTCTATTGTACCCTTCCAATGTGATCTCAATACTTCTTCTATTTCTCCTTCATCATTCAGGATGTAATGTTTGAATGGATCGAAATTCAATTTTTTTTCTTTGTTTTTTCTTCCTCGATGTTCGAAAGAATATTCTTCGGGAATATGTTCATCGGTCATGACTCTTATGACTATGGAACTTCTTTGAAATTTTTTTCCATGAAGTTTTTCTTTTTCTTCCAGAACCTCGAAAAAAATTGCCGAACAAAGTTGTTCCTTTTTTTCGAGAACAATATCATATTTTTTGTAATTTTCATTGTCATTTTTCACGGAACAAAAAGTGTATTTGCTTTTGGAAATTTCTTCGAGCAGATCGTTGTTGTTGAGATAATTTCTTGTTTTTCTTTTTCTCCTGTTTCGAAAATTGTCATTTTTTCTATCCATTTTCCGACCTTTTTTGTCGTTATTTTGAAAAAAAAAATTTTTCGATAATCGAAAAAAAAAATTCATGAAGTTCCTGTAGAACCAAATCCACCGGAATTTCTTTTTGTATCGAAATTTACTTTTCCTTCGATAAAATTTGCTTTTGTTACTGGAGATACGACCAGTTGAGCAATTCTCTCGCCACGTTTGATGAAAAAGTTTTCTTTTCCGAAATTGACAAGAAGTATTTTCAATTCTCCACGATAATCACTGTCGATCGTACCGGGAGCATTCAAAACCGTAACCTTGTGTTTCAAAGCCAGACCACTTCTTGGTCTTACCTGAATTTCATAACCATATGGAATTTCCAGACGAAGACCGGTTGAAATCGCTTTGACTTCATTTGGTTCCAATATCGTGTCTTCTGCAGCTCTCACATCTGCTCCCGAAGCACCTTCAGTTTGATATTCCGGTAAATATATATCTTTTGCATTTTCGAGTTTTTCTACAATTATATCGATTTTTTTCATGAAAAATCTCCGTTGTTTTCGAATAAATAATAATAAATGATTAATTTGAAATCAATATTTCGCAAAAAAACAAAAGGAAAATTTTGAAATGTCCAGAGTAGAAAATGTCATAGTTGTTTATGGTGGAAGATTTCAACCACCACACCCCGGACATTATAATCTTTACAGAAAATTGGTTCAATTTTTTGGTGAAAACAATGTCTATATTTCTACAAGTGACAAGGTGGACTTGAAAAACAAAACTACACCAAGTCCATTCAATTTCGAAGAAAAGAAATTTTTATGGACAAAATTGTTCGATGTTCCTTCGAACAGAATCGTTTTTTCGAAAAATCCCATTTTTCGTCCAGAAGAAATATTATCGAAATACGATTCGGAAAAAACGGCTCATGTTACCGTAACATCTGCAAAAGATGCAGTTCGTTATGCAAATGTCAAGAACTTCGAACCTTATCCGATAGATTTTACCGGAAATCCAATGCCTGTCGAAAGATTCAGGAAAATAGCCGAACCATATACCGAAAAAACTTATTACATCATATTGCCGGTTCTTTCCGAAAATATCAGTTCGACAAAAATTCGAGAAATTTTTTTCGATTCGAATAAAAGTGACAAGGAAAAAATCGAGGAATTGAAAAAAATATACGGACATTTCGACAAAGAAATATATAATTTCATGAAGAGCAGAATAGAAAAAATAAAAAATAAAAAATAAATGACAACAAATTCGGCAAATTTTTCAAGTGAAAACAATATAGAAGTAGACAAAAGAGTTCGTCTCAGGGCAAGACCGGGACAGGAAGAACGTTTGTATGGAAAAAAAGGAGCAGCTTTCAGTTCTCCCATGTGGATATTGCATATTACAAACGGTATAATATTTCCTTATACACCAACATTGAGTTTTTCTCATGACGGAATATGGGCAAATCAAAATTTGACGCATTCGATACAGGACTGGTATTATTTTGGTGGAAACAACAGCCCGACTCTTACGATAAGCGGAACTTTCACGGCACAAACAAAATTCGAAGCCGCTTATCTCTATGCCGTATTTCATTTCTTTCGAAGTTATTCGAAAATTCAGTTTGGTGAAAGAACTCCGGAAGAAATTCGAGGATTACCTCCACCGACCATACTTTTCGATGCATACGGTGATTTCATGTTCAATTCTCTTCCAGTTATCATAAAAAGCTGGAACATGAATTTTCCTTCGGATGTCGATTATGTCAAAGTTCCAGTCGAAGTAATTGCCAACGCTCCTAGCAAAGAAATCAGTTCGACAAATTTACCAGAAATAATTACGAATTCGAAACAGGGTGTCGCCTATGTTCCTTCTGTCACAGATATTTCGGTAAATATTGTCGTTCAACAGTCGCTTGTCAAACTTAAAAGAGAATTCGATCTTCAGGATTTCATAGAAGGAAGACTGCTCGGTTCCAAGAAAGGTTTCACATAAAAGTTATATGAAAATTCATTACGAAAAAACAATTTACGAGAAAGGAATCAATTCATGACGAAAAGATACGACAATTCGAGTATATATTCGGAAACTCCAATTCGAACATTTTATCTGGATATATGGGTTCCAAAAGAGATTCCAAGTTCTACAGATGACAAAGTCTGGACGATAACAGGAAAATATCATCATCGACCGGATCTGGCAGCGTACAATTTCTACGGAAATGAAAAACTCTGGTATGTTTTTGCATTGAGAAACAAGGATATACTGATAGATCCAATTTTCGATTTTACCGCAGGAACGGAAATTATTGTTCCAAGCAAAAATTCATTATCCAATATCTGAAAAGAAAAATTATGATCAACGAAAAGAGCAAGCTGAGAAGAATTTCGAAACTCAGAGGCAGAACGAACTGGCAGGAAAATGTTCTGTCAATGATGAACAATTACAATTATTACATAAAATTTTTCATGACTGACATGACAACTCAGGCAAATTATCTGCGAGAAGGTTACAAAGCTTTTCTTCGTAATGATGCCAATATTTTTACAATTGCCGAAACAGCGACAACAGCTTTCAATCTCGACAATCTGGAAATTACCGGTCTCGTTTCTCCGAATCCGGTTACAGGTTTCAGTACCGCGACAAATTTCAGTTTTACCATAAAAGAACAAGGAGGTTTGTCCCTTATCGACAGAATTATTTTGGCAGCAAAAGAACTGGGATTGAGAAACTGGATACGTATTCCTTATTTTCTGGTAATAGAATTCAAAGGATATGATGAAAATGGAAATCCTTCGAGAATCATCGAAAACAACATGACACATACACGTTGGATTTTTCGTCTGGTTTTGCAAGATATCAAGGTAAAACTCGATGCAGGCGGTTCTGTTTACGAAATAACAGCAGTTACATACAATGAATTGGCTTTTGCAGACAATTATCAATCTTTGTCCAATAGTGTCACCTTGAAAGGAAGTACGATTGGAGAAATTCTGGATCAATTTGTGAAAGAATTGGAAAAACAGGAAATTCAAAACGGCAAACCAAGAAATCTCTATCGTATAAAAGTTTTGAGTTTTCCCGAAAAATTCGGTGATATAATAGGAAATGAAAATTTGAATCCAAGAAAATGGAAAATCACGAGTGATCCTTACAAAGATCAGATAAGAAAAGAGGAACCGACAGAAACAGTGGTGAAAAACATAACGGTTCCCAAGGGAGAAACATTGGAAACTCTTTTGAAAGAATTGTTTGTCAATACAGAAGAAGGACAGAAAATTCTTCTGAGAAATTCTTCTTCCAGTTCGACGGCTTCGGACAACAAATTCGATACTGCATATTTCTGGTTGGAAACAAAAGTATCGATAAGAGAAGACAATCCATATGATATCGAAAGAGGAGATTACAATCGGGAAATCGAATATATTGTTGTTCCACAAACCAATCAGTTTGGTATTGGAACCACGAAACAACTCGAACCTGTAATAAAGAAACAGAAAGACAAAATGATAGAAAATCTTCTGGAAGTTCTCGAATCTGGAAGATTGAGAAAAAGATACAACTATATTTTCACCGGATTGAATACGGAAATTCTGGATTTCGATCTTCGCTTCGATGCTCTCTACAAAGCTGCTCTTCCTCTCTATGCTGGCAATCAGACGACAAATCTTGCAACAACAACTGTCATCGAACAAAAAGACAATATCATGACAAACTCCGAATTGGGAAAATTGTTCGGAAACGTGGAATTGGGAAGAAGAGTTGAAAGAGAATTGGATTCTTTGATGAAAGATCCCAACAATCGAAGTATTTTCGGTTTGAATACAACAGATTTCGAAAGAAGAACCGAAAGAAGAACAAATGTCGATATGCAAAATTTTCAAAAACAGGAAGAAGGAAGAGTTCGAAAGGTGAAAAAAATATCGATAGAAGACATTTCGCTTGCCAACATCGAAAGTCTCGACGCCGATATTCCAATAAATGTAGATACAAGCAAAAGATTCGATCCAACAGAAAACGAAAGACTCGTGGAAACAATCAATCCGAGAGGCAAATCCTTTTCCGTTGCACTTCTCGAACAGATATATGGTCAGAATCTTATCGAAATCAATTTGACGATTCGAGGTGATCCTTATTGGTTGGGAACACCGAGAGATATTCCACCAATAAATGGGTTCGAAGAATGGTTGAACACGAATCCCGAAGAAAACAAAAGTCTTGCCATATATTCGACAGGAATTGAAAATTTGCTGATTACATTCAAGGTACCCTCGGAAATCGATGAAAATGGAAATGTCGTTCTCAAATCCAAAAATGTTTTCAATGGAGTATATGCTGTTGTTCAAGTCAAACATTCTTTTTCCGGTGGAAATTTCACCCAGACTCTTTCCTGCAGAAGAAATCCATTCATAGATGTAAATCTTTTGCTTGGAGAAATCGATGAAACAAAAAAAGAAGACGAAGAATACATGCAGGGACTTTTGGATAAAAAATATATTTTTCCACAGAGAGATTTTGCTTGATATGATATAGAAAGGTTTTTTCTGCGATGAATATCAAGAACAAAAATACAATACAGGATTTACATCGTCATACCAAACCAATCAAGGCTTTCAAATCGGAAAGCGATAATTCCATACAACTTGACAGATTGTATTTTGGAATTGTCAAAGATAATCGTGATATTCAGAAAATGGGAAGACTGAAAGTATACATTCCTGAATTTGGTGGAAATCCTTCCGATGAATCGAACTGGATAACGGTTTCCTATTGCAGTCCGTTTGCCGGATCGACAAGTTTTCTTCTTTCCAAAAAAGATTCGACAAAATACACAGAAACACAATTGAGTTATGGTTTCTGGGCAATTCCGCCAGATTTGGAAAATATTGTTGTTGTTGGTTTCATCAATGGAGATCCTTCGAAGGGAATATGGTTCGGTTGTGTGTATCAACAATTCATGAATCATATGGTTCCCGGAATTGCTTCGAATAAAAGTTTCGATAAAAGTGGTGTTTTTGTCGATGAAAAAGAAATCGATCCACCGGTAGCGGAATACAACAAAAGAACAGACAACCCTTTGAATTATTACAATCCGACAAGACCGAGATTCGATCCTTTGCATGATTCTCTTTACAAACAAGGTTTGTATGCAGATCCTGTTCGTGGTCCATCGAACAGCAGTGCAAGAAGAGAAAGTCCCTCACAGGTTTTTGGTATCTTGACACCAAGAGGACATACAATTTATATCGACGATGGAGAAATTGAATTCGACAATGAAGGAAAACCGGTATTTTTTCACAATACCATAAAAAGAAAGAAAGACACCAATGAATTCATAAGAATTCGAACACGAACCGGAACACAGATATTATTGAATGATACTACCGGTTATATTTACATGAATACGAAAGAAGGCAACACATGGCTCGAACTTTCCGACAAAGGAATAGATATATTCACTTACGGAGAATTTTCCATAAGAGCACAGAGAGGATTGAACATTCATACGGATGGAAATCTGAACATACATGCCAAAGGTAACATAGGATTGCACAGTGAAAACAATATTTCGATGAGATCCGAAAACAATTTCGATATTCTTTCCACAAGTCTCGTCATTGAATCGGAAAGAAATCTGAATGTAAAATCCGGAAAAGAAACATTGATAACGGCAGGAAGAAGCATGTTTCTGAAAGCATCGAACATGATTGCCGCTCAAGGAGATCAGATACATCTCAACAGTTTCGATGTTCCAGAAGCAAGAAACGCGAAAACTTTCAAGAAAATTCGACACAGAGACGTAACAAAAGATCTTCGAATTACTCATACGGAATCGATAGTCAATATTCTCGTTACACACGAACCATATACAAATCATATAATTGCAGTAAGACCACCGCCACCGGAAAATGATGCAATACTCAATTCAATACGTTCCAACGGAAATGTCATATTGAACGAAACTCCTTTCGAAGGAGATGTACCACAAGTTGAAAAAAGTGAAACAATAAATTCACAAGATCTGATTTCTACATCATGTATAGATATTGTAAGTGCCGAGTTCGAAAGTGCAGGCGGCGATCCCTCTACCATAGCTTACGATCCCGGACCCGGAGGATGGAGTTATGGTTCCTATCAGATTGCTTCTGGTGTAGGAACAATGAGTTCGTTTTTGAAATGGTTGAAAATCAATAATGATCCAATAGCAGATGAGCTCGAAGAAGCTGGTGGTTCTTCTGCTGCCATTGCAGGAGACAAAAAATTTCAGGACAAATGGAAAGAAATAGCAAGAAGAAATCCGAGCGAATTCAGACAGAAACAACATTCTTTCATAGCAAATACTCATTTGAATCCAGTTTATTCCGAACTCAGGAAAAATTATGATTTCGATCCGAATACCAGAAGTTTGACTCTCAGAAGTGTGCTTTACAGTACATCGGTTCAACATGGTCCGACCGGAGCCAGAAACATAGTAAATCGAGCGTTGAGTGGAAAAGACCCGAATACTCTTACCGATGAAGAAATCATCAAAGCAATATACAATGAAAGATTTGCAAAGGACCCGACAAGTCCCACCGGATTGAAATATTTTCGATCACCGGAACTTGTTCGTCGTGGTTGGGACAAGGGATTGAAAAAAAGAGCAATAAAAGAACCGAACAAAGCATTGGTTTTACTTTCAATGGAACAGAGTGGAAATCTTCCTTGTAAAGAAAACTGAAAAAAAAATTTTTTTTTCAATTTCTTTCGTTCAATTTCATTTTTTCGAATAATTTCAAATAGTATGATTTTTATTTTTCAAAATAAATATTTTCGACAAATTTTTCCAGAAACAGAAACAGTTTCATGACCATAAAAAAGAATTTCAATATAAAAAAAGAAAAAATCTATGTTGGTTTTTCTACAGTCGAGCGAAATATTCCTCGAACACGTTTGTACGATATCGAATTGGTAAAAAGAGATATATTGAATCACCTTTTCACGAAAAAAGGTGAAAGAATCATGAATCCCGAATTTGGTTCCATAATACACGATCTTCTTTTCGAACCATTTACACAAAGTGTACGAGACCGAATTGTAAATGATATAAAAAACATTGCAGAGTTCGATCCTCGCGTCGAAATTGTCAGCATCGATGTAAACGAAGAAGAATATGGAATAACGGTGAATTTGAATCTGAAATTTCTGCCATTCAACGAAGTTGGTTCATTGTTTGCGCGATTTATTCGAAATATTGAAAATAAAATAGATAATACGAGATAATCGATTCATGAGTACAAGGCGTGAAAAATGTCACAGAGTATAAGACAAAACAATCTTTTCGCAGCCGAGGATTGGAGAAAAATTTACAAGGCTTTCACCAACGTGAACTTTGTTTCGTATGATTTCGAAACAATAAGAAGATCACTGATAGAATATTTGCGTTTGAATTATCCGGAAGATTTCAATGATTACATCGAATCGTCAGAATTCATAGCCATAGTAGATCTTCTGGCATGGTTGGGAGAATCCTTGGCTTTCAGGGTCGATTTGAATGTAAGGGAAAATTTCTTCGACACTGCGGAAAGAAGACAGTCGATTTTGAGATTGGCAAGATTTCTGTCTTACAAACCAAAAAGAAATCTTGCAGCAAAAGGTTTTCTGAAGATTGTAGGTGTTCAAACCAACGATGATATATTCGATAGCAATGGAACAAATCTGAATGGTATAAGAATCGATTGGAATGATCCGAACAACCCGGATTGGTTCGAACAATTCATACTTGTATTGAACAATGCTTTTTCGAATGGATCGAAATTTGGTCATCCAGTTCAAAGAGGAACAGATACAAGCAATGTCAGAGTCGAAGTTTATCAACTGAATACGGTCGATGGTGAAAATCCAGGAGTTTACTCTTTCAATGCCAATATCGATGGTGAAAGTTTACAGTTCGAAAATGTGAATGTAAGTTTTTCCGAACTGGAAGGATACAAGGAAAGATCGCCGGATTTCTTTTCGAAATTTCATATTCTCTATAAAAAGGATGGACGAGGTAACAATAGCAGTTCGACTGGATTTTTCACATTTTTCAAACAAGGATCTTTGCTGTTCTCGGATTTCAACATTACCATTCCTTTGGAAAACAGAACTCTCGATATAAACAAGGAAAATATCAACAATGAAGATGTTTTTGTTCAAACTCTCGATGAAGATGGTACGATAAACACTGTCTGGACCAAAGTTCCAGACAGTGTGATTCAAAATATCATATTCAACGATATTCCGATTACCGTAAGAAATATATTTTCCGTAGAAACAAGAGACAACGATCAAATTACGATAAGATTTGGCGATGGAAGATTTGGAGCGGTTCCTTTTGGACGTATAAGAGTTTATTACAGAACAAGCTATGGTGACAAACTGGTAATTCGTCCAAGAGATATTTCAAATGTCGGTGTTTCGATAAATTATGTAAATTCAGCAGAAAAAAACAAAACATTGACACTTTATCTGAGTCTGGAAGAACCGGTGACCAATTCTGCTCCTGCTGAAAGTGTGGAAGAAATAAGAAAAAATGCTCCTCAGGTTTACTATTCACAAAATCGAATGGTAAATGCAGAGGATTACAATTCTCTGCCTTTGTCGCACCAGAACATTCGAAAACTCAAAGCAATCAATCGAACATATGCTGGACATTCGAGATTCATAGACATAAAAGATCCTACTGGATCACACAACTCTGTCAAAGTTCTTGGAAATGATGGCATACTTTTCAAAGAGAAGGAAAATACTGAAATTGTAATCGAAAATTTCGTTGATCTTACAAATGAGGAAATATTTTTCAATCATATCTTTCCTTTGTTTTCCAATATTGAACTAAGAGATTTCATCATTGATGCCTTGAAAAACAATGCCGCAAAATTACCAATGTATTCCTCGTTATTCGAAGTTCCACCGGCTTTTGGAGTACTTGGTCAGATCATGTGGGACAGAATTTCTGGTGACAATGTCAGTTCAACTGGCAGATTTGTAGATTCGGCTTTGGTTTCTTCTCTTCCAATACCACAAACAGTCAATGCACTTGCCGTAAATCTTTCATTTCCGGCAGGAAACAGTTTGGATCTTGTCAAAAGCGGATCGATGATAAAATTCAAAGAAGCTGGATGGACAGGAGTTGTCAATGTAATAGACAATGGAAAAGGAGTCTCCGAAGGTTTTCTGGATGCAGGCACAGGAAAAATATTTTTGAGCAGAAGTGTAAAGGAAGGAGATATAGTAGAAAAAATTCTTCCCAAAATAAGAACTGAACTGAACAGTTTCGAAACATCATCGATAATCTCCAGATTGTCAGAAAGAAATACCTTTGGTTTGTATTACGATTTTACAACCGATGCTTGGAAAATTATCGAACCACCAAATATTACCGGATTCGACTTGAATTCGGATTTTACGTATGACAACAACGCCAGAAAATGGATGGTGCTTGTAACTTTCAACAGTCCAAGCACAATGACAGTTACTTTCAGAGGTTTACGTCATGTTTTCGAAAGCAAAAAAGATGTCAGATTTTTCTTTACACAGAAAACTCCAATTGTCGACAATGAAGGAAATGTGAAACAGGATATAATAACAGTCAATAGAAGCAATACAAGCCCTTCTGTTGTAAATGAAAATCCTACAGCATGGGTTTCCGGAATTTCATATACAATGAACAGTCTGGTAATTTTCGACAACACAATTTACAAAGCAGTAGTCAGTGCCACGACTTCGAGTTATTTCAACAATACGGAATGGTTATCGATATGTCCGGGTTTGGAAAAAGACAGTACATTTTGCATCAGTGATACTTTCAGATATCCAGACGGATATGAAGAACCAAGAAAAGTCATCGTTACATATTGTGATTCGAATCTGGATACTTTTATCGATGATCCGGACACTTTCGACAGAATACTGATCGAAAATTCGACTCAACCGCCGCCGAGACTTTTCTGGAGAAAATTTGTAGATATAGATGGACTCGAACATTTCGAACCAATCGAAATTCAAAAAATCTTCATAGAAAACACTCTTGTTTCTGCCATAACGAAAATGGATCAATATTACATCAACACGGATACCAGAACTTTATGGGTTGACAAAGAAATAGTTTATTGTGAAGGTACATCTGACAAACAATATGAATTTTTTCTTTTCGAAATCGACAATGTATATCTGACTGGTGATATAATACCGGGAGGTTTGAATGTAGGTTTGGCAAAAGTGCCTTCGGCACAGAAAATTCTGGACAAAAACAATTTTCTTATCAGAAGAGGAAGAAAAAATCTGACATTTCTATGGGAGCATGTAACACCTTTCTCGAATGTTTCAGATCCATCGATTTCGAATATAATAGATATATTTGTTCTGGATAAAAATTATGATGATCTTGTTCGACAATGGATACAGGAAGAAACAGACGAACCACAACCTTTGCCACCTACACAAGCAGAAATGAAAATAACATATTCGGAATTGGAAAAATTGAAAATGATAAGTGATGAAATCATATGGAATCCGGTAGAATATGTAATTCTGTTCGGAGACAAAGCTTTGGAAGAATTACAGGCAACTTTCAAAGTAATCAAAACCCCGAACGCATCTTTGTCGGATGGTGAAATAAAAACGAGAATCATAGATTTGATCAATCGATTTTTCGATATCGAAAATTGGGATTTTGGTGAAACATTCTATTTCACTGAACTTGCTGCTTTCATACATCAAAACCTTGTTTCGGAAATTGCTTCGATTGTCATTGTTCCGAAAAACGCGGAATCTGTTTTCGGTAATCTTTTCGAAATAAGATCGAAACCAAATCAATTGTTTTTGCCTCATGTCACTCGAAAAAACATAGATATTATAGAGACCAACAGCAGAAGTTCACTGAGAATAAGAGGCTGATAAAGAAAAAAAAAGATGGCAGAAACACCGATAAATCCGGACAAGAAAAACTTCGAGAAAAAAAGAAATCTCGTAGAATTTCTTCCTTCTCTGCTTCAAACTCCGGTTTTGAAGTCATTCTTTCACGCTACCATAAATCAGTTATATCAACCACAAGATACAGAAGAAGTTGTCGGATACATAGGAGACATACCAAGTTATCATCGAAAAGAAACCGATTTTTATATCAACGAAAGAAATTCGGAAAGACAAATTCACCAGTTGACACATGCTGCCGCATTTACAAGTGCCAATAGTGTAGAATTTCTTCAATATTACAATGATCTGCTCAATTATCTCGAATATCATGGTTCGATAATTACCGACCAGAACAGACTTTTTTCTGAAAATTTCTACAGTTGGTCACCACCAATAAATCTCGATGCATTTGTAAATTACAGAAATTACTATTGGTTACCTTCTTCGCCAGAACCTATAGTTATCGATGATTTGACAGATTTGGATTCCATTGTTGGATTGCCGTATGCAACAATAACAGTAAACGGCGAACCTTTGGAACTCGAATCACATATGCTGATTCAACCGAAAAACGATGTCAATCCAGCAAACAACAACAGAATTTTCATAGTTGAAGGCGTAGGAAAAGCAATAGTTCTCGTAGAAGATGAAGTTGGAATTGCCGGTTGGGATATTTTGTCGTGGGATGAAGATTTGTGGGACAACAGTTTGCAGATAAGTAATATTCCCGATTATTTTGTAATGGAAAGAGGCGCAAAAGACAAAAATGCTTGGAGTCGAAAAAATCGCTGGTTTCACAAAAGTGTAATCAAAAATTTCAACGATCCGAATTTGGTCAAAATTCAGGCCAAAAGACCGATTATCATGTTCGAAAGAGATCTGGAATTGTGGAATCATGGAACCAATTTTCTCATGGAAGTAAATGTTGTGACATTTTGTCCACAAATGTTTTCAATTTTGAACAATCTTTCTCCCACATACGGTATTCCTCCATACGGTGGTGTGGATCTTCCTTGTGAAGTCAGTGATATTCTGTACAGCGAAACCTGGCCGGATGCAGGAAGAGGAATAAGCAATGTCATCATAAAAGATGTTTTTGGAAACAGTTTTCAGGTTTCCAATAACATGATCATTCTTTTTGCAAATTCATCTTCGCCGGGAGCAAACAACAGAATATATCGAGTTACTGGAATAAGCGAAGAAAATCAGATCATTCAACTCGAACCACTGACACCTTATCCAAATGAAGGCGATTATGTCACATTTACCGATCCTCTGGGATTCGAATACGTCTTCTTTTTCGATGGAAACGAATGGAAAAGAGGGCAATCCAAACAGAGAGTAAATCAACCACCATTATTTCAATTGTACGACAAGGATCTCAACAGACTCGACGATATTTCCATCTACAATTCTTCGAATTTTTCAGGAAGCAGAATTTTCGGTTACGCAATAGATGATACGAATACAACTCCCAGAGACAGAGAATTGGGAATACGTCCTGTATTCAATGAAAACGGTAAATTCGTGTTCGAAAATTATCTGTATACGGAAAGATGGACCTACATCGATTCCGTAACAACAGAAACTTTGGAAATTCCTTATTACTATTTCTGGCATATCAACAGTCCTCATGAATTTCTTTCCGAGTATGGAAACAATTGGAATTTTTCAAGAGAAAAATCGAAACAATATGTTGTCGAAAAAATTGTCATTGAAAAAGAAACAACAGTTATCGATCTTCCGGTCGAACCACTGTTACCTTTGACAGACTTCACAAGATTCTACAATGAAAGTTTGATAGTAAAAGTCAATGGTGTGAAAAAGGAGCATGCAATCGATTGGACATATGATTCACCGAACAACAGAATAATATTTACAAGTTCGTTGAATCGACAGGATTTTGTCGATATTCGAATTCTTCCGGGTGGAATTGTCGAAAAGAAAGATCTGATCTTCGAAAATCCAATTTCTCTGGTCAAAAATGCCGAAAATCGCGATGTCGAAAAAGTAAGTTACGACGATGTTTTTCTTCATTTCATGGAATGCATGAGGAAACAGATTGGTTTTCAGGGAAGTGAATTTGGAATCAACAATTACAAGGATACTTTGGCAGAAAGATGGAAAGGTGAAAGAATATTGCAGCATACCGAGCCAATTCTCAAGCTCATGCTTCTTACAAAGGAAGATACATCTTTTGTCGATTCATTGAGATATGTAGAAAGAGAATTCATAAGATTCAAAAACAGATTTTTGAGAAAAACCAATGAGTTCTGGGAAAAGAATTTGATCAATTCCACAAATCCCGATGATTGGATAGATGCCATATTGAGTGAAATAAACTTTGGAAAAAACTTCGATTTTCCATTCCGGAACACTGGTGTGGATTTGACAGCGTCGAATTCGTTACCGAAATATATTCCTGCATCTCCTGCATTTCTCGGTATTACTCCTTTGTACAAACCACAATTTTACAATGATGACAAAATAAGCTCGAATCTGTTGTTGAGACAACACGATGGAAGTGTAATATCGACATTTGGAGATTTTCGGGACAATATTCTTTTTCGCCTCGAAGAAAGAATATACGAAAGTGCTCCAAGTAAATTCAAAAATGATTATATTCCACTATATTCGATATATGATATAAGACAAGGAAAATGGAGAAATACCGAATACAGCAGAAAAGAATTTCTGCAAATATCGAAAAACATATTTCATCGATGGTTATCGGAAAACGGAATATCTTTCGAAGATATTCCATCAGGAAACGATAATTTTTCGATAAATTATCGCACAGTGAAAGATCAGGATGGAGAAATCATTCCCGGAAACTGGAGAGGAATTTATCTCTGGTATTACGATACCGATCGTCCTGATCTGTTTCCTTGGGAAATGCTCGGTTTTTCGATAAAACCAAGTTGGTGGAATTCCGAATATGGTCCGCCACCATATACTTCTGGAAATGCGAAGTTATGGGAAGATCTTCGAGATGGTCGTATAAGACAGGGACCAAGACAGGGAATCGATACGAGATTTTCGAGACCGGATCTGGAAAAATACATACCCGTTTCTACAACCGGCGAATTACTGGATCCGATTTCGATAGGTATAGTTTCACAATATCCAATTCCTCAAGATGCAGTCCAACCTTTCGAATTCGGAGATGTTGGTACGATCGAGACGGCTTGGTACAAAAGTGAAAATTTCAGCTTCGATCTTTCCTTGATTTTGTTTCTTTGCAAACCGGCAAAATTCGTATCGACAAATTGGGACACAGAAAATATTGTAGAGTTGTTCAAGAACAGAACAGATGCAACAAATGTTCAAATCATTCTCGAAAATTATCGACACAGACCAGAAAACAGAAATCTCGTTGTACACAACGAGTCTTCTTCGATAATCGAAGAAATTGATATATCCTCTGTTGTAAAAAATACAATGAATGTGAACAACGGTTTGATCATGAATTATGGTTTGCAACAATGGATTACCAACTATCTCGAAAAGGATCTCAAGGATATTACCGAAAATTTCGGAAAAAAGACAAGAAATATTGTTTCCAACCTTTCCTATCGTTGTGGAAGATTCGTGGATACCAACAATTTGAGGGTCGATAGCGACAGTTTCGGATTGATTCCCAAAGAAAATGTAAAAGTTACATTCTACAATCAGAAGCATTTTCGAGAAGTAGTATATTCAGGTGTCATAATTGAAAAAGTTGAAGATGGTTATACTGTCAACGGTTATGATTTCTTTGCAAAAACATTCAAAATATTGCAAAGAAACAAAAATGGAAAAAAGAAAACAATAGGTGTCGGTCAACAAAACGAAAATGTTCGAAAGTGGGTTGAAAATACTCAATATTTTGTTGGCGATATAGTTGTTCTCGAAAACTCGGGAAAACTTTACAAAGCAAAAGAAACTCACATAAGTGATAATTTCTTCGATGCAACAAAATGGATTTCGATACGTGAAATTCCAAAAAGATACAGAATTACAGCGACCATTTTTCAGGATACTACAGGAATTGTAGAAGAAATTCCTTATGGAACAAAGTTTCGAAGAATCGAAGAAGTAGTGAATTTTCTGGTTTCGTATCAGGATTATCTGAAAAGTGTAGGTTTTGTGTTCGATAGATACGATGAAGTCAACAACGAGTTGATCGATTTTGTAAAATCGGCAAGAGAATTCATGTTGTGGTGCATTTCAGGAATCGAGAGAGGTGATGTGATATCTTTGAGTCCTTCGAGTAGAGAAATAAAGTTTTTCACAGATTTCGGATTTGTTTCTCCCGTGGAAACGATACAGAAGGGATTCTACTCTGTATTGAATCGTTTTGGTAACAAAATTCCTCCGAAAAATGTTGCAATCATGAGAGATGACAATATTGTCAGAATTATTCCTGTAAACGAAGAAGATGAAAATTCTCTTCTGTATTTTGCAAGACTTTCGATCGAAACAATAGAACATGCATTGGTTTTCAATAACAATACGATATTTGGAAACGTGATCAACAACGGAATTCTCGGCGTATTTCTTCCAAGATTGAGAATAAGTACGATATCTACGAAAAACTGGAACGGAAGATACGAAATTGCAGGATTCATAATAACTCCGGACAAGATCATTCTGCCAAATTACGATAAATTGGCCGATCAATTCATATCATTGTTCGATATAAACGATACATCGAACACGGAATCACAATGGAAAGATTATGCTTTTCACAACATAGGATATCAGAAAAGATCATATCTTTCGAATCTTCTCATAAGTGACAAATCACAGGTCAATTTCTATCAAGGATTGATAAAAACCAAAGGTACGAAACAAAGTCTGGAAAAAATACTTCGCAGCCAGTTCATAACAAACATAACAAACATCGAAATGTTGGAAGAATGGATGTTGTTTGCTTCGGAATATGGAAATGTCGACGACAATAGAAAAATTGTGTTTTCCTTGAATTCGAAAGAATTTCGCCAAAATCCGCAAATCATCGAATTCAAATTGGTAGAAACTGAAAGTATTGTTTCCGGTGGTACTGTATTTCCTTCGAGTTTGTCGGAAAATTACTTCTACGATATATCTTCCGGAATTCTGTACAAGAAAAACAATGGTAATTTTTCTGTTCTGTACAGTTGGAAAGAAGTCATTGACAATATTTTTGTCGATTCACCAAGTGACAATACAATTACCTATCGAATAGGAACATTTGGTGAAAACATCGTGTTTGCCGATGATGAAATTCTGGAAAAACCTTCGGATTTCGATAGAAATTACAACAAAAATCATTGGTTGTGGAATGTACATCATGGAAACACGGACTTCGTTGTTTCGTTTGCTGGTCATTTGCAGAAGAACGAAGTGAAACATCAGTTTTTCGATAAAAGAGAATTGTTTGTTTCAGCAATTCCTTCTGAATTCGAACTGGGCGACAGGGTGTGGATTTACGAAGTATTCGATGTGAAAAATTCGAAATACAAAGATTGGTCTGTTTTCGAATGCATGAAAATAACCAACGCGGTATCGTCGTTTACCTTTATTGCCAATTCTTCTGGCGATAATGAAATGAAAATTTCTTTTGTCACGAATTTGGGAACATCGGCAAACAGAACATTGAAAGAAGGAGATATTATTGTAATAAAAGCAGAAAACACCGTCGAATTCGAAGGAATATATGAAATAAAAAGAATGGAGGGACTGAAAGATGTAATTGTGACAGCAAATCCGGAATTCAGAGATTTTATCGATGCAAGTGCTCTGTCGACGATCAACGGTTTCGAAATATTGAATTTTGTAGAAGTCAGATTCAAAGATATTTACGAAGCTGAAAATGAATTTTCGACAAACTATTACATTTCGAAAAATCAAAGTTACAGTGACAAATTACTGTTTATCGATGATTTTCGAAATGAAAATGAAAAATTCTTCTTGCCGAAATATTATGGAATCATGAAAGTAACGTCTTTCAATTCATTGAATCTTCCCGGAAGAAAATTTATCTATTCTGTACATAGAATTCAAAACAAATTCGTAGATTCGTCCAAATTCGACAGTTTGACAGTTCGTGACAGAAATACAAAATCAATTCTTGCAAAGATTCCTGTTTACGATCCGTTGTCTGACAAAATTCTTCCAGAAATAAAAACAAACGTCGATTTCATGATTGGTTACGATCCCGCAATTTATACAAATGGGGACGAAAGTGTTTTTGTCGTGGAAGAATCATCGGCAGTATGGAGTAAAAACAAGGTCGGAAAAATATGGTTCAATACGAGAAAGGCGAAATATCTCGATTACAAAACTACATCGGACGAATATTCCAGAGAAAATTGGGGTAAACTCGCTCCGAAATCGAAGGTGGAAATTGCCGAATGGATAGAATCGAGCAATCCACCATCTTCTTACAATGGTGATGGTGTACCATTATATGGTGAAAATTCACCTTACGTGATAACAAAAGAAAAAGATAGTACGAAGAATATCGAAATTACAAAATATTATTTCTGGGTAACAGATTCCGAGAATGTTTCATTCGGGAAAACATTGTCTACGAAAGAACTTGCTTCTCTGTTGAAAAATTCTTACCGAAATCATAATTGGTATTCTCCTCTTCGAAACAATTCCTTGTTGATTTCTCTGGATGATTCGCTCAAAAACGAAACATTTTTGTCTCTTCCTTGGAACGATGAGGGAAGAGAAGATATTTCACACAAAGAATGGTATATTGTTCGTGAAAATACATCTTCTTGGCTTCCTTCGAATGTTCTGTGGAACAAAATGATCGATAGCCTTACAGGGTTCGATTATCTAAATCGACCAGTTCCAGATCCAAAACTTCCTTTGAATGATTCTACGGGTATTTCGGTAAGACCAAGAAGAAGCATGTTTGTAAATCGGGAAGAAGCTGTAAGAAATCTGATATATTTCATGAATTGGAAACTGGAAAAAATTCGTTTTCTCGAAGAAATCGATTTTTCGAAAATCTACATCAGTGAAAAAGAGCCACAAAATACCAATTTTGTTGTCGATAATTTTACTCAAAGAGATGCTTTGATTACATCGAATCTGATAAATGTCGGACAAACGGTTCTTGTTCGAAGCGAACCCGCATTGTCGAACATGTGGTCCGTATGGAAATTGATTTCGATCAATCCAATTTCATGGAAACTTGTGAATATTCAGAAATACAGAACAGATGATTTCATACAGATATCGGATTTCTATTCGGAAGAAGTTGACAAAAACAAAATACCTGTAAAAATATTCAATTCGATTTCAGAGAGAAACAACTCCTTGTTGAATGGATTCATAGAAGAAAACGAAGTCATTCTTCTGAATGACAATGGATTCGGTTTGTGGGAATGGCAAAAATGGAATGGAACTTCTTGGATTACTTTGGCCAAGCAGAACTCTACGATACAATTGAAGGATGCTTTTTACAAAAACAGATTCATATTTGGAATTTTCGAAAATGAAGATTTGAATTCGAATATCGATTTGTTGAAGAAAAAAATAGATTTCAGAGATGGAAGATTGGAACTTCGACATCTGTTGAATGTTTTTCGAAATGAAAATCTTCTCGGACAACTTTTCATAAACGAAATATTTTTCAATCAGTTGAGATATGCTCTTACCGAATCGAACAACAATTCTTCTTGGATAGTGAAATCGAGTACACTGATATTGGGAAACATTATCGAAAATGCAACGAGAGAAACAACAGTAAGACCAGATATAGTGAAATCTCTCATAGAATATCTGGAAGAAATCAAACCATATCACAGTAAATTCAGACAAATAACCAAAACATTGATTCCTCCAACCGACAATCTCGATTTGATTATAGACGATTTCGATCAGAATGTTGCTTTTCCAACTTCTGCAAATTTGAATCTGCTTCGAAAATTCGAAACAACCTTGCGTTTCGACAGAGTATCTTGTGACGAAGATTTTCATCCCGAAAAAATCATGTTCGAAACAGACGGTTCGAGTACGACATTTCGTCTTTTCAACACTACAGAAGTTACAACAGAACCGTTTATTGAAAATTACAATCCATTCGATTTTGGTAAAGAAAAATTGTGGTCGAAATCGAACATTCGAAAAATTTCAATATTCAGACCAAATGGTACTCATGGAACATTGGACAAAAACAGAATAAACATAATAATATCCACGAACGAAATCATCGTCGTTCTGGATCGAATATATGAAAATGGAACAAGAATCGTAATTGAAAGATGGATCAATGCTGCCGAAAGAATCGATCTTTATTATCAGGTTGTTTCATCGAACATATTCGGTAGAAAACTCGAAATACCACCACCAGTGAAAAACGTCGAAGATCTGATTTCTGGTTGTACATTCAAGGGAATCATTGTAGAAGGTGGTGGATTGGAATTGAGCCCAGAATATTTTCAAGCCACTCAAGACAATATTCTGATTCACATATATAATCCATTACCGAATGAAAGTTTCTTTGTCGAAAATCTTGCACCTGTAATGACTCCGGATGGAATAGTATTTCAAGATTACATGGATGCAAGAGGAAACACGTGGCTCGAATCCTATATCAGCAGTTATTCCACTCAAGACAATTTCATCGAATTATGGAACAAATATTATGGCTTCAATGTATATCCATTGAGCAACGTAACAAACATACATGAAGATATTGCAATAAGTGCAGATTCCATAGATTTGTTGTATGATGTAAAAATTTCTGGAATTTCCACAACGACTTCTGGAATTATATGGCAAACCGTAAGTTCACCTTTCAACCCGATATACGAAGGTGGTCTTCTCTCTCAACCACATATTTCGAAAGATCATCCGGAAGAACTTTTACCTGTCACATTTTTCGACACTGCATTGATTCGTGCTTACGGCAAGGGTAAACAAGGTTATCCTCCGATAACAAGCCTTCGTTTCAGTTTTTCGAGATCGGAACTTTCTGGCTTGCCTGTAAAACTGAATGCTGTTCCTCACAATCGGGAATCGTTGATAATATTTGGAAATGGAAATCTTCTGGAAGAAGGAATTCATTACATTTTCGATTACGAAAATCTGAAAGTAACTTTTCTTCCAGCAAATCTTCCGGATTACGAATATCAGTTCGATTTGAGAATTTTCGAAGCTGGTGGTGGTTCTACATTATTGAAAGAAAAACATCTTTACATCAATCAGGAAAATTTCACAATCGATTTGGATGATATTATCTTTTCGAACATTACGGTTTCAAGTAATTTGTATGCAACAGTCGATGGTTACGAAGCACAAATCGATATAATTGGAAATACACTGACATTCAATTCGAGTGCTACATCGAGTGCCAAAAACATTCTGAGTTTGTATATATTCGATGGAAGCGATATTACAAAAACAAGAAGAGAAAAATTGAGTATAAATTCGAGTTCTTTGCCGGTATATGTTTCGATTCCTCTCAGTGCATTTACTCGAAGACCATATGTAAATTCGATATTGGTATTTTCTTCTGGAAAAATGTTATGTCCTCCTTATGTCGAAAGATTCACTTTTTCGCCTGACAAAAAAGAATATTCGAGTTCGGTCGATATTTCCCCGGGCATTGATGGAATAAGAGTTTACAATAATGGTTCGATTCTGACATTGAATGATGATTATACTGTTTCATCATTGTTCGTATCGAGTCTCGGATACTCTGCAAACGTTGTAGAGTTTACAATTTCTGCAATGGCATCGATATCTGCCGGAAATACTATCGAAATAGTGACGTTGATAAGCGGAGACTATGATTATGATATAATCGATGTAAGCGGAGAAATGAAAATCATGAATGTTCATGGTTCGACTTTGACATATTTCTGGTGGGACAACAGTGAAATCATGAATTTGAAAGTCAACAGATTTCATGGTGGTTCCAGAAACTTCGATACACTCGATTTCAATGTTCAAAATATTGGAGGAATATTCGTTTCGGAAAATGGAATTATCAAGACTCCTCATATAGATTACAATAAAATCATCAGTAAAGATGGGTGGGATGTATTTTCTTGGGACAGTTCGGAATGGGATGAAGTCATATCCACACAAAACATCATTTACAAGAAAAACATCGAAAAAACCTGTGTATTCTACATATCTGGAATTGAAAGAGGTGATGCTGCATCACTATTGAAAGTAAAAAGTGACAAGGAAAAAGAGAAAACGTTGGAAATAAGAAACAGAACAATTTTTACCTTGGAAGAAGCAATTTCCGCAAGAGAAACTTCGATATTGTTGAGAGAAAACATTCATGTACATCCTGCTTTCAGAAATTCGAATATCATTTTCAATGGAAATGTACAGGAAGGAGACAGTTCTTTTCTCTGGATCGGCACGGAAAAAATAGAATTTCGAAACGCAGAAGTTCACATGGAAACAAGCGGTCACAAAATATGGAAATTGAATGATGTAAATCGTGGAGTGTCTCATACACCTCGCGGAATAAACGAAGAAAAAACCAGCATTTTCGTAACATCGAACAGTGCTGCCAGTTTGTTTACAATTTCCGGTTTGTCTGCTCTTGTCACATCTTCGGTAAATATAAATGTCAGTTTGATTCTGTTCGGAAGTGCAACAACAATATTGATTCCGAATTATTCTTACAATATAGTTCCGGTTGGAGAAATTCCTTTGAAAAGAGTTTTCACAACAAGTGCACTCGCCAGTGAAAACTACACATATCTTGTAAACGGAAACAACATAGAATTTGGTTTCGTTCCTCCGGCAGCAAGAAATATAATGGTCAGCGGAAGTGAAGTTTCTGCCATTTTCTTGCCAAATATCGTAATCGACATTACGAGAAAAAATTGGAAAAACGAAGACAATTCTCATGATAAAGAAGATCTTGTAATTCTACAATTGACAAAACCGATTGAAGATAATCTGAACTACAACAGTTAATTCGGTAAATATATAAAACAGGGTTGAAAATGAAATGAAAGATATTTCGAAAATAGAAATTCAGGATAACCTGAAAATCAAAACGGTAGAAGAACGAGAAAAAATCGTAAGAAATGTTTCTTACAATAAAAATCGCATTTTCAATGAAAAAAACCGATTCGATGTCACTGGTGAATTGAAAATAACCAATTCGAACGGAGAAGTTGTTCTTCACAAAAAAAATGCAATTCACTATGAAAACATGACATTGGCCATAGCCAGAGCCTTGTCTGGTGATATAAGAGGGCATATTCATGAAATGCATTTCGGAAACGGAGGAACAACCATAACCGGCGACGGAACAATAACATATCTTCCACCAAACATTACGGGAAACGATGCGAATCTTTACAATCCGACGTATTTCAAAATAATAAATCAAAACAGTCCATTCAATTCAAATCCTTCGGAAAATTTCATAGAAATCAATCATTTGCTGGGTGAAACCTATACTGACATAATCATAACTGCAACCTTGGATTTCAATGAACCTGCAGGACAACCTGCTTTCGACAATATTACAAATCTGGAAGGAGATTTCGTGTTCGATGAAATCGGTTTGAAAGCTTTTTCTTCGGAAGGAGGAATAGGAGAACTACTCACATATGTGAATTTTGCACCGGTTGCCAAAAGTCTGAACATAAAATTGAAAATAGAATATATCATAAGAATAAACGTTCAGTAAAAACAAAAGGTTTTTATGTATGGCAATAGAAGTAAGCAGCAAAAATAATGTAAATCCAAAAATAACAATATCGGATAGAAATATCGATACGACATCGACCAGTTTGAATCTGCCGGGCAATCTTTACAGAAACTGGGGTATTGTCGTCAATAACAACTTGTTCTGGTTATTGGAAAATTTTGCCGGAAGTGCATCGCCTTCCGCTCCGGTCATTGGTCAATTCTGGTATGATACAAACGAAAAAAGAATGAAATTCTTTACCGGAACCGAATGGAAACCAACCTCTTCGATAAAAATAGAAGATTCTGTTCCTGCTTCTGGAAATGTCGGCGATCTGGTATATGTAAGCAGTCTGACAGAGCAGGCTTTGTACTTGCATGATGGAAGCAACTGGAAATCCACTTTTCGTTATGTAGAAAACAATGTACCTCCGCCATCACCGACAGGAGGAACAATCTGGTTCGATTCTACTACAAATGAATTGAAAATGTACTCCAATGGAAGTTTTCAGACAATCAGTACAATTATTGGCGGCACTGGACCAACCGTAGAAAATCACACGACGCTGGATGGTAAAGATGTTTACGTAATAAAAATAGGACCAAATATTTTGGCAATTTTTTCGAATGATACGGTAACGTCTTCCAATCTTGACATATTCGATGGTGTTGCACTCAATAGTGTATTTCCAAATGGTATCGAGCCGGGTTTGAATCTTAGTAACAAAAGCAAAAACTTGAATTTCGACAGCGCAACAGAAGTAAAAATAGAAAACAGAAATACGGGAAAAATCAGTTTTGTTTCGAACAATTCGAAAATTTTCGAAATCGACAAATCGACAGATTCGATGAATGTTTTTTCCAAATTTACTGTAAGTGGAAAAACTGTTTTGAACAACAGTCTGGATATCAATACAACTTCGTATATCAGAATTCCTGTTGGTAACAATGCACAAAGACCTACACCCCCGAACATTGGAATGATGAGATTCAACACTGACACTGGAAGAGTGGAATTTTTCGACGGAACGTTTTGGGTAGAACTGAGAACAATTACAGACAGCATCAATGTCGATGTTTCTCCAGAATTCAGCATTCCGGTCAACTCCAATGTCACTTATACCATTCCCGGGCTTTCTTCTTCGCCGAAACTGTTTTTTGCTTTTGCAATATGCAAAATACCAGCTGGTGGTTATTTTGTGGGAGATGAAATACTTCTCGCTCATCAGACAGATTTCGATGAAAGCTCCGGACCAAACAGGGATTTTTTTGCGACATGGTCGCAAGGAAACATTCTTGGTTTCAGCGCAAGAGGTCCTGTAAGAGCACCATTGAAAAGCGGAACCGGGTTTTTTATTTTGTCGAGTCCGAATTTCAATTTGATTTTCAAATGGATAAAGTAAAAAATAGATAAAACAAAAAGGCAAGAGAATACAAAATGTCGACAATAAGAAGCAAGAATGGTATCAACCCGAACATTACGGTAGAAAACAGAAGATTCGATTCTTCGACAAGTCTCAGATTTCCGGGAAACAATTTTCTGAATTGGGGAAAGTTGTTCAATGAAAATTTCTATTGGTTACTGGAAAATTTTGCCGGAAGTACATCACCGGACAATCCGGTTATCGGACAAATATGGTATGATACTACAGATAAAAATCTGAAAATCTATGATGGAACTTCTTGGAATTCGATTTCGGAAAAAGTAGAAATATCCAGTTCATTGCCTTCGGTATCCGACAGAAAAGAAGGTGATTTGATTTTTCTGATTACAGCAGAAGAAAAAGCATTTTACATTCACGATGGAACTTCATGGATTGTTCTGATCAGAATAAGAAAATCGAATACTCCACCATCTTCACCTCAAGATGGAGATATATGGTATAATACTGTTACAAATCAACTCAGCATGTTCATAAACGGAACTCCAATATTGCTGAACGATACCGGAGGAAGCGGTGGTACGATAATAAATTCCGATAATCATACGACCATTAGCGGTGAAGATATATATATTGTAAAACTTGGCGGTAATATTATTGCTGCTTTCTCATATTCGAATATATCAGCAGCAAATCTGGGAATTTTCGATTCCATAAATCTGTCTACAATATTTCCGTCCGGACTCAGAGCCGGTTTGAATTTTTCCTCTCTTGCAAATCAAATGACATTCAATACGAACAGCAATTTGAAATTCGAAAATTTTTCGACAGGAAATATCGTTTTTCGAATCAACAACAAAGATCAATTGACTATCGATAAAAACAACAATATAACAATTGTCGATTCCAAACTTGTGGTCAATCACGAGTCGGAATTTTTCAAAGAAGTAAGTTTCAATAATGTTTCTCATATCAAACTTCCTGTTGGAACAAGTGCTCAGAGACCGACTTCTCCATCGAACGGTATGTTGAGATTCAATTCAGGATCGAATGAATTGGAGTTCTATCTACAATCACAATCCTCATGGAAGATTGTTGGTATCGGTTCGAATGGAATACCGGGTCGAATCAATGAAATGGAGATCGACATAACAAGTGTTCCATCGAATGGAATAATAGCTTCTGCAAATATTATCAACAATTCTTATTACAAAACATTTCTCGAAAACAAAACCACTGGTGCAAGATTTGATTTTACCGGACCATACAGTTACAGAACATACACTTCTTTTGTTGCCACTTACAATCCGGGTTTGGATAGAACAACTTACATATTGAAAAGTATCATCATAAACATAAATACCATAATTCAATCAAATGTGTATAGATTGAAATACAGTTCAATCGAAGAAAAATACACATATGTAGATAATGGTACAACGACATTCTCTGCGATTCCGATAACCGTAAATTCCAAAATATATCTTCCAAGCAACATGACAAATACAAACATGATTTCGGAGAACCTGACATCTTACAAAGTAATAATACAATTCTTAACATGATTTCAATCAAAAAGAAAACGAAAATCAATGAAAATCGATTTTTGTTTTCTTTTTTCTTTTGAAATAAATATGTAAAAAACAGTTCATGAATTTTTCAATATGAAAAAACAAAAAGGATGATAAAATGCCATATACAGTAAACAGTTTTCAGGGAATCAATTCGGCAATTACCGTATTGGACAAAACGGTAGATTCTACAAGTCTGGATATAAAACTTGTCGGCAAAAAACAGGAAAATTATGGTGAAATTATTCTCGAAAATTTTTATCATATTCTCGAAAATTTTGCAGGCTTGAATCCTCCACCAAATCCCGTAAAAGGACAAATCTGGGCTCGCACGGATGCTACACCGGGTTCCGATGTTACGATAAAGATATACAATGGAACAGGTTGGGATGATATTTTGACTTTGATCGACGTTGGAGCAACATTGCCGAGTCCTGCCGGTCTTGCAGATGGAAAATCCTTTTTCGTGAACACTTCCAAAGAAGAAAAATTTTATATAAAAGTCGGAACAAGTTGGAAACAGGTCGGAGGACTGATAAGATCTGCAACTGTTCCTACACCCATTCCTCCTTCCGGAACATTGTGGTACAATGAAACCGAAAGAGAACTTTATGTAAGAATAAACAACATAATCGGAGAAGGTTGGTATCCTTTGACAATAACAAATAACAATCCCGGAAGCAAAACAAGATATGGAATACACAAAAATACTGCTCCGAATTTCGAATTGGCCATAATAGAAGTCAACGGAAAACTGATAGCTGCTTTCAGTGACTCCGATGTAAACTCGGTCACACTCAATTCGGTAAATTATGTAAAAAAAGACAACACTACAGAAACTTTGGGATTATCTCCCAATTTTCATCAAGGAATCGAATCCGGTTTGACATTTTCCGACAATGTGAAAAATATTACGTTTACAAGTTCAGCGGTTATGAACACTTTTGGAAACAACTTGGAATTTCGGATAGCAAATACCAGCAGAATGATTCTGGAAAGCAACAAAACAGTAATCAAATCCGATGTCGAAGTAAGCAGTAATGGATTTTTCAAACTTCCAAAAGGAACAACAGCACAAAGACCACCAGCCGAACAAGGAATGATAAGATTCAATACAGATACGGGAAAATTGGAATATTTCGATGGTCTCGCGTGGAAAGATATAGCAATAGGAAACACATTGACCAAATATCAAAGTCCCGAGTTCAACATTCCAAACAACAGCAGCATAACCTATGCACATGGATTACCAAATGTTCCCAAAATTTATCATGCATATGCTTTGTGTAAAATGGGATATGGCAGTTATTCGGTAGGTGATGAAATACTTCTTGCTCATCAGACAGACTATGATGAAGGAAGCAGTCCATCACGTGATTTCTTTACAACGTGGGCAAACAATTCCGTAATCGGTTTTGCGGTTTATGGAACTTTGAGAGCAGCAGACAAAGATGGCAGTGGTTTCGTCAATTTGGCTTCACCAAGTTTTACAATATTTTTCAGATATTTCGACTAGAAATGTAAAAAAGAAATACAAAAAATGCCAAACAGAACAATTTATCTGAACAATTTATCGATATCGAACGATCGAACAATTATTTTCATGTTAGGTCCATGTCAAATCGAAAGCGAATTGCATGTTTTCACCATGTATGAAGAAATCAGAAAAATATGTGACAAATTGTCGGCCAATTTCATATTCAAAACAAGTTTCGACAAAGCCAACAGAACTTCTCTTTATTCGAAAAGAGGAGTTGGTCTGGAAAAAGGTTTGGAAATATTTTCTAAATTGAAAGAAGATTATCCTGACATAAAAATCATAACGGATGTTCACTTACCAGAACAATGTGACAAAGTTGCAAAAGTGGTGGATATTTTACAAATACCTGCTTTTCTCTGCAGGCAAACAGATCTTTTGATTGCCGCCGCAAAAACCGACAAAACGATAATGGTAAAAAAAGGACAATTCATAAGTCCTTATGAAGTTGAAGGAATCATAGAAAAAATTACAAATTACAACAAAAAACTGATTATTTGTGAGAGAGGCACGATGTTCGGTTACAATTATCTTGTAAATGATTTCAAGGCAATGGAAATTGTCAAAAGATTCGGATATCCTCTGATTTTCGATGCCACTCATAGTGTACAAATGCCGGGAAAAGATGGCAAAAAAAGCAGTGGTGACAGAGAAATGGTCTATCCATTGGCAAAGGCAGCAGTAGCTTTGGGTGTTGCTGGCATTTTCATGGAAGTTCACAATGATCCCGAAAATGCACCATCTGATGGAAAAAACATGATTTATCTGTCTTGCCTCGAAGATATTCTGAAAAAATTGATTGCTCTGGATAATTTCGTAAAAACCTCGAAAATATGAAAAATTGAAAAATCATGTTTCAATGAAATCGAATGTTTTCAATTTCTTCTCGAATTGATGTAACTTTTACAGAAACAATTCATATTTTTCCATAATTTTTTCAATTGAAATTTTCTCGTGCGATTATGTTTTCTGGTAACCGTCGATATTACACTACAATATATAAATATAGTAAAAAAGAGAGATAATCATGTCGAGTAATCTTTCGAAAAATTTCGAATTTGAAAGTTTCGATATTGATAGTTTCGATTTTTTGAAAAAAAGATTGAATTTTTCATATGATGATAAAAATCATGTTTTCAAAATTACAAAAAAACAAAGTCACAAAAATATTTTTCTTATTAAGAGAAAAATTTTCTTAATTTTTCAAAAAATAAAAACAAAATGCAAAATCGTAAAAAACTTTTCAAGTAAAAATTTCAATATTGCAAATGGAATTTTTTTCAAAAAAGGAAAGGAATAGAAAATGGCGATAACGACAGCTATTTGTGATTCTTTCAAAGAAGATTTAGTCAGAGGAATACATAATTTTACAACAGATACGTTCAAACTGGCATTGTACACAAATTCTGCTACATTGAACAAGAATACCGTAACATATGTTACTACCGGAGAAGTTACTGGAACTGGTTACACTCCGGGAGGAGTTACAGTAACAAATTTGACAATAACAAATTTGTCAGGAACAATAATAATAAATTTTGATAACATTGTATTTACAAATGCTACATTTACTGCAAGAGGAGCATTGCTTTACAATTCTTCCAAAAGTAACAAAGCTGTGGCTGTATGGGATTTTGGTTCCGATAAAATTGTAAACAATAGTAACTTTACAATTGTTGTTCCTCCACCTTCTCAATCAGCAGCTGTTCTGAGAATTACATAAAAAGAACAAGAAAATGACCTCGTTTAATGTTATTTCAGTTACACAAACAGACAAATATCCAATACAATGGATAGGATTGAAAAATATTACGATAGCAGATACCTTTGGCGAGGGATCATTATTGACAGGAAATTATGCCAGATCATTATCTTACAATGTCGGTAATCTTTATGTAACTGAAAGATTGAGATTTGTCACCAACACCACAATCGATCCAACAGAAGCAATAGAAAAAATAACTTTTTCTTATCGTTTGAGAGGAAATTTTATCAATATAGAAGATAATAATGTTTCCATTGAAATGAAATTTTACATAAAAGATTTGGAAGATACGGGAACAGGTACTCTCATATTTTCAGATGTTGTCAGTAAAAAATTTACCAATAGGTATAGAGAAATAAATTTATCGAACAGAAGATTCAATTTCAGAAATGCCGCGGTAATTGAAGTTGAATTTTGGTCCATATATTATTTTTTCATAGATTTGGACAAGTTGGTAATATTGGGAAACAAAAAAGAAGCAGATCAAACTGTACAACTTTCTTCACAAACCATAAATGTATTTCAAGGAAATTATAGTTTCAACATTGATGTTTTTGCCGAATTGAGTTCGCAAACCCTGAACTTGGAACAAGGATTTCTGACAAGCATATTCGATTCGAATTTTGTTACTTTACTCAATTTGGATGTAAATTTACAACTTGGTAATATTTCAACCATAGCACCACATACATGGTCCGTTTTCGGTGATTATCTTGTAAAATTTCAAAATATTATCTTCGATATAAGTAGTTCCGCCATTTCCGTAGAAATATCTCAACAATGGGAAAATACTGATTCTACACAACTTTCTAATTACGATACAATATTGATCGATATACCCTCCAGTGCAACACTCAAAGATACATCCAGTAATTGGGTAAATTGGGAGGAAAGTTCCGTAATAGTTTCCGGAACAAGAATAGAACAAACATCTGATTTGTCTCCAGATAATATAATTTACTTTGAAATTTCCAATAGTTTCAATTTTGATGATGGTATAACAACAAACGAACCTTGGATGACAACAATGTCAATTGATATGACAACCATTTTCATACAAATAAGTACTGTGGCTTTTTGGGATGATGCTTATCTTTCGGTATGGTCCACTTTTGGATCCGGTGCTGTTGTACCATCTGAAATTTATTTCAATATAACAAATACAGCTTTTCTTCCTCAACAACATAGCAGTAATTCGATATATTTCGAAGATTTGAATCTTGAAATGAACTTGAATTTCATAAATTCTCCTTGGGAATTATGGGATAATCAACCAACATATAAACAAATTTCATTTGCAAAAAATGATGCAATATATTCTACAACAAATAATTTCTGGATGAATTTTGGTGTAAATGATTTTGAATTTACAAACTTGACAATAAACACACTCACGAATGCTGATTTTAATCCATTGTTTGTTTCATTGAACAGTATGAATTTCGAAAATATGAACTTGTATGATCCGTTATATGATATATTATCTTCTGTTAATCTCTGGTTAAGTTGGGATAATCAACCTTTGTTCAAATTTTTCAATATAGACTCTCTTGAACAATCATTATATGATTCATCAGCTATTTCTACAAACATCATCAATTTTGAAAATATTAATTTTTTCGATCCTTTATTATCATCGAGTAATCTCTGGATGAATTGGGATAATCAACCTTTGTTCAAATTTCTCAATATAGACTCTCTTGAACAATCATTATATGATTCATCAGCTATTTCTACAAACATCATCAATTTTGAAAATATTAATTTTTTCGATCCTTTATTATCATCGAGTAATCTCTGGATGAATTGGGATAATCAACCGCTATATAATAATTTGTATTACAATATCAATAATATTGCTCTTTTTGACATTACATTTTCCAGTCAAAATTCTATAGATTTTACTCAACTTGATTTTGATCACGGCCTTCCGTCTGCTTCTTCCTTGTGGTTCAATTGGGACAATTATCCCAATTTCATATATTTAAATGTAACCTCTTACGAACAGGCGTCATATGATTCATCGGCTATTTCTACAAATATTATCAATTTTGAAAATGTAGATCTTTTAAACGTTTCATTGTCAACCAGTAATGTCTGGATGGCTTGGGACAATCAACCAAACTATGTTATCATGTTATTTGATTGCAACATTCTTGATTTTTCTTTCAATGACAACAGAATGCCTGCATCGGGTTTGTCTTCTGATTGGATGGATACATTTATTTCATCTGCATCAATTACAACAATTACAATACAAACCAGCAGTGTAGCAATAGGATATGATTCTTACATACATCCTAATGTAGTTGATTACATTTACGATATAGATTTGTTAGATATAGGAATTTCCGGTCAATCATCTTGGGCAAAATGGGACAATTATCCACAATGGAGAAATATCGAAATATATGCATCTTCCATAGCAGTACTTACCATATCATCGCCACCTTCTCCTTGGCTAGGTTGGAATGGATCTTTGGATAGCAGTATTTTTCTTTTGTCAGATGGAACTGTTTTCGAGAACGTAATCAATTTTGATTTCATAGATGATACGAATTATTTAGCCGCTATTTATTCTACCACTTCTTCGATAAGAACAATGACCGTTCTTGTTAGTGGTTTCGATATACAATTATCACCTGATCTTAAAATAATAGCTTCTGATAAATCAAAGGCTGCATATATATTCAAAATGACAACCAGTTCTGTTTACATTGCATCTTATTTGAAAGAATCCGGCGGTTTGTTCACCCCATCATACACTTTCGTAAATACGTCGTCTCATGGTCAAATCGAAGAAGGAAATACAGGAATCGATATTGCTTTCTTTGGTACATCGGCCTTTGTTACAGGATTTGAAATTGGAAATAATATAATAACAGAATACAGAAAAATAGATAATAATGTTTCTCTCGTTAAATTGGAAGCTTTGATTCCATTGTCTTCGCTAAGTGTCATAGCAAGTGCAAACATATCTTTTACTGGTAAAGTCATATCTCAAGCAAAAATCAATTCTAGTGCTTATGCCGTAAATTTGAATACAGATAATGAAAATACTCATGTAATTTTTGCAAGTTCCTTGGTAACAGCAACAAGAAATCTGGCAAATTTGAGACCTGGCGCTGTTGCTGCAGTATCTTCTAATGGATATATACAATTTTACAAAGATGGATCCGCTTTCAAATTTTCGAGATTCGATCTTGACAACTTCAATTCACCAATTCACAGAAATACCGTAACAATAAACAATACTATTCCCTTTGTGACATTTACACATATGGAAGCAGTTGAATTATCATTGAAAGTATATGCTGTGTTTGTCAATAGTGATAATAAAATATATGTAAATATTATAAGTTTGAACGATGATAATTTGACTTTGGATACTCAAACAGGATGGAAAACTTTTGTAAGTGGAAATGTTGCTGCCGGAACATTCAGAGCTAGAAAAATAAGAAACGAAAATAAAATTGCGGTTGTATTCGAGACAGCATCGAATTCTCTGGTTATAAAAGTCATGTCCATTTGAGAATAATCAAGATTGTAAATAGATTTTCGAAACAAAACAAAGAAAGATCCAATTATCAATCGGTCTTTTTTATCGAATATTCTTTCAAGAGTATTTATTTTTTTTTATATTATTATGGTTTGAATCTCAAAACAACAAATTGTTTACTACTGGCTGTTGTATTATAACCATGTATCAACAATGTTTCTGGATCGAAAATGTCCAAAATCGAAGATCTTCGAAATTCTGAAAAATTTGTTGGAAAATTTACCAACAAACCGTTGTTCAAATTTGTTGGAAAACTTGTCGATATCGAATTTGGTCCGGTTCTGTTGACGATTCTGAAATATCTTGCTGTTGAAGAAGAAGTACTTTTTCTGAATATTACTCCAAAACTTCCACTGAAAAATGCAGAATCACCTATTGCAAATGTATCATTAGCATTAGTATAAATAAACGGTGAACCAAACGATGTTCCATTGTATTCTATGGCATTTTGACTATCGTAATCAAAAAATACAATGGCATTTTCGCCAAATCCTATCAAATCACCATAAACATAATTACTCACTATCGAACTTTCTGGTGTTATGTCTGTTATAATGTCGGTTGAAGTATCGTATATAACAATATTAGTTACTTGATATCTGAAATTACTCTCGTCGTAAACTCTTTTTAAGATTGCCAAAAATTTATTACTCGAACCATGAATTCTTTTCAAATGTATAAATCGATCACTGTAAGATGTTCCTACGCTAGTGATAATTTTATTTGTTGTAATGGTAAACTGCTTTGTTGTGGTATCATAAGTAAGTCTCCTCAGGACTGCATTGTATTGACCTGGTGTGTTCGATGGAACAATCGCCCCTTCCAACAAAGTACCATCATTGGCCTTGATTGCGAAACTTCTGTCTCTTACATCATTATTATACTGATTTCCATAATTGACTATTTTCAATTCTTCGACAACATCATTTGTACTCGTGTTGTACACATAAAGATCTCCACCATCGAAAGAAACAAAACGTGTCGAATCCAAAGGAACCAATCTTACATCTGAAAATTTTCCAGTAAAAGCACGCTGTTTCACTATATTTACGACAGGAACAGGTGCATTGACATTGTTTACATCAGCAATTCCATAAAATTTGTAATCTGGACTTTGCTGAGAAAATGCGTAAATGAACCTGTTCGAATTCAATCTGGTAAAATGAATAGATTTTTCACTCCAAATAAGACTTCCACCAGAATAAGGAATCGGAGTAATGGTAAAATCGGCCATTTTTTACATCCTTTTTTAATATTGTTTTAAACTATTTATATTATTTTCGAAATATTTCATTTTTAAAAATCAAAAGATATTCCATGTTCCAATTTTACCGAAAAACACATATATGATTATTTATATTTTTTATCTTTACAAAATTTTCGAAAATAGTATGAGTAAAATAAAAACATATCAAAAAAACATTTGAAATATTCAAAAAACGAAACATTTTATAAAAATTCAAAAAATCTCTCTTTTCGAATTACAATGAAGTTCGATTAACAAACTGAAAAAACAAAAAATCAATGCATATTTGTTTCGAAATCATTTCGAATGATCGAAAAATATCACTTGACATTATTCACAACTTCGCTTATGATTTCGAAAAATCGAGGAGTTTTCGATATGGCAAAAAAAATCAATGTCTATGCTTTTTACAAATTCGATGCCATCGAAGATCATGATGATGTAAAATATCATCCTACCATTCTTTTGAGAAGAAAAGATACGATGTACAACAATTCTGTCTTTTCCGTAATTTCTTCGTATTTTTACGGTAATTCCTGTCACATTGAAAATTTTTCGAATCTGGATGAAGCTTTCAATTACATCGATACGAATTTTCTCAAAAATGAAAAATACAAATTGATAGAAGTGAAATAACCGATTTGTAATATCAAGTGGAAATTTCGACAAAGGAGGAAAAAATGCCAGCAAGAGTAGGATTGAAAAGATACGGAAAGGGTCGAAGAAAAATCGGCTCGAAAAAGAGAAGACAGAAAAAAAGACAAAAAATAAATAGAAGCAAATAAATAAAAAACAACAACAAATAAAAAAACAGAAATGTCTTTGATAAAAAAAGAAACCAACAAAATAGTCATAGACTTGGCTTCTTTTCTGAAAAGAAGCCAAGATATTTTGGAACTCAATAAAAAATATTTCGAAAATCTCATTTTATTGTATGTAACAAACAACTACACACTGCAAATATGTGGATCAATTGTAGATTTCACAGAAAAAGGAAAATTCAGTACCGAAATATATGAATTTCTGAATTCCATGAATTTTTTCAAAGAACTTTACGAGCAAACAAATTATCTTGTCGACGAAAACAGAAATATTCGAAAAATTGTCAAGAAAATAGAATCTTCTTTGATCGGTTTGATTTCACAGAATGTACATAATTCTTCTCTCAATGAAGAATTGGAAAAAGTTTACAAAAGTACAAATCAATTCTACGATAAATTATGTAAAACCGAAGCTTTTCTGGATTGTGTGGCAAATTCTGTCGAAAAATTGAAAAACATCGATTGTCAAGAAAATCTTGTGAAAAATCTTTCAGAAGTTAAAAATATCGTTATCATGATATATCAATTGAAAGGATTGGTAATCGAAAGAAAGTTGATTTATTGATCAAACTTCGAGTAAAAAAATTTCGAATTTCAAGTTTTTTATCAGTTTTATGTTGATTCGAGTATTTTGTAAGGTATTTTTTCTCTGTCGAGAAGTTTTATGAAACTGTTCACGTTCGGTGTTTTTTGCAGTTCCAATGAGTTTCTCGAATATATGGGATTGTAACGAATAAAGAACTCATCGAAAATTTTCATTGCTTTTTTGAACAAATTTTCATTTTCGAAGTTCACGTATATGTATTTCGGAGATTTTTTTCTGATTGGAGAATAATCTATATATGGATCAGGAAAATTTTCCATTTATTCGACTCCTTGCTTTGAATATTTATAATCGATTTTTTCGATCTGCAAATTTCGATGTTTTTTCTTTCGAATATTGAAAAATTTCAAAAAAAAATCATCGAAAAAACAACAAATTCGATATTCGAAAAATTCGATATTTTTCATCATTGTATCTTTGCAAGAAAACCCGAGGCTTCAATCCCGGACAGTTTCTCGAAAAAAATGAATTGACAAAAAAGAATATGAAATCTATAATGAGCTTCGAAAAAGAGCAAGGATATCCGAAATGATTGTTTATTATCTTGCAAAAGCTGGTAAACCTTATATCGTTGCAGCAGATTCTACGGCAACAATCAAAAAAGTCAAAGAAACATTCAATTTCAAAGAAATCAATGATTTCGAAGCATTCATGTTGGGATTGCCATTTACTCCATATCTCATGGAGGGGGATTATGCTCAGTTTCGCGATCGTGACAAACATTTTTTCAAATTCGTGGAAATTGACTTGAACTTGCTCGAAAGCTTGCTTGAAAGCATGGTGATCGACAGCGATGTGAACATGACCGAAAAAGCAAAGAATTTACTGGATTCTTACAGAAACATTTTTATTCAGAAACTGAAAAACAAGGAATTCGAAGAGATTGTATTTTCCGAAGATGACAAAAAGGCGAATGAACTTCTGAAAAGTTTCATCGTACATTCGATTACCGATTTCGATACTGTTCTGGCAAAAGAAAATTCGATTATAGAATTGGAAAACATGTATTTGAATTTGAACAATAATGATCGAAATGCATACCTGGATATGGTTCATATCTACAAAAATTTGAACAAAAGAAAGAAAATCAGTGATATTTACGTTCGTAATGTTATCGCGGATTCGATCTACAGGTCTCTGGTCGAGAACTTTTCAATCGAAATTTTTATCGACAAAAACAATAATCTTCTTTTCGATGAAGATTTGAAATTTTTCAACTCTTCGAAAAATTCGAGTGAAGAAAATGTAAGAAACAAACTGGAAAACGCTTTTCGAAAGTTCGAAGTCGAGTTTTCTTCTTTCTTTTCTCCTTTTGCAAAGGAAGAAGAAAACATCAAATTTGCCATGTTCATGAATTTCATTTCGAATTTGAATTTTCTCAACGAAAGAAAAAACTGGCAAATTCACTATTGCAAACATGATCTGTATTCTTACAACGAAGCTTTTTTCTCGAAAAATTTTCCTGCATATGTTGTTGCGATTGAAGAATCTGTCGATTTTCCTTCCGAAAATTCCATGAAAGAAAGCGAGAATGAAGAAAATACGACAGAAAAACATTTTCTCGACAACATGAGTTCGATCAATTCCATTATTTTCAAACTGTTGAACAGACTTTCAGAAACAGGAAAATTTACCAGAATTGGTGAATTTTTCCTTGGATTTTCCTCTACAGAAAAAGAAGCTGAAAAAGTTTTCGAAAAAGTTGGTGCCATTTATGATGTGAAACTGAGCGAAGAAAAGAAAAATATCCGTCGAATTGACACAGTCGAAAACGAGTTGACTTTCGAGGAAGTTTTGAAAGCTTTCGAAGAAAGAAAAGATATCATGATCAAGGAAAACGATCAGTGAAAAATTCAAAAAAAAAAAAATTGAATTTCAAAAATTTCAAAATATACTTTTGCAAGAAATATATATGAATAAAAAATACATATGAATGATTGAAAAATTGATTTAATTTGCAAAATTGAAAAAAAGTTTTTATTATTTGTATAAGTATAATAAAAAAATTTCAAGATTCAAAATCTTGTAAGATTTCGAATCTTGAAAAATGAAACGTGACATAGCGGGTCAAGTTCTATTCTTCGAAAAGAGGGGTAGACAGTTATCCATGCTAAGATGGACGAGGAAGGGCTAGGAAAGTAACTTTCCTATCAGGAACTCGAAAAAATTCCCCAGACCCGGGGGGACAGGAGCAAGACCGGAGGGGTGACCACGCAGCAGGGACCCTCTGCGAGCCGCCTGTATAAAGGCATATTCTTACCAGATATGCCACGAATCGTGAAAGATTCATGATTCGTATAGGGGATCCCACTCAGTGGGGGTAAAAGGAGTATTATGTCTGTTTATTCAATTCGAATAGACAGGTGTAATACACGGTAGTTGTTCGTGCGTATGGACACTACCGAAGAGCAGAGACAAGCTGCGTCCGGCCCTCTGCGACCGTCCTTGACATATTTCATGTCAGGGGGGCTGATCTCATATCGGTACAACCGATTAAGCCGGGAATTCGGGGACCGCCCAGGCAATGAGATCAATACGCGATGGCGTTAAAATTTACGCCTTCCTCTCTCCTCGGTTCGATTTTTCAGAAAAGTGCATACAAGGTTTTTCTGAAAAATCGGCCGGGGGGGGGGGATGGCGTTATTTGAAAATTATGAAATATTATTTTGAAGACAGGAAACAGCCTTGATGAAGAAAAAAATATTGAAACAATTTGAAACAAGAATTATTCGAAAATTTTTCGAGAAAATTGAAAGTCGATTTGAATTTCAACATATCAAGTCAATTATGATGCAATTCTGATATATTATACCAGATTTACCTGTAATTTACGAACAAGACGGAATATGGCTTCGCCTTGACGAAGTGTAGCTTCGTTTCGCTTGCTAAGCTTCGCTTCGCTCGCTTAGCTTCGCTTTACTCGCTACACTTCGATGCGAAATGTAGCTTCGCTTCGCTTTCGCTTCGCTTCGCTACATTTCGCCTTTTCTCCGTTTCCCTTGTATCTCAAAGAGCTTCGCTTCGCTTCGCAGCTTCGCTTCGCTTCGCAGCTTCGCTTCGCTTCGCTTTTATCAAATTCCTTTACATTTCGTCTTGTTCATTTTTGTTTCATCTGCTTTGTATTTTCTTTATTTCTTCGAAAAAAACCGCGGCGAAGCGAAGCGAAGCCGCGGTTCTCTTGAGTTGAAAAGAAAAAGGGGAAAGTGGAAAAACCACGCGCAGCAGCTAAGCGTTGCGCAGCGCAGCGAAGCAGCTTAGCGTCGCGAAGCGTGGTTTTTCCACGGGTTGAATTGCCGAGGTTTCCGAGGCAATTCAACCCTTGCGCAAAGGATGGTTTTCATTTCGAACTCATCTGTAGAAAACATAATTCGAATTAATTGAAAAAATAATTGAATATGTGCGAATCAAGGGGGTATTGTGCTCAAATTTCAACTGGAAAAGAGTAATAAATATTTCAAATAGGAAAAAATACGAAATGTCATGAAGAAACAAAAAATAGATTTTTCCGGAAATTGGGGTCTGGATAGAATAGATCAGATCGATTTGCCCTTGGATGGACTTTACAAATATTCTCTGGAAGGAGAAAATATCGATATTGCCATTGTAGATTCCGGAATTTCGGAAATTGACGATATTCGAGGTAGAGTTTTTCATATATCCGATTTCAGAACATATCTGAATTTCACACATCCTCTTTACATAGATCCGACTTCTTCACAATTTGGAAAAGATTACATCGGACATGGTACACATGTTTCTTCGATTGCAGCCGGAAAAGAATTCGGAGTTGCAAAAAAGGCAAAATTGTATTCATTCAAGATATATCACCTGACTTTACAGGAAATGAATTTTTCATTGACCGAAAATGTGTTGAATGATCTTGTGAACTGGCACAATGCCAAAACCACTCCCACGATAGTGTTGTTGAATCTGATTTCGAGAAATTTCAATCTGGCAATAGAATCGAAATTACAGATGTTGAATTCGACAAACAGATGTATAATCATAACTCCTGCCGGAAATTTTTCCGAGAATGCAAATCTCTATTATCCTTCCAATTCGACTCGTACCATATCCGTAGGATCGATCAATGAATCGGATCATATTTCTTCTTCCAATGCCTTGATTTCTCCTGTAGGAAATCGTGGATCGAATTTCAATGCCGATATATTTTCACCGGGAGAAAACATACTGGCCGGATGGATTGGCAATTCTGTAAAAAGAAATACTTCGACAACATGTGCAGCAGCTTTCGTAACTGGAATTGCAGCATTGTATGCCGAAGAACGTGTTTCGAGTTCTCTTCCGGTAACTACAGGTGATTTTCGAATTTATCTCGATACTTTCTCGACTCGTGGAAGAATTCGAAATTTGCCATTCAGTGATTCTTCCAACAGAATTCTTTTTTCGAAATTTCAAAATTTTACAGGTAACATGACAACTTCCGGAACAATTGTGTATTTTTCCGAAGGTTCTGCGATAAATTTCAATCTTCGAGGTTTTCTGAGATTTGGAAATACACAAACACAAAATCTCACATATTCTGTTTCCAATACCGGAAATTCACTTCCTCCGAATCTTCATCTTCTGCCGAATGGAACAATTGTCGGTGTTGTCGAAAAAATTACATCCGGTGATCCTTTCTATGTATCCGTTTCTTCATCTTCCGGCAATATAATCGGTTATACGGAAAGAAATGTCGTAATATCGGCAAGTTCTCAAGGAATCGATTTTTTCACAACTCTCGTGATTCGTGTTCTCGATTACAACAATCCACCTTTCTGGAATCATTCGAACAATTTTGTCAATCTTTATGTTTCATCGATGAATTACAATGATGTTGTGAATTTTTCTTTTGCCAATCTTGTAACGGATCCGGAAAATGACAATTTGACCTTCAGTTTGCAAAATGGAAATTTGCCGGCTGGATTGATTTTGAGTTCGAATGGAGTTCTGAAAGGAAGATTGTCGGCTTTTCCGATTTCTTCGAGTTCCCTGTTTTTCGTATCGGTAGGCAATGTTTCGAGAAATCATGATTTCGTAATTCGGGTCACGGATGGTTTTCATTATGTAGATGCTTCTTTTTCTGCGGTAGTGACGAGAACATCTGCAAACAATTCTTCGCCAATTTTTCTGGTTTCGTCTTATCCGGACAATCTGCTCGATGTTGCTATCGGGCAATATGTTTCGTTTCACATACCTGCCATGGATGCCGATGGCGATGAATTGATTTACAGAGTCGTGGTTTCTTCTGTTTCGGCTTTCGTGTCGGCAGATGTAAAGGTAGGTCTTCCGAGCAGTCTGACAGTAACCAGAGATGGATTTCTGCAAGGACTTGTCAATATCGATACAAGTACGAAAGAATATGCATTTCGAATCGAAATTTTCGATGGTTACAATGTGACCAATGACATTTTCAAGATCAATGTCGTCGAAATCAGTGATCTGTTCGAAAGTTCGACAACTCTGGGTTGGTTGTCCGAAGAAAAACTCGGACAGATCGATGAAACTTATCCCTGTTTGTCGAAACTCGAAGCCTTCGATTTCGAGGGAGCGGAAATATTTTATACGATAGCATCTGGAAGTGTTCTTCCTCCGGGAATTTTTCTGAATTCCGAAACCGGATATCTGATTGGAAAACTGAATTATATTTCCGCTGATACAAATTATTCTTTTTTCGCCCGTGTTCATCTGAAAAGCAATCCCGGTATATTTCTGGAGAAAAAATTCGTATTGAGTGCAAAAAACATCGTAGACAATCCGATAAGTGAATTTTCCCTGTTGTTTTCTTTTCAGGGTAACGACAGGGAAGAATTGCTGTTCACTGCAATCAATTCGAGTCTGCCATTGTATCTGAATCGAAATTTGCGTTTTCGGAAAAATTACGATATCAATTTTCCGATAAAGCCGAAAAAGGAAATATTGCTTGCAAGAGGTACGATAATTCCAAGCGATGATGTTGTTCTCAGTGCACTGGGTTTCGATACGAATACTGTTTCGAATGGATTCAAATCCGTATGGAGAGAAATGGAATTCATTCTTGGAGATGTCAAAAAGGCCGTAGCAAGAAATTCGAAAGGAGAAATCTGTTACGAAGTCGTTTACATCGAAATTATCGACGAAAATGTCGAAAACAGGAAATTTACTTCTTCCGCGAAAGCAATCGTCAATACTTCGATTTCCGGTTTTTCCGTAATTGTTCCGACCAGTTTGAAAAATTTGAGAAAAGATCTGGAAATTGATATAGGTTATGAAAGAGAAGTACTGCCTTTGTGGATGATTTCGGGACAAACAAGTGCAAATGGTGTACCACTTGGATACGTTCCGTCTTTCGTATTGATGTACCTGAAACCGAATCGAAACAACAATCTGATTCTGGAAGAGATAAAGAACGTGAGAAAAAACATTCTTCCATATGGAACAAAAATAAAAACCAGAGGATTGATTTATCGTAAATATTTCGATATGAATGATCCGGAAGAATTCCTGATTCATTTTCCATTATTCTGAAAAAATAAATAATTCGGAAATTTCGAAATCGGATTTCGATAAATGGCAAAATATATAAAAACTTCCGACGGAATTTTTGTATTCGAAGGCAACAAGGCAATAGTGTTGCCGAAAGGTTCCGATGGTGAAAGACCGAATCCGCCACAAATTGGCATGATACGTTACAATGTCGGAACAAATTTGTTGGAAGTGTATACCGGAACAGATTGGGGTGTAGTGACCGTGACAAGTGGCGGTGGAATTGGCGGCGGTGCATTTGTTCAAAGAGTCGGTGATACCATGTTGGGACAGCTCAAAATTGTTCCCGGGGACAGTTTTTCACCGGGATTGGCTTTCGATGCCGATTCGGATACCGGTATATATTCTGTTGCAGATGGTGAAATAAATTTTTCGTCGAATGGAGATTTGGTGTTTTCGATCAATTCGGACGAAATAACAGCTGGTTCTCCGACAAATACCACGAATCTGAAAATTTACGGAAGTTTGTCTGTAAATGGTTCTTCGTCGAATTTACTGGAATTGAATGGTACGAATGTCTTCAATGATGTAGAAATCAAATTCAAACAGAACAATATCGACTATTGGTCTTTGAGAAAAGACACTTCCCACAATCTGTCTCTGGTTGTGGACGGAGCATCTTCCGCTGAATTGGTAAAATTCGACAGATCGACGAGAACGACATTATTCAGAAAAATTTCCAAAGTAGCAATCAATTCCGTTTCGGTACCAACCGAAAATCTGTATGTTTCCGGTAATACGAAAATTACCGGAAATCTGGTGGTCAGTGGTAAATTTTTTGCTCATTCCGATTCCGAATTCAACTCGACATCATATTTGAAAATACCCGTCGGCAGTACAGCACAGAGACCGTCTTCTCCAACCGATGGTTATATACGATTCAATACAACGAACAATGCTTATGAATTTTTTGGCAATTCTCAATGGAAAAAAGTTCTTTTATCGGGAGATACAGTAGTCTCTGCAGGAATTTCCGGTGGTGCCGGTATTTTCGTGACCGGTTCACCGATCACTTCCGCTGGCACGATAAACATTTCACTTACACAAACGGGCGTAATTCCTGGTACATATACGAGACTTACGGTCGACTCATATGGCAGGGTGACTTCCGGTACTACAGCAAGTTTGAGCAATCTCGATCCACCTACGGCGAATTTCAGTTTTGCCGGTTTCAAGTTGACCAATCTCGGTACTCCCACGGCTGCAACCGATGCGGCAACAAAAGCATACGTGGATAGTTTCGGTGGAACAGTAACTTCGGTAGCCATTTCCGGTGGTGCCGGTATATCCGTAACCGGTTCACCGATCACTTCTACCGGTACGGTGAACATTTCTCTTACACAGACAGGTGTAACTGCTGGTACATATACAAGATTCACGGTAGATTCTTATGGAAGAATTACATCGGCTACAAGTGCAAGTTTGAGCAATCTCGATCCACCTACTGCGAATTTCAGTTTTGCAGGTTTCAAGCTGACCAATCTTGGTACTCCCACGGCTGCAACCGATGCAGCAACAAAGGGATATGTGGATGGTCTTGTTGCTGGAGCTGGTACGGTAACTTCGGTAGCCATTTCAGGTGGTGCCGGTATATCCGTAACCGGTTCACCGATCACTTCTT